ACATTCTCTAAATCCACTTTTCCATGCATTAAACGGAGTTGTATTGAAATGGGTAGTGCTGGCTATTTCTTTATGTGATTTAAACCCACCAGATGCAGCCGCAGCACTCGTGCAAAAATCAACAGAATATTCTTTTATGTGCTCTACGTGATCAGTTGGAAATAATTTAACACCACCATATCCGTATTGCAATCCATTTACTGGATTATTGCAGCCCCATACATGAACGCGTCTATCATTTTGATGAAAATCGACAACATTTTCAAAATCAAAATTGTTATCAACTACATTGTCTGCGTCTACACAGAAAAAATGCGACGTAGATACTTGTTTTGCTGCTTCGATGTGGGCGTTAGGAATTCCTTTAACACCATCTATGCGAATGGCATATGGAATAAGATCAGTTAATTTTTCCCAATTCTCATCGGCATTTAACTCATCATAACTAATAAAAACAACGTCAAAATGCATATATATTCTCCATTCAAATCAATAATCGATATTATACTATAATACAAAAATAATGTATATATTAATATACGTATGGGTCTTGTTTTCTCAATCGTTTAAGTTTTTGCTTTCGCTTCCACCATGATTTTATTTTTTTAATTAATTTGTATATAAACATTAAATATAATCCTTTATATATTCATATAATTCTGGAAAAACTGTTTCAAATTTTTCATCACGTATTTCATCGAGTTTGGTTGTAATTTTCCAAAATTCTTTAAGTACGTGTGAATTATCTTCTTCAAACATAAATGCAATATATGGTTCTATTATAAATTTCACCTGTTGTTTCATTGACGGGCCAGAATAAACTTCGACCCATTTATAAAGTTCATTATAACGATCACGAATACGATTTTTAGCAGCAATGGGCAAAACTTGAACTGTCATATAATGTGGGCCTTTAAGCAAATGCGGACTTGGTAAATGACGCAATCTCTTAAAACCCGTTTCTATTTGCCATTGTATCATATCTGCAAAATGTAGAAAATTATACAAACTAACGGTAGTTGCAAATGTGCCACCGATGTTTCCAGTTGTAGTATTTTCTAAAGCCAATAAATTTTTATGAACTACATCCCATTTGCATGGATGGCGTAAATATTCTGCAACTGCGCCCATTCCATCAATGCTACAACCAACACTAACTTGTTGAAATTTCTCCCACATACGAATCAATCGTTCTGGTAATTTTGCCATATTGGTGTTATATTCTAGATGAATATTTTTAGCCACATCTATTTCTATACACATTTCTAAAAGATTCATATGTTCTTGAATAATAGTTGGTTCACCGCCAGTAAAATATAATCTTTTTATATGTGGCAAATTTTTCATTAATTCAGTCATAACTGCGGAACTTTCATACCAATCATATGTATCATCAACAGTATTCCATTTACCACGTGCATCTTTTTCTAAAAATGTAATACCTATTTTATCATTTCCGAAATTACTTTTACCATGTAACTCTACCCAATCATCATACCATTGTGTCGAATCAGCAGGTCCACAACTTCTACATTTAAGATTGCATTTATTTCCAAATCGTAAATCATAATATGCTATAGGGCGTTCTGAGGCTTGTATGGTGCCATCTTCAGTAGTTATGGCGTTAGCCTCGTCTTTTGTAATTAACCCCATTTGGTTGGCGTGCTGACGTTTTGAATTAGCACCAGATGCTTCTTCATCCCAACATAATTTACATGCTTCATGTTTTTCATCATTTAACATACTTTTTCTAATATCTTTAGCAATAGATGCATTACGCGCTTCTTCTACGGTATGGGTATTTCCGTTAAATATAGTTCCATCATCTTTTTTTAGTATTGCTTGGTCACCATATATGCACTGACAACATACCCGCATATCGCCATTCGCTTTTAGTGAAACATGATCCCATGGTATAGGGCAATAAGTGTTAGACATATTTTTAATCCTTTGATTTACTTGCCATGATATCGAAGTTACAATGACAATAATTTTTATCACATATCACTTGTTCTGTTGGTAGGTTTAAATTTTCGTCATTGATATGACCTAAGCCACCACCAACTTTGCACCAGCCGCGATATATAGACCCGTCCATATCGATAACTATTTGTTCTGTACCAGCACCACATTTCCAACCAACCCAACTATTTTCACCTTGAGATATAAATCTATGTGGTGCCCAATTTTCCATTGTGTTTCCGTCAGAATCGATTAATGACATTGCTCCACGATAACTTTCAAATGTTTTATCTCTAACGATCAACGCGCCGGTTAATGCGAACTGTCTATTTAATATATCTTGTTGATAGTCGGTGTATTCATATAACTCATCGCCAAAATCCACAATAAGTGGTTGCATTGCCATACTTATATTTTTAATGTCTTTCACTTTTAACGCCACGTCATAACAATCGTCAAAATGTTCAGGTGACATCATAATATTAGCGTGAACTCTGATATCATCACTTAGATATTCAATAAATTCTAAAAAGGTGTCCACTTTTGAAAATTCAGGATGATAGCTAGTGCATACGTGATTTATGTATGGCTTCAATTCGCTCCAATAACGCATAGTTCTTGACCCGTTCGTTATAAGTCCCACTTTAGCATTCGATTCGCTTAGAAACTTACACAACTCCTTAAAATGCTTCCAAAGGGTTACTTCACCACCAGTGAATTCAAAATATACAATTTTAGGTGCATAATGTTCTATAACGCGGGTGCAAAATGATTTAACGTCATCAACGTCATACCAACCTACAGTGCCATCATGCAGTCCGGTGGGACAATACGAACATGCAAAATTACATGTGTTACCCATGCACCAATTAACTACCACATAATCACCGTGTTTTTTATTTTCGTGTTCTAATTTTACATAATCTATCATATGTTTTTATCCTTAAATTTGAATTTTGCATTGCGACCAGTAGCGGCAGTTTCTGAAACAATTAATCCCATTTTGGCGGGATTCTCAATAGTGGATTTAAAAAATTTACTTTGTTGTTTTCCAAGATTGACAATATCTAAACCAATTTCGTTACGAATATCGTCAACAAGTCTATTATAGTCTTTCTTAAACGCCTCTTGATCTTCTATGATTTTAACCCATTTTTCACGCCATGTTTTATCAAACCATTCATAATCGGCAATTTGACTAATATCAAAATCCGTAACGTTAGTTAGGTAGCAACCAAGTCTAGCGCCATATATTGCGTATATTCCATTTTTTACATCCGCGCCCACCGACATCCATATTTTTAATCTTTTTAAATTTCCATGCCATACAGTGGAAGTCATATCTTCTACTTGTTTTCCTTCATGTAAACTAAGTTTTACGCCCTCACGAAAACCGACACGAAATGCTTGAAATGGTGTAGTGTTATTATATGAAACAGAATACCAATCATTCATTTGAAAATATGGCAACTTCCAACAAAATTCAATAGCTTCATCGTCATCGGTATGCTCATGAGTATTCATATGTAAAACTAATCCTTTGGGCCACAATTTTATTCCACCATTGCCGTAAATTAATCCATTTATATGATTTTTTCCTGCCCAACTATAAACATAATTGGGATTATATGTTATACTTTGATTAAAAAAATCCTCATCTATTTTATTATCACCATCAATAGTAATAAAATTCATAGTATCTGATTGTCTTGCGGCATGTTTGTGTGCTTCATCGAATCCTTTGATTCCATGTATGCGTTTTGCCCATGGTATTTTACTAATTAAATTTGACCAATTTTCTTCTGCATTAGGTTCGTCATAACTTATATAAAATACATCAAAATCATTAGTTGAGGCATCTTTAATAATTTCATCATTTGGTGTAATCGCAGGATATAAATTTTTTAATTCATCATCACGATTTTTCCATTTTTGTTGTTCTTTGGTTAACTTAGTCATTATTATCAGTCCTAATAAATTTCATTATTTTATTGTGTGTCGATATAATCATACTATTGTGTGGCAACATTAATTCAGTATATATTGTTCTATTATCAGTAAAATTAAATGTAAACGAATAATATAATATTGATTTATCTATGCTATCCACTACAAAAAACTGATATTCAGTGCCGTGTGTAAACATATGATGATTGGTGTCGCGTTCAACCACTGTAGATATAGTTAATGATGACCCAATGTATGATATATCAATAATACTCTCATTGTTTATTTCACTTACTATATAATCCCCAATCAATGGAATCATCATATAAAAATTTACATCATCGCCATATAACTGAATTAATTCCATTACTAATAACGAGTTATCGTCGTTGATTTTATAGTTTAACATATTTTTTGTGCCATTAATGAATTCTGTTATCAATTCATCAACAATCACCAGTCCGCATTTTAATGTATCATCATCGTCTTGAATTTGTTGTTTTCTTGGTACAATACTACTTATGGTTTTTTCTTTGAAATGATAATACACATAGAATGTTTTTTTGATATTATATATTCCATCTTCATCATATAAAACGAATTTATTTTTTTTGATATTAGCGTTTCGTTTCCATAAATTGTAAAGTTTTATTACTTCGGGTGCTTTTGATGGCACAATCATGTACAATTCACACTGAAGCAAATAGTCGCACGGTTCCATACTTATTTCATGTATAATTCTATTCTCGTCGGTATATACATATATTAAATCACTCATAATTATTCTCCAATATATCAATCATTCCATCTTTCAAAAACTTTTTGACATGATAATGAAATATTCCAGTTTGTCGTAATGTACCAATTTTAATACCAAGAGAATCATTAAATTCGTCAAATGATATATCGACACATCTCGTCCAATCGCCATCAAAACTTTTGCTTGGTAGAACCCAATTCATATTTTGTAATTTCATATGTGTAAAATAAGGAAAAGACACTTCGTTGAATATTGCATCGTTTTTCATGCCAATCAATTTCAACGAAAGACCAAACGCCACATCAGTACTGAATACTTTAGGGCGTTTTTTATATAAATGTTTTTTGACATAATCGTCCCAATTTTCGCATATATCTTTCATTGTATCGAACAGTTCTTTGTTATCTTCGTGTTTTTTAAAATAGAAAAATGCATTATACACATTCGGTAGTTTATTTTTTATAAATTCTTCACGATAAATTGTATGTGGCGGCACAATTTCACTTTTGTAATTTTTAATGGTTGATGTGAACCAAGTGTTTCTAAGTGACATATAATCCCACCAATGACTAATATCTGTTAAAAATAGCATATCACTATCTAACATAACTGTTTCATCATATGGAGTATAATCATATAAGTCTACAATATTATGCAATTTCCAATCTGCATCTTTGGCGCGATCATTGTCCATTATTATAATTTGGTCAAATGCTTTGATATAGTGATTTGGTATATATTCAATATCAGTGACAATAGACAATTTATTGACTCCGCTTTGGGTATTTTTTATACTCAACGCCAACGCATAAGCAAGTCTCAAATAATCAACATCTGGTGTATTTTGAACTATACATATATATCCTTTATTCATGAATATATCTCCACGAATGTATCATAATGATGTGTCATACTTACTTTATTCATACAATGCAATGATATATTCTCAACATTGAAAAGTTGTTTTGGATTCTTCCATTGATGTGTGTGTATCATTAATTTTATTTGTTGTTTATCCACCCTATATACAACATCATTATTAGTTGAGAGAACAAATTTAAATGGTATTTCCCATTCAGTTGATGGGATATGATTTCCATTAGCGATATATAATGCAATGCTGAATGAATAATCATTTCTATATGAATTATCACTAACTTGATATAATCGTTGAAAATAAAAATAATTTTCTTTAATATGATTAACCACATCAAAATAATTTTTACTAAACTCACTTCTGTCAAAATATACAACCGTAGCCCAATACATCGGAATAGAAAAACTTCCCATTTTTTCTGTTGGATGAAAGTGTGTGTTTTTAGAGTGCGCTTTGTTAATAATAGGAATAATTATTCTATTCATCATAATCGATGAATTCGAACCCCAAAGTTTGTCAAGATTTTTATCTTGAAAAATAAAATCCACATCGATCATGATTGTTTCATCATATATAGAATCTGTATATGCATTAGAGCGCGAGTGATTAATCCACGTATTTGTTCCGTAGTATATTTCACCATCAGTCGTTTTTCTATAATTTTTTATTTTCTGCTTTACGTCATCAACTTTTACAAGATCGAATAACTCATTGAGCAATGCAGTTTCATTATCATTCAATGACGCCAATGATTCACTATTGGTAACTACCATTGCGTTAAATTTTGATAATTGATATCTACCAGTTAATGCGCTACTTATTGCCAGTTTTAAATAGTTTATAATTTCATTATTATATGCGTAATATAAAAATCCGCATGTTTTTTCATTAGATTTCAACATCATCTTCCAATTCATGCATTTTTGTTAATGTTGGCACATTTCTTGATTTTTTTAATCGTGCTAAACTCATGGCATACTTATTCAATGATTCGGTATAACATGAACGAACTTCTTTTTTGAATTCTACTAAATTTTCTATTTTAATAGGCATGTTATGTATATCTAAAATAAATGCTGATATTTTACCTTCGTCAATGTACATAGTTAAATCAAAGAATAGAGCAGAACCCAATAAAAAATATCCACCGCTATGTGGATATATTAAATCGCCCTCGAATACTTCCATTATTTTTTCTTTTTGATTCTCAAATATTGCCCTAAAATTAGCTTGATCTGACGCTTCTTTATATAATGTTTCCATATAATATCCTTAATGTATTAATTATAAAACATTATAATATAACTAGAATATTAAGTCAATTTGTTTTAATTTCCATTTGATAAACTTATATTTGTAGTATATGTAGGGGAATCTATATCAAAAGATAATGCATATTTACTTTCAACTATTGAGCTAGTAAATGTCCCGTCAACTATGTCTGGTGGATTTGTATGCCCATCTAAAAAATTGGATTGTATTTTAATTTCTAATCCATTGCCGCCATTTGGTCCTTCTATTCCAACGCGTTGACCTAAAATAGTCCACACGCTTCCAGTAGAACCACCGGTACTACCATATGGTCCACTTAATGGTGTTATTTGTGATCTCACCAATTCTAACGAGCCGGTTAATGCATAATATTCATCACGACCAAATATTAAATCATTGCCATCAACAACTGAATCCCATGCAGCATTTTGTGTATTAACCGCGCCGCCAGTTCTTGTAGTTGCTATACGAAATGTGCTTCCTGTATTAAAGAAATATCGTGCATGATCAACGCTTGTGAATTTTATTGTAAACACATGCTGTATATATGTACTCCAATCCAAAACTCTTGAATCAGTCAATACCGAACTTGTCGACGGTAAATTAAATGTTGGATCAGTAAGGAACCGATTTGTAGTAATATCAAACAAATTTTGTGAAGAATTTAATTTTAGAAAGAATGAAGCAACGTCGCCATCTTCCATATCTGCAACTGATGGCAAAACATCCATCAATGTAGTTCCTTGGTGATCAGCGCAATCCTCGATTGCGTTCCTCAAATTAATCCACGCTTCATTAGTCAATCCACCTCCAGGTATTATATCTGGTATGTTACCATCAATTAATACATTAGTGGAATTTCCACCATATCCATAATCACCATTGCCAATACCAAATATTAAATTTAATTCATTAATTAAATTATTATAATCAGATGCTTCGATTTCACCACCAGTAGAATAAACCATTATTAATCCTCTATATTCTTACCATGTATTTATAGTTCTACGATATTTACAAATACAGCAGAGGTTATGTTAAATATGCCTATTGATCGTTTTTGTGATATTGCACTTGTAAGTATGCCATCAACGCCATCAGCCAAACCACCAACAGGATTTCCAGGCAGTCCTAATGCATCTTGCGTTGGTCCTGTAAAACCATCGATAAATTCACATTTGATTCTAATAATAGAACCATTTCCGCCATTAATTCCTGCCGCATCGTCACGACGGGCGCTAATAACCCATTTATTTTTTTCCGCATCAATAGCAGCAGGATTGGCATAAGTAGTTGTGGTTGCGGCATATACCGTTGATTTTATAACATACGATCCGGTTAAGCTAAAATAATCGGTGCCAGCAAATACAATAGGCGAACTACCACTTAACAAATTAGTCCATGATTGATTTTGTGCACTGGCTGCACCACCCGTTCTCGATCCAGTTATTCGAAATTCACCACCAGTATTAAAAAAGAATCTAGCATGATCAGAATCATCAAACGTGGCAGTAAACTCGTGTGTTATTCCAGCACCAGTTCCCCATGCGGTTGACCGAACACTTGATAGTATGGTAGTAGTTGAGAAATTTGAAATATCAGAATTCAATTTATTTGTTGTTAGTTCAGTGACATTATTTGGCGGCGTTCCATTTAAACTTTCAAATAACGGTGCTGCGTTTGTGCCAAATCCAACTTCGTCGCCATCTTCTAAATTAGTAAGGAGCGGCAATGTGTTGGGTAGTGTTGTATCTTGGTGTAATGCACAATCATTAAATGCATTAGTTAAATCTAACCACTCTTCATTATTCACTATTTCACCTAATGCAAAGCTTGGTAAATCAACAGCAGCCGAAACAACATTTGCTGAATTTCCACCATAACCAGAATCGCCAGTTCCAGTACCATATATTGTATTGATATCATCTATCAAATCACTATAATTCATCGCAGTTATGGGTTTTTCTGACTCGAAATCTGTAACCATTATATTATTCCTCTTATTTTAAACACCAGCAGTTATTTCTACTATAACATCATATACCGGTAACGGCTTTACAAATATATCAGTGGAATGACTGCCAGATACTGTACTAACAAATGTTCCATCAACTTCATCGGTTGCACCCGTATGTTGATCTAGATATTGCATTTGTATTGTCACTATATTACCATTTCCGCCATTTGGTCCACCAATTGCATCAGTTTTTGCTGATATAGTCCATTTAATAGGATTTGGTGTGTCGTATGGTCCACCTGAAATATCTTCAATTGCGTAAAATTCTACATATGATGTAGTCAATGCAAAATAATCAGAACTTACAAATGGTGGTGGCACCGAAGTTAATAATGCATCCCATGCTGTATTTTGGGTGGTTGCAGAGCCACCACTTCTGTTAGCACTGAAACGTATATCGCTACCAGTGTTAAAATAAGCACGTGCTTCATCGTCATCGGTGAATGTTAAACTAAATTCATGAAACAGCGCAGCACTCCATGCGGTAGTTCTAGTGCTAGTATCAATTACTTCAATAGAAAAACCTTCACCGGAGCTATTTGCGGAATTTGCTAATAATACATCATCATTTCTTCTTAAATCTTGCTCTAATGCAGGCAATAAATCATCACCCGGTTCATTATCTTTATCGTGAGGAATTAATTCAGTGAAAAATGACACAATATCATTAACATCATCTATGCTTGATCCGAGTGGTAATGCACGTCGTGTTATTGCCACAAATCCTAAATCAGCTAATGTGGTTCCAGTTCCCTCTGCCAATGTAAGTACGGGATTTGCGTTGTCTTCTTTGACTGATACGTTGTCTACACTTGAAGTGCCAACAGTTGTATTAAATACTTTAAGGTAGGTTGTTGTGCTTTCAGCGTAAAAAACCGCCGTTGTACTAACGCTGCCATTTGAACTATCTATTAGATCACTACCCGTAAAGAAAGTTGCTAAATGATAACCCCACACTCCCCCCACATGCTCTATTACAATACGATATTTTGTACCAATAACAGTAGGAAAATCTGTGTAAGCGCGATTTGTATCAGTCACCTTGGTCATATCCAAATAACCACCAGCATTCCATGATATAACGTTACCTGATCCAGTATCGGTTGACCCTTCAGCCCACCCAGTCAGGTCGCTATCAAACGACCCATTAGTAACTAATTCTGAACCAAGCGCCTCGCCTTCCATTATAATTTTTATTTTAGTGTCGCCGTCATCTATAGCAGTTAATTCCGCTCCGGTTTGTGCGGTTATATCTGTTATTGCGTCATCATGATCTGATGTACGAGGGAAAGTCCCTGCGGTAAATCCTAAATCAACTAACGACGTACCAGAACCCTCTAATAATACTATATCAACCACTGTGCTACTCATTACCAATTCATTGCTTCCAGTTTCACTAAAATTCATATTTGGTATGGCAGCAGCATTGAGATCAACCAATGCATCGCTTGCGGTAGATGTTCTCATAAATGTGCCTGCGATAAATCCTAAATCCGCCAGTGCAGTGCCAGAGCCTTCAGCCAATACTAAATCAACCGACGATGAACCAGTGGATGTCATATTTAACCTTCCGCCAATATCTGACACCGTAACATTAGGAATAGCTTCGGCAGTTATGTCTGTTACTGCATTAGAAACTGTTGCTATTCTATCATAAGTGTCAGCGGTAAATCCAAATGGAGTAACGCCTGTTCCTGCTAATACCAAATCATTCGTAACTGACGTAAGTTCTAGATAACTACCAACATCGAGTGCAGTTAGCCCAGGAATACTTTCATTATCAATATCTATAACTGCTTGTGCCAAATCGGCAATAGACAATGATGAAACTCCAGCAACAAATCCTAAATCAACCAGTGCGGTTCCAGTGCCTTCTGCTAATGTTATAGCAGTTAAATTTGACGTTAGTGTTATTATATCAGTATTACTAATAGATGCTGTTACATTAGCAACACTGGCAGTGTTTATATCATCAGTTGCATCCTGCATTGATGTTCCCGTCATAGTTATAGAATCGCCATTTATTACTATGGTTTCACTTGTGGTATATTTGGGGGTATTAACGTATGCAATAGCCATTATAATGTCACCGTTGTTGCGAATGTTGGGGCAGTAATTGTTAAGAACGTGCCATCTACATTTCTCATTGATATATCAGAAGTTAGCGTTCCATCTACGCTGTCTGGACCGCCGCCAGTACCAACGTGATCGTCATTATATTGCGATCTAAATGTTAAAATATTTCCTTTGCCACCACGCCCAGTGCCATCAGTTACCGTGTTGGTTTTAGCCGCGATATCCCAATCATTTGCTGAATATACACCAGTTCCGACAAAATTGGCTACACTAACAAAAGATGTCGTTAAGGCAAAATAGTCATCGCCGTCATATAGAACTGTTCCAGCAGTGGATAATAATGTTGTCCAATTTGTGTTTTGATTGGTTGCAGAGCCACCTGATCGAGAACCCGCGAGTCTTATTTGCCCACCAGCATTAAAGAATGCTCTCGCATGATCTTGGTCTGTAAATGTAACAGTAAATTCATGACTTACGGTTGAAACCCACGCCGATCCTCTTGATTGACTTATCGAGTTAGGGTCAACCGTAATAGCCGTACTTGCAACAGAGTCTACTAATGTTGGGTCGAGTTCTAGTTGATTTAAATTCGTAACCAATGTATCAAAATATACTTCAGCGGTCCACGGCTTTGGGTCTTGTATTATAGAATCTAAAGGCAATGTCGGTGATAATGTAATACCTTGATGTTGTTCCAAATCTGATATTATATCTTTCCATGCATCCAACGTTACTTCACTCATACATACATCTACCGTTGGACTTGTGACGGCAGTTTGACCATACCCAGTTGCACCGGTACCCAATGCATATATCAAATTTATATCGGTCACAAATGTAGATGTATCTACCTTAGTTCTACCGGTTGCGGATGTACCCGATCCATTTACAAATGTTGCACAATTTACATGTATGATAAAAACTTGCTGAACGGTTGAAGTACCACCATCATCTGCTTCTGTATTAAAACTGTAAACGGTATCTGTGGTTATCGAAGCAACCGTTACCGTTCCAGTTATATCACCTGATACTGCACCCAACGAAAGCCCTGTGGGCAACGTACCTAATAGCGTATACCCAGGTGTTATAGGTGCTTCAGCATCATCAACTGCCGAGATTGAAAACCCAACAGCAGCCTCGCCTTCGCCTACAGTTCCTACAAAATCATTAAACGCCGATGCAACATTAACGGTTGGTAGGTGTAGAACTACATCTGTTCCGTTTATTGTCAATGTTTCACCAAATGTGGTAGGATTGATAGTAGAACCGGTCTCAGTTATTGTACCAAGGGTAAAATTCATTTGAACCCCATTTATAAACATATCATTATTTGTGGTATATGTTATAGGGAGACCGCCAATTGATCCTGTTTCTGAAACCGTGCCGGTTGCAAAATTCACAGGAACCGTATTGACTACGATACCATCATTTGTGATATATTCAGGATCGGGTGGTACTGTACCACCCGTCAATGTTATACCACCAGTGGTAAATGTTACGGTGTCGGCATTAACAATTATTGTATCACCTGGAAAATAGGTAGCTGCTAAAACAGTACCTTTTTGCCTCACAGATAACAATGTGCCTTGATGTCTTGCGCAGTCTTCATACGCATTTCTCAAATCCAGCCAATCACGCAATGTGATCACATCACCTAATATTTTACTAGGCAATTCCGTTATACTATTAATCCCTGGCTCCACTGATCCCGGACCTGTCGCCAATCCACCATAACCCGATGTTCCGGTTCCTGTGCCATATGTTACATTAATGTTAGTGATTAGTGTATTATAATCAGCAAAACTTATTAATCCAGTTTGTTCGTATGCCATTTAGATATCCCACATTAAAACGTATTATTAATATTTATTAATATCATGCAAGGTAGTGATTGGTCAATAAAAAACGCCACCGAAGTGACGTTGTTTATTATAATTGCATCCATATTTAAGAATATAATGCTTTTGTCGATGTTCCGTGTAGAACGGTAGGTTCTGTATCTACACCCAATATTGGTGATAGATTTAATCCACGTTCTATCTTTAAATCGTCGCCCGTGTCGGTAATATTATTAAAGTGCCATTGTCTAGCTGGCCCTACAACCGTGTCAGGAACACCAATCGTAACTGTTCCAGTTCCAGATGCAACCAACTCTCTAATAGGTGCTGCTGGAATGAAATCAATTCCTGACCATATACCAACAATTGCATCATCAATAACAACAGCCATTAACGCGTTTCCGTCAATATCTATAGGATATGACCCAGTTTCCAATCCAGCACCAATAACCGATGGGCTAAATCCAGAAGGGGTTGATGGGCCTATTAATCGATAAGAAGCACCAACTGCATCATAAATTTTTAACTGTTTATTTTCTGAATCCCACCACTCGTCGCCATCTTTCGGGCCTGTTGGCGCGGTTGGTCCTTGATATCTCGATGGGCCAACTATATCCCAACCAGTTGCAGCGGTTCCGTGCAAATCAGGACTTAATACTTTTAACTCTAATGTGTCTTCATCGTAAAATAAATCACCTATGTCAGATTCACCGATTGGCGGCTCGCCACCAGTTGCTGATTTATTAGTTTTAACTGTAATCCATGTTGTTCCATCAACTGATATATTAAGCAAGCTATTTGCGGTATCATACCATAAACCACCTACGTCATAGCTATGGGTGCCAGTAGTAGGTTCCACACCGCTAATAATTGTTTGGGTTAATTCAGTCCATGATGGTGTGCCAATAATATCACTGGTATTAACTTTTAATCTACCAATTACTGTATCAAACCACAACTGACCTCTCATTGCATTACTAGGCGCGGTAGGGCTAGAAAAATGCTCCATCATATGAATCCAATCTTCTGCTACAATTTCACCATAATTGTTGAATCCTTTGCCCAATAATGTGATAGTAGTACTCGTTGTATCGATAGTACCATCAGCTATTGTAGCTATTACTGTACCAATCGAATTATTAACAATATATGCCATTTTTTATTTCTCCGTATGCATTAAGCAAGTTGAATTCGCACTGTGTATACAACTTCAATGCTTCTGTTTAAACTTTTTTGTATTGGGTGGAATATAACATGCGTAAGTAATGGTCCTGCATTAATATCTGTATTAAATCCCTTTAATCCGATTTCATCGAATACGTATTCTTGTTCCATGTCAGTAGCGTCATCAAAACTGCTTTGTCCTGCTGGCTCGCCAAATCCTAAAACTGCGGTTACAACAATATCACTAAACAATGCATTTTGTGTATGCCTCACCGTTAGATTATTTGCTGCGGGTGCCAATCTATTTTCATCAACTATTGTGTGATATGTCGGACTATATAGATTTGACGCCGCACCCAACGTATTAGGTGGTAAATATGTGACAATACCAAGCCCGTTAACTGTGGCACCACCGTTACCAAATGCCATGGAATATATAGGCCCATCGCTTTTATTTGCTAGAGAACTAGCAAGCGCAAAAGACATATTTTCATGATGTATGCTATTATATTTATTAAGCAATACTTCACCTGTATCAACATCGCGTATCAATACATGACCAGTTATGGTTCCTCTTACATCATCCTTCATTATCATCTTTACCTTTTTTATCAATCAGCGAACTTTCGCTTTTATTTAACAATATTTTACCAGTTTCGGTGTCACGTATAATAATGTGTCCTGAAACTATAACATTGCCTTTTTCTATTAATTTATCCATATTATAAGTCCTAATAGTCAAGTATTATTTATCAAAATTAAAAACCACGGTTTTAACATGATCCTGATCCATTCTTTAAGAAGGTAGATAGCGTGCTATCCAATGATTGCAATCCGGCAGGTGATGCTTCCCATGAATAACCACCCGGTATAGCTTGTTTTTGTGTTCCATCTATAATTCTTGTACCACTAGGATATATAACATCTCCTACATTAACGTCTAAATAGTTACTTATTAGATCGCCACCAGAATCATATATACTATCCAAACCTGCACTTGTTCCACCGGTTCCACGACGAATATATCGCAATGTGGTTCCATCACGCCTATGATATTCTATTCGTTCACCACCAATCCAAATGACACCGGGTATTTTCATTAAATCTTCATCTACTTTTTGTTTGGGCAATCCAACAACGCTAGTTATTTCCATTTCTATATCGCCAAGATTAAAGTCGGCGGCTAATGTGGTTGTTGCAGCATCGTTTATTCTATAAAATTCCCAATCTGCCACTGTAAATTCATCTACGTTTAATACTAATACAATACCACTATTATGTGTTATTGGATTGGGTCTCGTTAACCCTGAAATAGTATTATCCACAACAGAAGTATAAGTAATAAATTCATAAGCAGGTATACCATCTACAAATGAACCAACAATTAATGCTCCTGTGGATTGCAATCCTGTGGTTTTTGTAACAAATATATCAGTATCAGTATCAGTAAATATAGCATCCAATGTAGTCAAGAAGAATGGGCTAATGCTCTGCGATTCTCTCGCTTTTGTGCTATTTAACCAATGTTTAAATGCGGTATTGGGTGCACCAGAAACACTTTGTGATGCTACATTGGCTGTAAATCCTAAATCAACTAATGCGGTTCCAGAACCTTCTACTAATATTATACTATCTACAGATGACAATATTTTCATATTTGTTCCATCAAATGATACAGATATAGGTTTTATCGCCGATCCTTCTGCTGCATTAATTACAGCATCAGTGATATCAATTACAGCATCAGCAGGGAATACACCCGAACTTAATGTTATTATTACACCATTTATATCTATGGTTTCGCCATTATTATATGTTCCACCATGAATATCAGTTCCTATTACTTCAAACATTTCTAACGAGTTAACACAAATGCTAATAGATTCACCAATAATGGATAATACTAATTCTTCTGGATGATTGCTTTCACTGCTTGGTTGAATAAACAGGTTGCCATCTACTATAATATCATCGGGATTTATTGGTGCGCCAGGATTTAACATTGCTCCACCATCTAAAAAGTTATCTATGTCGTCTATGTCAATAACCATTCCCGCACCGTCAACAATAGTTCCTTTGAACCCACATCCACTAATAAGTGATGCAATATCTTTCGATTCAGACACATCGTTCGCTGGATTAATAGTTGCGGGATCGACGTCTGTTATACTAAATGGTTGTGGTGCATATAATCTTATAATACGATCCGCCGCCGTTTCATTGAGTGCGAATGTAGACAAATCCCAATTTTCATTAACACCAGAATCCCATCCAAATAAATTATCCCAACCACCACTTGCATCACAACTAACGCGATCAAACAAAATTTGAACATTGCCTTGGCGTATATTATCTGAATCTGCTATATAATTATTAAACCAATCGTTTTGTAACGAACTAGAATCAGATAAAATCGCAACATCTGCTGGGATATCTAAACTCAACACGCGTGTAATATTAGTATCTGGATCGGTATATACAGGTTTATCAAAATCAGTGACGTGAGTTATATAGTCGTCTATGCCAAAATTTTCTTTTGTTGTAAAATCACGAAGTTTTGTATGATACGGCTTTGCTTCATTTATAAACTCGATTATATTATCAGTAGTATCAGTTGTTAATACTGGATTTTGATTAGCAGCTTGATTTAATCCAACCGCTAAAATATATGATGTTTTGAAAACCCAATCAACCAAATGTTGTTCACTGAATACATATCGTATCATAACATAGAACATTTGATTTTGTTCTAAATTGGTTAAAATATCATTTCTTAATGCATCAATTATCACACGCAACGCTTGATCGCGACCAGATTGATCCGTGAGTGTATCAACATTTCCATATGTGCTATCAGTTATAACATCTATAAGAAATTCTATTGTACATCCTTCTTTTGCTTTTAATGCCCAAGGATTGAACGCGTCTACTGGTTGATATTGATATATCGCCCACACATTGGTTCCGTCGCTATTAGAATCACGAACGCGAACAATCATATCATCAAATGGATCAATTAACGCGTTCATTTCTGGTATAGTATCTACCGTTAATGAAGCTTCCGTGTCTTCATCGAAACCTATTTCAAAATAATCTATAATATTCCACAAATCCGCAACTTTATATGCTTCACTATGTATTTCAGTATATATCGGTTTTTGTGTAGTAATATCTATGCCATCATAAACATAAACTTTCCAAAAACTTAATGTTTCTGTAATTCCATCTACCCATACTTGTTCACCAATGCTAATGATAGCACTAGTAGCCAAGGTATCACGTTCGGTATTATCACCAACATGATAATCATACATATTAACAGCTTTTGTGCCACTTACATACAAAACTGGTTCAACTGATGTGTTATTCAAGTTATCAAACATCGTAGGGCGATCATCGACAATACATTGATGTAACAATTCAATGTTTATTGCATTGAATAAAATACGAATAGCCTCTTCGCGATGAACAAACCACGTTTGTCTTGGACGAATAAAGTTACCATATTTTCTACTTTGTTCAAGATTTGGGTCTGGAACGATGTCATTGTTTACATCATATCCAACCAAACTATCACGCATTTTATTCCAGAATCTATCAGTTGGTACATCACTATCATCACCATCTCTACTTAATGCCCATTCACGATGATGATTAATGTCAGTATGTGTAATATTATAATTTAACTGATATACAGAATCGGTATTAGTTAATAGATGCTCGATGCCACTAATAATGATCGCATCATTAGAAATAGGTGCAAACCAAGGAATACCAGCAAGTGTGGGATTAGTCATTGAACGTGCAATTTGTGCCACCGATTGATTTCGAGTTTTAACATTAGGAACAGTTTCACTATTTTTAACCCAGAAATAATATGATGTAACATCAAGTTTTGTTGTTCTATCTGTTATAGTCTTTTTTGTATATGGTGGATTTTCTGAAACATCAGCCATAAATGCGTCACCAGATGGTTTATATTCAAAACTTTCTTCTGGTTGATCTGCATTTTCTTCAACATAATTTGCCCATTCCAATGGTGGAACTGGTGATTTAACCCAATCATAAACATCTATGGATTTGCCATTAATAATTGTGCCCCAGTTATTACGACGCTGTCTATTAGAACCTTGATCATATATTGTATATTCAACCGCAGATACATCCCACCATGCTTTTCCAACATATGAATCATTCCATGACATTGTTGGATCGATTTGAAATACCGTTTCGTCACCATCGGTGTATTTAGCTGGATCATATTCGATGCGATATGATAAATCCCCAGTAACTTGTGATGGAAATAATCCTTTAGCTGGATCGAATACACTCATTCTTGCATCGGTTATATCTTCTATATTATTATATAATATAGATTGTGAAAATAAATCAACATCTATTCTCGATGATTGTGTTCTTTCGACATTGTCATATTCTGCTATGTCCCAACTTGCGCCATTATATACATAAACTTCCCATAATGGAACTATTTCCGAAATAGTGGTTCGAGTGTCAACATATACATAATCATCTGCAACGAATGTTATACTACCAAGAACGGCATTTATTGTAGCAGCATCACGTGCGGCAATATCAACAAATCTCGATTCTGTAAATACACCCAAAGTTCCATGGTGAACACCAATATTGGTATCATTTGATATAGTGTTTTGTATCACAAAACTATCACTTGATAATGCGACGAATGTTCCAGCAGTTAACCCAATTTCATTTAATACATTTTCATATGTACCAGCAACAATCCCAAGATCGGCAAATGCGGTGTCACCACCATCATCTGCAACAACCAATGATGTTGTAGTATTCGATATTCTCAATGCAGCGCCTTCATTTACTGCAACGATATCTGTTATAAGTGCAGCAGTAATATCAGTCACTGCGTCATCAATGGTGGATACCAGATCATATGTTAAAACACTTAATCCTAAATCTGCCAATGCGGTTCCGCCGCCTTCGGCTAATATAAATGCACTTTCACCTTCGATTACTAAACCACCAGAACGTTTATATGCAGTAATTCCAGATACTGAAGCCAAGTTAATATCTATTATCGCAGAATCTACATCAGTTCCAGTAGAAAGTGTGATTATTGTTGCGTCAATATCTATTGTTTGACTATTAGTATATGTGGCATTGGCGGTTCCTAGCGCTGTGGCGGTTCCAGTTGAAAGTGTAACAGGTGTGCCACTAATACTTATTATATGTCCATTCGTGTATGTAGCCCCAACGTCACCAATAACAGATGCATCTGAGCCAACTGTAAGAACTATGTCGGCAGTTTCTATATCAACTAATGTTATTGCGTCACCGGAGTTGTATGCACTAACATGTGGAACCAACGCGTCATTGATTAATGCTATTATTTCATCCACGGTGTCGCATATTATATCGATGCGTTGTCCGTTGATGGTTATATACATTCCCTCTATTAACTCACCCAACGATGTAAATGTCGTGCCTGTAACTTCAGTTGGTACAGTTATAACATATGAACCATTAATATCAGGGCTAGTTCCTTCATCACTATCAATCATAACTATTTGACTGGTTATAAATCCATGATCTGCCGACGATAACACTAATGTTCCGCCATTATCCGATGGTAACACTGGTAAACTAAAGGTTAATCCAGTATCAGTATAACGATATACCATAAAACTGTTATTATATCTTACCATAGGATCGTCGTCATTTATATCATTTGGGTCATTAATATCATAATAATTGCTTATATCATCAACCCAAATTAAATCACCAAACGCTAAATCTATTGCGGTTAATGTTATTTTTTGCGTATCGAATATTTCATCGCGTTCTTCTATTGTATTCACGTGATAAGTTACTTCATCATCTAACACATAACCACCAACAGAAACGTCTGTTCTAAATAAATATGAAGAATTTTTAGATCGAATTTCTGCTGTTGGTGTTCTATAAGGAAAACGAGCAAGACCATCAAACGGAGGTCTAGTTATCCAACGATCATCATCGGTAGTCATTTCTATTATATCATCAAATTTACTATCAGGATTTTCCGCAGTTGTAAAATCTATGAAATTAATCATTTGTGGTTCTGCACGCCATTCTTCTTCGAATAACGAGAAACCTATTTGTGCAAAATCTTGAACAGCACCATATTCTCCCAATCGCAACGCCCATTCTTCAAATATGGTAATATCACCAGAATCATCGTCGCTATTACGGAATAATTTATCAATAACTAATCTAGTTCCTTTTTCGCGAATGAAACCTTGATAGAATTGGAATTGGGTGTCACCACTCATTCCCAAACCAGTGAGATAATCACGCTCTTGGAATCCTATCAAACGCCTTGCGGATGATTCTAATACAGTTCTATCTACGCTATTTTCAATAGAAAAATACTTTCTAATATCATTTACTGATTTTTCAAAGTTTGGTGTTAGCGTATTTCCAGTTATTATATATCCAGGAGCATCATATTTACCATCCCATCCACCCGCACGCGTAGTGAATACTTTAAGCCTATATTGGCGAAGGTTGAGTAATGGATTGTATATCAAATCATTAAATATAGTGCTATTACTAAATGTTATTATGTGTTCATATTCGGTGACAAACAATCTAGCAGAAAATATATATCTACCATTAATTGGAACCACTAATATGGTATTATCATCATCGCGTGATATAAATGTATCTTCTGGTTGAATCACTCTACCATCACGGTCTAATAAACTATAAACGCCGTTTATTATTTGTTCCATATTCGCAACAATTCCATGATCACTTTTAAACTTAACACGTTCCGCAAGTGGACTAACAACCATTAATGAACCATCGTCCCAATTACCTTGTGACCAAAATAAGAATTGCTTACCAGATAAACTCCAATCGTTTTGTTCATTTTGATCATAATCAAATCCATCAAATATCCATCCTTTTGATTCAAGATATATACCATATCCTATAAGAAAATCATAAAGACTTTGTCTCGAATTGAATATAGTGCCATAAGGAATTGTATTAACGGTGTCTTTATAATCAGACGATTTCAAAACACGAATAGTTCCCACCTCGATGGCTATTTGACGCGAGCTTTTAATAGGAATATTCATTGTAAATACTGGATTTAATGCATCGTATCCATTTACAGTCCATCCTGTGCCCACACGTTCTATAATAACGCCACTATATAGCTCTTCGCGTATACTAGGTGAATTGTATAGCAAAGTAGTTACATCTTCCTGTGGAACAACGCCGAAGTTATCTGCCACCACTCTAGTTGAATTGGTATTGATAAATCCACCCATTTTATGAGCTAATCTAACATCAATATTACGAATAACATCACCAAATTTACCAGTTATAGATTGCCCATTAAATGTAACGTAATTGGTAATCCATTGTTGGATGCCATCAGATAGAACAACTTCGCCGCTATCCAATGTTTCACCATGAACATATAGTTCACTTAGACGTAATCTATCACGAGTTTCGTCGCTGATCCATTGTTTATTCGTTTGTGTACCATGTGCATAACTATATACATTAGAGTTCCAACCCAATTCGATAAATCTGGATGGTTTCATCAAGTAACTTATTTGAGCTATCGCAAACGACCATCCCTCGCTGCGTCTAAACACCGATTCAGCAGGCCCATGATCACCAATTTCCCAATCTGCGCGTGCATCATTTACGCCGGGCTGTGAAACTATTCCAAGAGCAACAGGGTCTAACAACATACCAGAACCATTAACAGGTATGGTCACATCCGGTCTTTCATATTTGGCATATATTCCAGCACGTGAACCCCCCGCAATACGCCCAGCTTTCATATCATTCCATAAAAATGTATTGCTGCTTGTATATGGTGCAACACCATATCTATCGTTCCACCATTCTGGTGTTTGGCTAAATCCGAACATTTCCCAAGGGTGTGTGTTAGGACGATCCGTGTCATAACAAAATTTATATATGCCGCGCCAATAACCAGGAACGCCTTGTTTACTATAGTTCCATGTAAATGGGTCAGTGGGTGAATATATAGAATTTTCAGATAGATTTATATCATTAAATACCGCCCATCGCTGTATTATAGGAGTTAATAATTTATTGAATTCTACTACCGAATATTCGCCGACATTATGATTAGTTGTATTATATATAGTCCAATCAAAATCTGGTAGATTTTCGGTTTTGTAATCATCAGGTATGGTGTTATATATATTGTTTTCAAAATCCAAAATAACATCATCACGAAAATCGTTATACGCTATAACTATACTGCCGTCATGCATTTGTAATACATTCTTGGCTGGTGAATAAGTGGAATCAAGATATATACCGGGTTTGTATACTTGATATATACCCAATCTACTCGGACTTGATGGATGATATGTAGACTCATCGTTTGCGCGGATACCCATTCCACTCAATGAAAATGGAAAATCATTTATTTTTCCTAAATTAATAGAATCTAATGCATCTTCAACCCATTCAGAAGGAGCTTGTGTATCAGAATGTATACCATCGTTGTTATATTCAGTTATCTTACGTAAAAATTTATTTCTAAATCTGATGTACTCACGTTCTACATAACGCACCGATAACATAAAATCGATAGCTCTATCACTCCCTAATGCTAAAGTTTTCAATAGCGGTGTGCGGTGTTGTAATATCCATTCACCCACTGAACGATCCTGTGTGGTATCTCTCCAGTTATTAGCACCATTTGGTGTGCCTATCAATCCTACTTGATTATTAATAACACTTGTAAAATGAGCAAAATAATCACTATTAGCAATGTAATCAACTTCAATATTGTCTGGGTTGGCAGTCAAGTTTATTGGTATTTCATATGTTACGTCTTCGATATTATTATTACTGTAGTAATATATTTTTATTATATCAGACTTAATCAATGCGTTATCGAAAATAATATTTTTACCACCCACTGTCCAATTGTCAAATTGTTGGATGCCATTAATATACACATCAATTAAATTCAAATCGGTAGGTTCGGTTGATAATGTTACAATATTAGTTGTTATATTAGAAAAATTCTCAATAATACGTTGATTGCTTTCCTCAATCCTAACATTCCAACCATTATTATAATTATTCATGACATCATCAATATTCCGAATATTGTAATAATAATACCCAACTTCTTCTTCTTGTGGTGTATTGAATGAATATCTATCAGTTACAAGATGATTTTCAAATATAATTTCACTAAAATCATTGAAAGTAAGTGGAATATTTAATACATCATCCAATGGTTGTCGAGGGTCATCATTTAATTGATATCCGAACACTTTGCCACCCACGAAATTACTTAATGGGTATTCACCAGGGTCTTGTAATTTAATAGCATTTGTATCGTATAATTGAAACAATGGATATTGATTGGTTGTTAATTTGCTTTGAGATTCCACCCAAAAATCTTCACTATCACTCCAATAATATGTTATACCTTGATGTGTAACACCCAATAATATGTTTATTTGATCTCCGTCTATGGGTGAGCCATCCTCGCTTTGACCGTCTGCAACCAACGTCAATGTTATACCACCGCCTACACCAACGCCATTTATTTCAAATACTCTATTCTGAAAAACAGTCGTTAATTGTATAAACGTAACATTACCAGTACCAAGTTCGCCAACGTCAACCAATGGTTCTACAAATGTCATTATTTTTCCTGACAAATCAATATCTTGAATTGTGTATATTCCATCATTTGCTGTTGTTCCACTCATTGATATTCTCATACCAGTAGAAAATCCTAATGTAAAGAAATTTTCAGCTAATGTGATAGCTACTGCACTACCAGTAACCTCAGTTAATGATATATCACCTATTGGTGCGGAGTATGACACATTATAAAATGGATCAAATGTTCCAGTTGCCCATTCGAATCCATCTTGACCTAATTGTGGGTGTGGTGCAGACAATGCAGTTACGTTAAATTCGCTAGGGTCTTCAAAATCCCAGCCTTGTTCGTCCCATAAACCCTGTAAGGATGGCGTATTCGTGAATAATACTGTATCACCATCCCTCATATCTATGCCATCAATAGTATAAGATTGTTGACCTAATATTTGAACTGCTGGATCAGTAGTAACATCATCACGAACAGTTGCTGCACCTCGACCATGTGTTCCATGATTATAAAGTTCCATATCTTTTTGAAATTCGATAATAGGTCTTGTTGCTTGTCGAGTTAATGCAATAGTAAGTTGTGATTGCGTTAGTTCATCGCGATGATACCAACGATTTCCTTTACTCCATGCATTATTATCAGAAGCGCCTCGTTCCATTACTATATAATCTGGATTATCGGCAGAAATTATCACTTCAAAGTCTGTTCCATCCCATGGATTATCATCCCATCCTGAAATAACATCATCCCATCCCGCTTGATCTAATTCTGAATCAGTTTCTAATGCAAATGCAACTCCGACTCCACTTATTACAAATACGCGATCATTATATAATGTTGAGATGTCTTCTTTAAATAATACTCTCATGCCATCTTCTAATTCTACACCTTGAATCGTAACAGGGTCGGCAGTTCCTATTTTATTACCAATATCGGTAATTTCGAGAAATATATTTATATCTGGTCCTGATGGGAACCAAAAATAATTGGTAAAATTCATTATTTTATCAGGATTGATTGGTGGGAGCCATGAATAAATCTCGGATTTAAATAATCTATCTTGATTATAAGTTAATCCACCTTGAAATCTTATTAAATCCAATAAATCATCATATACCATAACGTTGGTTATTTCTGTTGTGTCTGGATCAACGCTAATCATTGATGGCTCAAGTTGATGCTCTTGGCGTTCTTTTGATTGCTCATTAATATAAAAATCAGTAGTCAAATCAGTATGAGTGGGTGTTCTTCCTATAAAGCCAGATATTTTTTCAGATATTTCTGGTTGAAATAGATTGTCGGCGGTCCCTGCAAAAAACTTTCTCAATAAATCAGTATTAAATACATCAGGAAGTTGCTTTATTATCCTTCGACGTTCAATTATATTGGCGCTTTTTTCAACATCAATTGCATCAACTGGTGTTGGTTTACCGTTATTTTCTTCCATTATTTACCAATCCTTAGTATGTTATCATTAAACGATGTAACTATTTGTATATCAGACACCTTGGCGGAGCTTATAAACACTTCATTAGCAGCAGAACGAACTTGAAATAAATCGCCAAATTTTTGTTCTGCGTCCAATGGTACCAACACAATAGAACTTATTTGTGTAGCTAATCGTTGATGTATAAATGCAGACAATTCAGTGTAATAAAATGTCTCACCAAAATCAAAATTATTTATACCAAAATATTCATTCATAGTACTTATAATATCAGATTTTATTTGACCATCACTACTTGATGTGCCATCAATTTTTGTTACCTTAAATCTTGCACGCAAAGATTCGTCTGCTTGATCACCAAATAGTAATTTATATTTTATAGGATGCCATGATATTTCATCACTAATCATTTTATTTTGCACTTCTTCTGAAAATAAATTACTCAAATCTTCATTCGTTTGTGGTGTTGGGCGTGTATCGGCAGTGGAGCCAACATCAATCCATTTACGTATTTCTGTATCATACGCTATAGTCATAACATATATATCTATGACGTTTGTTATAGCAGGGTCTATTCTATTTTGAATTGCCGAATAATGTTTCCATTGAAAATAAAGACTATTTCTACCACGTTTATATAAATATAATCCAGTAACCAACACAAATTCATCCAATCCTTCACCTATTACTGATTGATAGAAATCTTCTGTATCGCGGAAATATATAACATCACCTTGTAATATAGCAGCATCAAACAATGATGGTTTATTTGACGATGATGCTGGTGTTGGTTCTAATAAATCACCAGGATCAACATTATATGCAGACGCCACCGCATCAGATGGTCTAAACTCGATAAATCCATCACTGTTTGTAAATGATTCCCAGTATAATTCGGAGGCATCCAATGTATTATCTATTAATGGCAAATTTATTGTGTTATCAGCATCATCAGTTCCGTCACCAAATCCGGTTATTTTAGTAATAATCTCAAATAATGTTGGATCATCAGGTATACCATCTTCGTCTGTATCGGGATATGTTATTTTAATTCTTCTTGGATCAATATATCCATCACTCTCTGTAAATACAGATTCTATATTAAATGAATAATCTATACCCAAACCATCACATGGTGTGATTTCATTAAATATTACACTATCTGGAGTAGTCAACAAATCAGCTTCGAATTGTGGATTAATCTTAAGTGTTTTAACGAAATCGCTTACAGACCTACCCGTATTTGGGTCAATGATGTTATTATTTTCCGAGAAATAAAATCTCATATCAATATCGCTTTCGTATATATAATCCATACCACGCGAGGTAAAACGCCAATTCGTTGGGCTAAAATCCGCCCTAATCAACCAACTAGAATCCAATGGCAATCCCAATTCACTTCCTGCATCATCAAATGAAAAATCAGTATCGATGTCCGCTATATTATCACCAGTAACGACAATCCATGTTTCGGTTGTGACATCATATCTAATACCGAATGTGTTATGTTGTGATAACTGCGATTTTATAGATGCGTGTTCGATATCACTAAATTGCGTTTTTAGACGCATAATAATCAACTCAACATAATCTTCTTCATCAACACTTTCTGACAATCCAACTGAGCCATCACCATTGGTCAATATAGTATCACCATCACCTATGATGCTAACAATAGAAACCCATCCGGCTTTATTAAATTTAACCAATGATCCTTCACCCATGTGAAATTCAGGCGTAGCAGGTGTAGCGTTTTCGCCTATTTTAATAGGTGCTTCACTAACATAATTCTGTTGGTCTACATCTGTAAAAAATCTACCTGTGCTGCTATTAACTGCATTTGTTGCAGATCGCCAATATGTTCCATACACGCGTGCAGGATACGTAGTTGGTGCAGCGGTAATTCCAAAATCCGCAAATACAATTCCAATGTCTTCTAATATTAACGAGCCGCCACCAGTTTTTTCTATATTAAGACGATCATTGTCGATATCCGCAGTAACATTTGTTATAGCTGCGCCGTTAATATCATCAACTATTGATTGTAGGTCGATTTGTGTGCTAGAACCCGCAGTTAAAACAACTGTATTGCCATCTATTATTATACTTTGTGGTAATGCATCGGTATTAACTTGAACACCCAACACAACCGCATCACCCGTCACACCTGCTATCGCTGCTACTATTGCTTCCGTTGGTTCAAATCTAGGATAATTAAAATAGAAAAAATGTTTACGTTCAATTTTAGTTACTAATGGTAATATAATTTGATTTATTATAGTATCATCACTTAAATCTGATATACCATCAACGAGCGCCAATTCCTCAAGGGTATTATTAATATCAAAATATAACAATCCATCTTCGCCAAATAAATTAACGTTTTGTGTTTTTCCGGTGGGATCATTAATATCTATATAACGATTAAATCCACTATAAATTCTATTCACTGCTTTTATTTTCGCCGCTTCTGGATTGCGCAATGGAAACACGTTATAATCTTCACCATTGACCATTCGATTTTGAACATAAAACCCTTGCTGTGCTATTTGTTTTATATTTTCAGTTTGTTGCGTAGGCGCGGAATTACTCACCTGTTCTTGTAGGGAGAAAGTTAAGCTAACAAAAAATGTGCTATTATCTATACTGCTTTTATAAGGTATATCAAGACGATTATTTCTCATATTTTCTGGCTTGATTGTATATCGTTTGTTCGCCGATTCTCTATACCATGTTCTAAATATTCCAACAGGAACATTGCCATAACGTCCATCAGCAAATTTGATATCTATTTTGTCATCTGGTTGTGTTATCACACTAAAAATATTGCGTATATCTTTTTCAACGCTATTGAATATGATATTACTACCAGTTACAGATGGAACCTTTTCCCACTTGTTTATAATAAATCCACTTTCGTCAATTTCTTGAACGAATACATCTGAATTATTGATATTCGTTCCACTTATGTTTAATATTCTATTCTCAATAGGAACATCTATCAAAAAATCTTCTTTTATTAAGGAACCTTGTTTAAAGTATAAGAAAAATCCTGTATTGGTACTAGCATTACCTTCGCCATCATTTCTATAAATGATATTCAATGGATCGGTAGGATCGGGATCGCGCTCAAAGAAAAATTCATTGGTTGTAAAGTCTGGATTGACTATTTCAAAACCCAATGTTTCATTATTAATCACTGCGCTAAACGGAAAAGCTCTATTTGCAGATGAATCATTATTCAATGTATATAATTGTGTTTTTATACCACTAACTGTGCCATCTTTTACCGGTTTACCAAAGGGAGCGGTAGATATAAATACCGCATTCAATACTAATACAAATTGTTCAAACCAATCAGGATTGTTCGCATCATTCCATCGTATTGTTCTATTCGCTAAATTGGTTCCGTTACTATCAGTTACTGGTTGTGTTGTTGATATTTGCTCAACTTTCAATAAACCATTGGCGGCTATGTTGCGACTTGCATTAAACGATATCATACGAGCGAGTTTTAATACAGATTCACGACGTTCTGCGGTATCTAAAAAGTTTTCACGTGTATTCAAATCAACTCTGAATGCCAATGATTGCCCTAAATATGCCAATAATTCAATTATTGAAATAAATTCAGAACTTTCAACCCAATCATTAAAATCTTCAGGAAAATTAATTCTAATATAATCAACCATTGATGCACGGATTGTATCAAAATCATATGCTGAAAAGTTAACTTCAGTAAATGCTCTGTATATTACTTTCCAATCTTCTGCGACAAATAATCCACTCTGTCTTGTTGCTGTAGCCATCTTATATCCTCAATTAACCATTTATCTGTTCTGATGTTCCAATATAATTTCTTCTATCGAAATTTACTTCTAATGTATCGACTGCGTTAAATGGTGTATATAATAAATCAATATCTATTCTTATGCCATGTTCAAATTCAAACACTTCGATATTTTGCCGTTCAACTCTTGGTTCTTGTGCAATAATATCCTGTGCATCAGATACAATAGCATCACGCACATCACTATCAAATGGCTCAAATAACAAATCCCAAATAATGCTACCAAAGTCAGGACGCATAACGCGTTCACCTTTAATAGTGTGAAAATGATTTAACAAATCTCTCTTAATTAGTTCGATATCAACAATTTCAGTTTTGGGGTTTATTCTTCCATAAGAACTAAACCCCCTAAAAAGTTGTTTTTTGTTTATTTTTTGAGCCATTATATACCATCACAAATAACATTTATATTACTATGTTATTTATATATTTGATTATATATGGTTTTATCAACAAGGAGCGGGTGCTTTTGCAAATATATTAGCTTCAGCCCGTCTACGATTAGTCAATCCATCACTAACCACTGCACCACCATTAACTCTTATTTTATTCCAACGCAACATTTGATTTGGCACTTCTTGGTATTCACCGGCATTTATTTTTTTAACCAATGTGCTATTACAAAATCCACTATTTCCGATGTTAAATGCCAATGAAACCATTGAATCGTATTGTTCTTGTGTAACCGGTTGCTTAACACAACCTCTAACACTTTTTTGCGTAGATGCCAAATCGTTTAATAATATAGTATTCATTTCATCATCAGTTATAACACCAGACGAAAATGTTCCATCTGCTTTTTCTTGTTTTGTTATAAGATGACCAACACCAATTGTATCTAATCCAGCTTGATCTTTATAAACCGTGTTATCAGAACCTTCTGCTTGTTTTATAAAATCTAATCCTGCATCACTAATTTGACGTTGTGTAATAGTGGCTAATGCGCAATCTGGAACATTTTCTATTTGTATATATTCTGGCTGTTTTGTTACTGATATAGATTTACCCTCAAATCTTCTAGCATCAGGCAATGTAATATCAATAGGTTTTTTAGCCGTTTCAGATGTTGCACCTTTTGGTATCTTGGTGTTTACCGGACCTTCTTCGACATTATTATTAGTTCCTTTGGTGGTTAATTGATGCTCCAACCACGGCTCATGTTGTGGCACACGTGGTACAATATTCACACCAGTTGCATATGGTTCACCAGATTCCCAAGACGAATCGGTGCCACCAGTTTCTGTTGTTGGACCCGATGTCGGATGTGAAGCGGGTGCTACAGTGCCATTGGCTTGTGGTCCGGGTGCAGTGTTAAGTTCGATAATTGGACCACCCTGTAACGACATTTTGGCTCCAGATGTTAAACCCATTTCCGCGCCCGATGTTATACCTATTTGCCCAAGGGCATCTATGCTAGTTTTTCCTACACTGTTTCCTGTATAATCACCATCACATTTAACATCAATATCACCGCCGACTTCTAGTATATAATCGCCGCCAATTTTCATGTTTAAATTTCTTGCCGCTTGAACATTAATATCTTGCCCTGATTTTACATTTACGTTTGCTTTTTCGGCATGTATGGATATATTTTCAGACCCATAAACATCGATGTTTCCATCATTACCTAACTCTATCCATGATTTTCCATCACGACTAATCGCATAAATCATACCTTCGGTTTGATGCACGAGTATTTGAGCACCACTTTTTGTTCGCATTCTTATAAATTCTTGTTCTTGTTTATCATCCATGACAAATTGATTGCCATCGGGTGTTAAAACACCAAATACTTCACTGGGGGATTCACGTCTGGCTGAACTCGTACTTTGACCACGAACATCGTCTTTATCAAGACCTTGTTTGTTTTTTAACCCATCACGCAATGGTGTATATGCTTTTTTAAGAGGTTCTAACGCTCCAATATCACCCGGTGTGTGCATATAATCGGGTTCAATAACTGGACCAACTTCATCACTCGTTCCACCATTATAAATATCACCTTTCGCAATACCTGGAATCATATGATTCATATCTTGTTGAAATAAAACACCAAACCAAACACCAAAGTTGATATCACCATTCACGAATGTAATCATGACTTGGTTTCCTATATCTGGTGGTGGAAGCCATAACCCATATGATTGTCTGCCTCCATACACTGTATCTTCGTGCTCTGGAGTTCTATGACTATATAAACCATTATTGGAACCATCACCGTAGTAATCTGATATAATAGGTGTTGTATCATCAGTATAATAGTTATTGCGGGGGAATGTTGCGCCACCGAACGGTGAACAATAATGACATATAATCCAATTTTTTTCTTTATTTGCATCACCAGTTAGTTCTGGTATCCACACTAACAACCTACCCATATTTTGTGGGTCGGCGCTATTTCTGACAAAACCCAAATATGTTTTAGTTAATAAACTTCCATCAATGGCTGGATTTTCATCATACCATCGTGATGTAGTTGCTGTTCTCCGGTCTTCGTTATATGTATTCATATTAATCCAATTTATTTAATAGTTTAATTATATCTTGCTCTTTTGTAAGTGGGTCAATATGTCCAACTAAATGCTGTGTAAATTTGCCACCAGAAAAATTATTTTCAACCGTTGTTACTCTATATAATCCATTAAATCCGTTTTCTTTTCGACGTAAATTATATAATCCTGAGCCGCTATATGATTCATCACGACGTTCATTGCCGCCATCATCAATAGAAACTGGAAATTTAAACGATAATAATAATAACGAATCAGAACCAGTCAAGTCAATATATCCTTGTGATTGTGTTAATCGTTTATTTATGTTTGGCTCACCCAACCAATATGGATCACCACGAATTTCTAACGACAAATTTGTCATTTGACCTTTGAATCCATATATTTGGTTCATCGCGGATGAGAAAAATGCTCTATCAGGATCGTCAGTTCCTTCAATGTTGGTTTCACCCGTTGCCGATGTTGGTGATATTTGTGCTCCAATATCATTTACTTCACTGTTTGTTTTTATCTCGACATTGAGGTCTGGGTCTATAATATCTTCGGCAAAAAATATTGATCCCGTATTATTTTTATTTTCAATTCTTCTTGCCGATGTATTACTTATAGATGATATATTACTGGTTGTTGTATTGTCATTATCAATGCTAATTCTTCTGAGTTTTTCTTCCGCGCCCCATTGGCTTGAATTTAATGTGGTTTGACTATCACTAAGCGCGACCTCGACTTCTAATTTTATTTTTCTGTCAACTTCTGCCAGTCTTTCTGCTGTAGTTTTGATTAGTTCATCTGACGTCTGTATATCACCATCACCAAGGAATATGGATTTATCAGATTTTTGAATATCTTGCAATGTTGCAAGTTTTTTCTTAAGATCGTCCCTTGATTGAAGCAACGTGGTAGTAGCCGTTTCAGTGACTTGGCTATTTTTTGTGTTTACATTTCCATTTAAACTGGGTGAGGGATTTGCCGATCTTCCTTGACCTTTAAATAACGGCAAACTGACAAACCATGCCGAGTTTAATTCTACTTTATAATCCAATACTTCAGTGTTTTCACCCGTAAACATATAATCATATTTCTTTATTAAATTAGAAATCTTTAATTTTGCAGTTAATAATTCTTCACTATTTTGAGTTGATTTTGATTTTATTATTTGATTTCTTGAAGAAATTGGAATAAATGTTTTATAATCCTTAATAATATATTCTATATCTATATTATATGCCCTTGCAATTTTATTGTAACTTGTTATCGTTACTTTTGGGTCGATAACAAAAGCAATTGACGGTTTTAATAAATCACGTTCGGTGTCGCCACTCAATCTTCTTCCTATTTCACCAAATAATAATAACGACTGCCCTTCTTTGGTGCACCCAATGACTTGTTGTATTATCGTATCAATGGATGTTCCAGCTTTAAATGTTAGAACCCATTTAAGGTCTTTATCAAAATCGTTATATGCCTGCGATTTTATATTAAAGCGGTCATCTTCGCGCAATTTCCATGTAGACATCGACGGGAAAGATACCGGATTGCGTTTAGAATCCCCCACATTAACAAGAGGATGATCTGGTAATGTTATTTTATAATTTCGCAAATTTTCGATTTTATCTTTGTCGAGATATGTGTCATATTTACTAAAACCATTCACTACTTCAGTGAATTTTTCAAAAAACTCACCCACGGTAATTGCTTCAATTTTAATCATAGAATCCAATCTTCTCGCGGAGTCTTCTAAACTAGCTTCATTTTGAACTATGCATTCCAATGTATATTCCGTACCGCCTTTATTCATTTCAATATCAACTTTTGATGTGCGCAAACTCCAAGTTCGGGTTTGATTTTCTAATGTTACTGTATCACCACCTTCATATGAAGTATCACCACCAGGATTATATCCCTTAAATCTTAAATCTAACCACAATGGAACGCGTTTATGATCAAATACCCCAAGTTCTAGTGCAGATTCTCTCATAAAATCCAACATCGAAGAGCCGAATGGTTCAATTATTTTTATAGTAACACTAGTTGCAAAAGAATTTTTTGTTTTCAATGATGGAGATATTATAGTATCTATCGACACGTCAGTTATATATAAACCTGTTGATCCAGTTTCAGCAAGAATTATTATATTTTCTTGCGGTATGGTTTCAATTGTGGCTCTTTCTGTTGTCATAAATAATCTGAAATTATATGTCATATTATCATATTCAGAAAGAACATTTGGTTTTATTTTCTCTGCCAATGGATATGGCTCAAATGGCATAGATGTGCCATTATTTAGAGCTTTAAAATTATCCACTGGTACCTTGTTAGTAAATCTAAAATCATCAACGGGCGCAGGTGCTGCCCCTATAGAATTAAAACTATCCACTGGGGCAGATGCCGCACCAACAGAATTAAAGTTATCAACGGGTGCGGGTGCTGCTCCTATAGAATTAAAGTTATCAACGGGTGCGGGTGCTGCTCCTATAGAATTAAATTCATCAACAGGTGCAGATGCAGCACCAATAGAACTAAAATTTTCAACCGAGGCTGCGCCATTATCTGATGTATTACCCATATTACATTCCTAATAAACTAAAAATACGCTGTTTTGATGGTACATATAAATTCAATCCTGCCACTAATCCATATATAGGATCAATTAATTGGTCTGGGTTTCTTATTATAAATATCCACCATAAATCTGGTGTTCCATATAAATTATTGCTTAATAAATCAGGACGTTCGTGAAATTTTGTGCTTACTTCTATGCCTTCATCGCCATCATCCGCCGTAACATCACGAAATTCCATATATCTCATATACTGAACTAGATCATTTGCTTGTGGTGTTTTAAAATACGGAGAAGAATTTTTATATATAGTTGTTGGCATTATATCCACCCACCCTTTTTGATTAATTTACCAGTTCTAAAATCATTAAGATTGAAATTTCTTCTCCATCTATTTGGTGAGTTTTGAACCGTCATATTAACAGTAATATTAAATTTGGTTGGTATCCAAGCATCATATGGTTGCGAACTTACCGTTCCGTTAAAACTATCAACTTCTGTTGCTACATCGGTATTAACAATTGAACTGTTTATAGCCGATGATCCATTAACCTCAACATAATCAACATCTTGTGGCAGTTCTATCGAATAACTAGTTACGATAACTGGAACATTATGAAACATTGCGGTACCATGTGCATTGAATAATAACACAGGTGGCGGTGTGCCGCGCAAATTTTTAGATTCTTGATCCAATCCACCAATTCCAAAAAACATTTTAGTAATAGTTCTCAAAAAATGTATAGCAGCTAAACAATATAATGCTTCATCTTGATTCATTGCAGTAAACTGACCAGAACACATTATTTCTTTTGGTGCTACCGACTTGAATGCCATAAATGGCTGATTGCTATGAACAGGATCATATGAATCATATTGAACTGATGTCACATCATTAATAATGGGTGTATAAGGCCACAACAATCCACCCGTTTGATATAATGGTCGCAATATGTTTTCATTATCGCTTAATGATCCATATATTTTATCACGAACGCCGGGCTTTGCTGATAGCCTTGCGCGTTTATCACCAAATGATCCAGCACCAGATTGCTGTCCACCTATTGGGGTTTTTTGAATATCCACCATTGTATTGCTCCATTAATAATATAACAATTATATTTATTTTATAAAATAAAACCTATTATAATAAAACACTTGACTTTTGCTGAAATGCTATTATAATAAAAGTATTTGACTTTTTTTCAACAAAATGATATAATGTTAATTAAATCAACTATTTACCTTTTATATAGGAATATATACCCATGAAAAGAACCACAAATGTATATCTAACAAATAAAGAATTATTATCTGAAATACATATATCGAAAATGACCTACACCACAATAGATGATCCAAAATATTACATGTATGATACAATCGTGTATGATTTAGATGTATTTATGGATGACGAAGTATGCACATATCATTATGGAACATGGGAAGTGGTGTATATACCCAAACCTAAAACCAAAGATAAAAATAAAAAGGAAATAGTCGAAGAAGAAATACCAGAAATATTAACTGAAGAAAAATCAAATTTGTGGGCATTTATGAAACATAAAGACGCTCCACATAGAACAATTATATCAACAAAACTTCTTAAACCAAAAACTTCCGAAGAATTTATATATGAAGTGAAGCAATCAAAGGCTAAAAAATATAACAAAAAAACTGGTATAATACCCAAATTACACGCTGATGATATTTTAACCGGTGATTTGAATATACGATACATGACATATGAGCATATACCATTAGATGAAAATTGGGATGATGAAAAAATAAAAAAGAAAGCATCTGATGGATATACAAAACTCAACTTTCCACCATTTAAACTTTATGTGCTTGAGAATGGTGTGCCTAGATGTGTTGGATTAAGTCATCATATAGATGATAAGTTCAACCACGAAGACGGGAGAACAACTGAAATGTTAGGTCAAATGTATATGAAACTGGTTGAAAAAATAGGCAAAAAAGGTTCATTTAGAAATTATACATACCTCGATGAAATGAAAGCATCAGCATTGGTGCAGTTATCACAAGTTGGATTACTATTCGATGAAGGTAGAAGCCAGAACCCAAATCCATTCGCATTTTATACAACTGTTGTCACAAACGTATTCAAACGCATATTAAACAATGAAAAGAAAGTTCGAGATATACGCGATGATTTAATTGAGCAAGCAGGGCATACTCCTAGCCACTCGCGCCAATCTGAAACCGAATGGGAAAATTATAAAGAGCGATATAATGATAATGACTCAACTTTAATCAAGCAACGCCGTGAATCGAGAAATAAAAATTTGACATAACGAACAGCATTTACTATAATAAATGAAAATAATACTATAGGAATACTTAATGACAGATCAACTCTTTAAAAAAGTTGCTTGTTTCACCGATATTCATCTAGGACTTAAAGGCGACTCTGATCAACATCTAGAGGATTGCGCCAATTTTATAACATGGTTCATAGATAAAGCAAAAGAAAATAATGCAGAAACTTGTATATTTCTTGGTGATTGGCATGACACACGGGCAAAAACAAGCAATAAAACAATGAATGCCAGTTTGAAGAATATCGAACGACTTGCGGCGGCATTTGATAATTTTTACTTTATAACTGGTAATCATGATTTATTTTATCGTGATAATCGTGAAATAAACTCAGTGGAATTTAGCAAACTAATCGACAATGTAACAATTATATCTGAACCATTTTTACAGGGTGATGTTTCTATAATGCCTTGGCTTAACGGCGAAGAATGGAAAGATGTTAAAAAAATAAAAAGCAAATATATGTTTGGGCATTTTGAATTACCTGGCTTTCTCATGAATGCGATGGTAAGAATGCCCGATTCCGGTAATATACATGGTGATCATTTCAAACACCAAGATTATGTGTTTAGTGGTCATTTCCATAAAAGACAAAATCAAGGAAAGATTCATTATATAGGTAACACATTTCCACATAATTTTTCAGATATAAATGATGACGAACGTGGTATGATGCTCCTCGAATGGGGCGGAAAACCAGAATTTTTAGAATGGTCAGAAGCACCTAATTATAGAAAACTCACATTAACGCAATTACTTGAAGAACCAGAAAAATGGATTGATAACCGTTCATATGTTAGGGTTGAAATGGATGTAACACCCACATTCGAAGAAATTGTGTACATTAAAGAAGAAATTAACAATGAATTTAATCCTCGTGAATTGAGTTTAATTTCATTAGCGAATGATGAAGTATTATTAGATTTCGATGGCGATATAAACTTTGAATCCGTTGATGCGGTTGTCCTTACGCATATTGATGCAATTGATAGTGTTAACATAGATTCTGATTTTCTTAAAACAATTTATATGGGTCTAAACGATGCAGAATAAAAAGGAGTATATAATATGAAAGTTATAAATTTATTCGGTGGGCCATGTACTGGAAAATCTACCATTGCAGCCGGTCTTTTTCATGAAATGAAAATGAAAGGATATAATATTGAATTAGTAACAGAATATGCAAAGGATATGACGTGGGAAGAGCGTGGTAACATCCTTGCTGACCCGTTATATATTCTAGCAAAACAACATCGTAGAATATCAAGGCTGAAAGGCAAGGTTGATTATATTATAACCGATTCCCCATTGCTGTTAGGATTAGCATATATAAGTGATGATTATTATAAAAATTGCAAGCCATTATTGCTTGAGATATTTTCATCATATGACAATTATAATTTCATGCTAACACGTCCTGAAACATATAGCGAAATAGGAAGAAATCAAACGTTAGAAGAGGCAAAACTAATCGACGACGCTGTTACAAATGTATTAACCGACAACGACGTCGATTATAAACAACTTCCAGTTCCTATGAGTAAAATATTGTCAATAGTATTAAGTGAGACAACATAAATGCTAAAAATTAAAAATATTACAATAAAAAACTTCATGTCGGTGGGTTCTGTTACTAAATCCATTACACTTGATGAAAATGATTTAACACTGATTTTAGGTGATAACATCGATCAAGGGTCAGATGGAAGTAGAAACGGTGTTGGAAAGTCTGTTATAGTGGATGCATTATCGTATGCATTATATAATGCGCCAGTTCGTAGAATATCATTACCAAAACTTATTAACAAAATTAATGACAAAAATATGATTGTTACGGTTGATTTTGAAAGAGATGACCAACAATACAGAATAGAACGTGGTAAAAAACCAGAAATATTCAAATTTTTTGTTAATGGTATAGATATTGAAAAACCAATCGACAAAAAAGATAAAGCGGAAGGCGAGAAAAAGAATACACAAGTGGAAATAGTGAAAATCTTTGGTATGTCGCACTTATTATTCAAGCATATTCTTGCATTGTATAGCAAAACTATTCCATTCATAGATGAAGGATCAGCAGTTCAACGAACAATTATCGAAGAATTATTGGGTATAACGCAATTAAGTGAAAAAGCGGCTATTTTAAGTAGCAACATGAAAGATACAAAAACTGAAATAGACCGTGAAGAATTTAGACATAAACTTGTAAATGATTCAAATATACAAATACAACAAAACATCAATCAATTTACAATCAAATCAACCGGATGGGATACTACCCATGCAGAAAGTTTAGCTAAATTTGAAAAAAATCTAGAAAAAATGCTTGAAATTGATATAGATGTAGAAATTCAAAAACATCTTGATAATGAAGAACGACAAAATAAAATCAAAACTATAACTGAATCCAATCGTGATAAACAATTGGTTATAGATGAACAAAATCGTGATATACAAAAAAAGCATGATGACAATAAACGCGAACAAACCGATCTACATAGCCAAATGACGCGTGACTATAACGAAGTTGTGGGTATATTATCAACGACTGAAAAGACGCTTGTTGATATTACATCCTCTGAAAAAACACTTATATCTAATAATGAGCATCTTGTAAAACATGCATGTCCAGAATGTGGTCAAGATATACATGACGACAAACACGATGATATGGTTAAGAAAAACGAAAACGAAATCGAACTTATATCATCTAAAAAAGACGTATGTGTAAATGATATAACTGCGATAAAATCGATTATAGTAGAAAAAGAAACATTAGTTCGAGAACAATTGGCATTAATTGATGGCATAACTGCGCCAGTTCTAATGGAAAACGACGAGATGGAACCGGTGCCGGTATTAGAACGACCTAACTTAAATTATGATACAATACACGAAGCATATGAACATAAAACTAATTTTGATAATTTGGTGACCACATATGAAAAAGAAGTAACCAATGAAAATCCATATATTGAACAAATCCAAACTATAACTGATAGCATTAAAGAAATCGATTACGAAATGATTAATGAATTGGTTAATTTATATAATCATCAAGATTTTCTATTAAAATTGCTAACTCGCAAAGATTCTAATATAAGAATACAGATAATAGAACAAAATTTGACATTCTTGAATAGTCGGCTTGATCATTATTGCAAAGAACTTGGTTTACCACATCAAGTATATTTCGGCGGAGACTTGAATGTTGATATTATAAAAACTGGTAATTCATATGATGCTGGTAATTTATCTGGTGGTGAAGTAACCAGATTGGTGTTGGCTTTCAGTTTTGCGTTCAGAGATGTACACGAAGCTTTAAATTTTCCAGTAAATATTATGTTCGTGGATGAATTAATAGATTCTGGAATGGATTCAAAAGGTGCGGAACTGGCATTGCATATTTTAAAAAATATATCAAGAAATAATAATAAAAATATATACTTGATAAGCCATCGTGAAGATTTTATACCACGTGTATCCAATGTTCTTATGGTTACTTTCAACAATAATTTCACTGATTATAATTACGAAATAGACGTTCAGCCTTAATTAATAAAACAAATATATAGGATTAAATATGGTAAGTGGTAGAAAATCAACAAAAGAAGAAATTATAATTTTATTCGAAAGTATACATGGAAACAAATATGATTATTCAAAAATTGATTATATAGGATCACATAATAAAATAGAAATTATTTGTAAAAAACATGGTTCATTTTTACAAAGCCCTAATAATCATTCACATGGTAGCGGATGTCCAACCTGTGGGGCGACTAAAACTTTTGATAATTTTTTAAAAGATGCTAGAAATAAACACGGTAATAAGTATGACTATTCTAAAGTTGTATATATCAATGCACACACAAAAGTGGAAATAATATGCCCAAAACATGGATCATTTTTTCAAATACCAAATAGTCATATAAGATATGATTGTATCAAATGCGGTCATGATAAAAATAGAAAAAATGATAAATAGATATAGCAACTGCTTATAAGGATAATTATTATGTCTGATAACATATATTATGTCTATGCATTAATAGACCCAAGAAACAATAAACCATTTTATATCGGTAAAGGGAAAGAAAAAAGATGTTTCACGCATCTATCTGAAAATAAAGAACGCACCGATAATATATATAAATGGAACACTATTCAAAAAATATATAAATTGGGGTTAGAACCAACTATTAAATTTTTTGAACGTGATATAAGCGAAAATGATGCTTATGATATCGAGGAAGAATTAATTAAACATTATGGACGGAAAAGATTTGATAAAAATGGAATTTTAACAAATTTATGTTTGGGTGCTCGACCTCCAGTTAACAATAGAGGATGTGTGGCGATATCTGGTTTATCATTTGATGAATATTATGGAAAAGAAAAAGCAGATAAAATAAGAAAGAAAATGAGTGATAGCGTAAAAGGTGAGAAAAACAGATTTTATGGAAAAACACATACAATAACAAATAAATTAAAATTCGCAACGAATGCAAGCAAACAATGGAAAGGAGTGTCAAAAACAGAAAGTCATTTAAAAAATTTAAAAAAAACTTATACACCAAAACGCCGAGAAAAATTACGTCAAAATCGCATCATAATGAATAAAAAATTAAACACTCCTGAAATGATAGATAAATTACGATTGCGCAATATTAACCATGGTCGTGAAAAAACCAAACAAACAATTATCAACAATTTAATATTTTATCAAAATACAATCAATGATTTAAATAATGGATTAACCCCGAAAGATATAAAACATAAAAATAATTTTTCACATTCTGTATATTCTAAAATCTGGATGATAAATAAAAATATAACCTATTATAATGATTTAATAGATGAAATAAATGGATGAAATAAATGGCTGGAAGTAAATCTGCAAGATATGGAAAGAATTTTGAGTATGAGGTGCGTGATCTATTACGTGATGCAACCGGAATTACATCTTTTGAACGAACGCCACAATCGGGCGCATGGATTGGAAAATCCAATATATATAAAGCAAAAACTGCTCGTGCTGATATGGTTGACATAATGGCTGGCGATATTGTAACTCCTAAAGGATGGAGATGGGTGATAGAAAATAAAAATCATGAAGACATAAGTGTCCATCAACTATATTTCGGCGAAGAATGTAAACAAATAGACGAATTCTTAGGACAAATATGCGATGATGCCATAACTACCAATAAAGAACCGCTATTAATATTTAAATTAAGGAAGAAACCATATTCATTTAAGAAAAAATTTACAGATTTATTAAAATCAGCAAAAATACCAACACCTAAAGTAAATTCAATAACAACTGGTATCATGGTAGCCGAAATAGCCGAACATTGTGAGGATATATCAAAAATAAACCATATATTCTATACAAAAAAATTAGAAGATGGAACTGAACAATCATGGAGATTTTTCGATTTTGCTACATGGTTAACGGTAATAAAAGATAGACAATTCAAAGAACAAAAATAATATTGACAAGTATTACAATATTATATATTATAAACAAAATTAACAAGGTCATTAAATGTCACCACAACCAAAATATAATCACTTAAAAGAAATGTCAAGCCGTGGCATTGATAGAAAGCAACAAAAACAAAAAAACTATGCAAACCATAGAGATATTCTACCAACACCGCCGCAGAAAAATGCATTAAAAAGTTTATTTGTGGAAGAAATGAAATTTTATAACAATTTCATTAAATTAATGCAACCGAGATTAAAGACATCACCATCATTTTATGAAAATATAGGTGAAAGACAAAAATTGTTATTTGTTAAATTGGCGCAGATTGGTTTTAATGTGCGAGATATAACAAATAGAAAAAGCAAAAACGTTGTATTACCTAAATCATTAGAACAATATCGCGATATATTATTTGGTATAACCGGTGATAAAGAAGTGGGATTAAATGAAACACTTGCGGTATTCTACGAAATATGTAAACATCGGGCCATTGTGTTATCAGACACCCGAAAAAATATGGCATATGAATTTTTAAATTTTTATATCAAACAAACTAGATCGCATGATAATATGTACACACTTGAAGAAGTTGATAAAATGCAAAAACGGCATATACAATTAGCTAAATCGCAAGTAACGATGTCATTGGTTCGTACCGCAACTGAATTCGGAGATGAAACTCACACTGAGATAAAAATCCCACAGTTGAAAACACCATTGATCATGGATGCAGATTATAATGACTTACAATCATGGAATATCATGATTATACATAAAGACCCATCGCAACTCGATTTAGGAAATACAAACCTTAATTGGGAAGTTGATTTTAGACAAACAGAAGACAAATACTTACTCAAATACGTAGAAACGCCTAACCCAATTGCTAAGATGAATAGCAGATTTATAAAGAAATAATTAACTAACACATATACAAATACATATACAAACATCATAGATGAACAATAATCTAATACATATACTAACACAGAACCCTTACACATACATGCTATAATAAACTACCGACGGGATATAGACCGTGGTTATGAATCCTGATGTATGAGGATGATCTGGAATAGAATGACTGATGGTGATGATAATCAAGACGCCATGATGTGTTATGAAGCAATGAAACGCACGCACTCTCCCAATGGAGCAGCTACCAGCCAGAATAAACAAAGAGGGGCTTTGACTGATGGTTAAAGTAGAACAAGAAGGATGCGCTGTCTGAGCTATTGACATCATCCAGCTTATATCAATACGTTCAGGTCATTTATCGGCGTGATATAAGTACCGAATCCAACAGGACTATGGGAACTAAAGATGGTAAAGGGATTCCGCCATGCGCTTTATGCGTTTCCAGTGAATGACTAGAAGCTCACTTATACTATGTGCAAACAACTTATAAATGATTAGACTAAATCCTTCCATTATAACTCTTTTCTAAGTGTTATAAAGGGGGGATAAAAGTCTAATTAACAGTGCAATATAAGAATTGAACTACGTTCAACTAAGTGTAACATAGCTTATTATTGTAGACCTATCATAATATACCATAATAATGATAAGAACATAATGTTAAAGATGTAAAGGCTTTATGAATGAACGTAGTGAAATGAATAAAGACGAACATCAGAAAGACGTAGTCTTTCTCTAAACATAAGTAAATTATATTATAGGAAGTCCTGTCTTTTCTGTTGTCTCAATATTACTTTTTATTTTCTTGGTAATTGTTTCTCTGTGTGATGCGGTAAGTCGCCATGCTTGATCCCATGATATCGATCCTCTCATGTACCAACATATGTCCGTCACTTCTTTTTCTAAGGCTCTTGCTTCAAATGAAAGATCGATCATAAAATCGCGTATTTCATCTGGAGACGAATTCAAGAGCTTTGTTCGAAAAAATGCGATGGATCGAAGTTAACTGATGTTTTCCATTCATGTTGACAATTATCACAATCAATTTCCATTTCTTTTGGAATGCCTACTTCATTAAGTTTTTTGATGGCTTCTTCTATTTGTTTTGTATCGTTTCTACTTGTTTTACTTAAAAACTCGCTTATGAAATCTTGATTGTCTGTAACTAACTTGCCTTCTCTATGAACACTGGTAATACTCAATGATAGCAATTCCATTGTTAAATCTACTGCTTTTTTATAACTACCTGCTGCTTTTGCTGCTTTTTCTTCATCGGATAAATCTTCAGACATTAACATTTGTAAGAATTTTCCTTCATTAAATGCCAATAATGCAGCCTTAACAGATGATGTATAAGTATATGGTTTTATTTTTATAACTAAACCATTTTCTAATTTAACTTGTGCATTCGGTTCTAATTTGTCTGCATTAGATAGCAACCATGAAATATCTAAACCGAATTCTTTTTCTGTTTGACATTCTGGACATTCTGATGAGTAATCAATTTGGATGCCATAAGTGGCTTGTCGTATAGCCAATAATAATACTTCAATGTCATTCATTGGTAAATCTCGAACATTTGTAATACCGGGTGCGCAACTTTGTATAACTCTTGCGACTGATTCACCGTTAAGTAATGCATCAGGGCTTTTAAATAATAATTCATCTGCCGTAGTCATTGGATATACTTCTATTTCGCCATCTACCGATGTGATGATATCACCCTTTTCGCTATAAAAACCACATGATGGCAGGGGTACATATATAGGAGTTCCTCTAAAAAATTCAGATAGTGGATTTTGTTCATTAACCATGGATTTTATTCCTCAAATAAATAATAATGTAATAGTTTTGGGATTTAGTCAAAATACTTAACCAAAACTATTTATATAACTATTTATAACAGGTTTTAACACATGGCAACAGATAATCCATTATTAGGCGGCGGCGATGATTCTTTTAACGATTGGGCTTCAGAAACTACTCAAAAAGAATTAAAAAAAATTCTTGAAGGTAAACTTAAAAATTACGACGCTAAGAAAATTGAAGAGTTATTAAAGAAGATCGAACTGAATACTCGTGCACTTAAAGGTAAAGGCGCGAGTGGTACTGGTGGTGCTAGTGGAATTGATTTCACTAAGGTAGTTAAGAATATAAATTTATCAGGCGGTTCTAGTGCTTCGGGTGGTGCTGGTCCATCTATTGCTAAAATAGTAGAAGATGCTACCAATTCTCCTTCACGAACAGGTGGTGCTGGCGGTGGCGGTGGCCCAATTATAAACAATGATGAAATAAAAAACGCAAAAGAAGAAGAAACTGAAGCAGTTAAAAAATCTACTGGAGGTTTTTGGGATTTATCCAAATCTGTAAGTGCGTCCACAATAGGATTGATTAGTTTTACTGCTGTAGCCGGTGCATTGGGTGCATATATAGGAAACTCAATTGATGGTTATAGAGAACTTATTAATGCAGGTAGCAATTTTAATAGTTCATTGTTAGAAATGAGAAAAGCATCAGCAGATGCTGGCATGGGGTTTGACACTTTTGTTAAGGTATTAACAAAAAACAGTCAAGTTGTTAAAATGGTTGGCACAGGAGAATTTTTATCATTACAAAAAAGAATTCGACGCGTGGGTGATGATTTTGGGCAGTTTGGATTAACAGTTGAAGGAACCAGTGATTTTCTATCTGATTACTTAGAAACAAATATTCGTTTGGGTAATAGGCAGAAAATAGATGAGACGTCAAGGGCGATAGGGTTTAGATCATATATGAATGAATTGACATCATTATCGAAAGCTACTGGTATACAACGTGAAGAATTGGCTAAAAATGCCAAAGGTGTTGCAGATAACTCTAATATTCGCACAGCGATGAATAGAATGTCTAAATCAGAACGTGAAGAATTTAGTAAGACAATGGAAACTATGGGTTTAAAAATGGCAGCATTTGGTGATCCTATGAAAGAATTGATGGCTGATGCAGTTGGATCATTTATGTCTACTGGTAATATAGGTTTATCAGATTTGGGTAAAATCGCGGCAGTTGCCAGCGGTGAAACCGCCAATGCGATGACGTCTATGGTGAAAAGAATACAAGGTGGCGGCGATGATGCAAATTTGGCATTAGCAGACTTAGCGAAATTAATGAGAGGAACCGATTTTCTTAATGCAGTAGGTGCAATGGAAGTGGCTAATAATTCAGCGGCTCTAGCAGTTAGTGCAGCCGCAGGAAAATGGATGCATAGTTCAGACACACAAGCTTCCGCTATACTTGACGCAACGCGAATGACGAGAGAACAAACTGATGCGATAGCAAGAAAAGAAGCCATCGAGTCGGCTGGTTCAAAGGCGCTATTAAACGTTCAATCCAATATGGGTAAAGCGTTTGGAACAATGCAATTTGCTATATTAAATGGTCTCACGCCTGCTATAACAGGCGCTGGTGTTATATTTTCTGATATGATGGATGTTATCATGGGCGCATTTACTAAAGATCGAATGGATAGTATTGTATCAACGTTGGGTGATGCGTTTAAAACAGTTCAGAGTTGGGGTGATAAATTCGCATTATGGATAGGTGAAGGTGGTATTGAACGTAGTATTAAAAATATAATAGGATTTACGCAGTCTTTGGGTGAATCGATGATGTTTTTGGCTGATAATATAGATGTTATAATTGCTGGTACAGCCACTCTTGCGGTGATATTTGCTGGATTAAAGATAATCGGTATAGCTCTTGCACTCGGCGGCGCGGCGATAGCAGGCCCAGTGGCGCTAGTTGTTGGTGGTGTTATCGCGTTGGGTGGTGCTATTGCATTAGTGGTTGCATATTCAGAAGAATTAGGTGGATTTATTTCAAGATTTGGTGAGAATATGTGGAATAGTGTTAGACTTGGACTAACAACGTGGCCGATTGGTAGTTTATTAATGGATTCGATTAATAGCATGTTTGATACTAATTTTGATTTTGGTGGATATGTAGAAAGTGTATTATATAAATTAACGGGTGGCATTTTTGGTAAAGACGCACCTAAGCCAGGATTTTCATTTGGCGATGATGTTGGTAGTGTCGCCGTTGGTGTTAATGATAATAAATCACCTGAAGATATAAAGAAAGATCGCGTAACTATAGCAAGAGAACGATCATTTAAAGAGATAAAAGCTATTCCTGATTTAAACCATAATCAATTATCAAGAGCAAGGCGCGGAACGAATTTATCTACTGATGATTTGAAGGCTGATATGGCTGATGATGGAGTACTTACACCACAAAATAGAAAAATAATAGAAGAGAAAGCTAATAGTGGTGAAAAGTATGCCAAGTTGTTATTAGAGCAAATGACTAGAGCGAATGATTTAGCAGAGCAAGCGCAACAAGCACGCGAAGAACAAATAAAACAGACAAAAAAACGTCAACCTAGCTTTGGAATGGCTAGTTCTGGAACATAACAAGACTAAATAGTATTGTTACTATGTTGGTTATATCACAAAGTATATACAGATCGTAATAAATAACTTAAATCATTATAAGGAATATCTATGTCCTGGACAAAACATTTTCAGTCGTCGTCGACCCGAAATCGTCAAAAGTTGGCGTCTCGTTTTATTGACGACCCTATAACATCAGCAAGCCCTAATTCATTTTCAAACAGATTCACAAGTTGGCTACCAGAAGTATATTCTGGTCAACCTAACCGTATTGAGAGATATTCACAATATGATAACATGGATTTAGATACTGAAATAAACATGGCGCTTGATACTATTGCTGATTCCATGTCAGAAATTAACGAAGATACCAACACGCCATTTAAATTTACATGGAACGCAGGAATAACTGAAGAAGATACTGATATGCTTCAACAAATGTTGAGGCAGTGGACACAAGTTAACGATTTAGATAAACGTATGTGGAAGATGATTCGTAGTATTTTAAAATATGGCGATCAATTTTTCATTCGTGACCCTGATACATATAAATTGTATTGGGTTTCACCAGATAAAATAGACAGTGTTGTGGTTGACGAATCTAAAGGTAAGAAACCAGAACAATATATTATAAGAGACTTAGATGCTAACTTACAAACATTAGTAGCATCTGGAAATCAAAAGAAACCATCTGACCAACGTGGTTATAGTTCAGGCCCAATGGCTAGTGGACAGCAAGGTGGTGCTTTAAATACAGCAGGAAGACAACCCGGTGCTAGATTCCAACAGGGAACTGGTGGGGCACAAACTGGTGCGGGTGCTGGATTGGCATATTATGTTGATGCAGATAATGTTATCCATATGTCATTATCAGAAGGAATGGATAATATCTGGCCTTTCGGTATTTCTATATTAGAAAACGTATTTAAAGTATATAAACAAATGGAACTCATCGAAGACGCGGTTATTATATATCGTGTTCAACGTGCTCCAGAACGACGAGTATTTTATGTTGATACAGGTAGACTTCCAAACCACAGGGCTATGGCATATCTTGAACGTATTAAAAACGAAATCCAGCAGAAAAGAATCCCTAGCAGAACCGGCGGTCAACAAAATGTGTTAGATGCCACGTATAACCCAATGTCTATGCTAGAAGATTACTTTTTCGCTCAAAACGCGGATGGTAAAGGTTCCAGAGTTGAAACTTTACCAGGAGGTGATCAACTAGGTCAGATTGATGATATGAAGTATTTCCATCATAAAATCCGTACCGGTCTTCGAGTTCCTCGTTCTTATATGCCAGATTTTGATGATGGTGGTGGCGCTATCTTTAATGATGGGCGAGTAGGAACGGCGTATATCGAAGAGTTACGATTCACCAAATATTGTGTAAGATTGCAAAACATGATGGCAACTCACTTTGATAGAGAGTTTAAATTGTTTTGTAAACAGCGCGGTATCAACATACATGCGAATCTATTTCAATTAACTTTGAATGAACCACAGAACTTTAGTAAGTATCGCCAAACAGAAGTTGATGGTGCGGTATTAAGTGTTTACAGCCAAGTTGCTGATATTAAACATATATCGAAATCATATGGTTTGATTAAGTATGCTGGGTGGACAATGGAAGATGTTCTTGAGAATGAAAAATGGTGGGCTATTGAAAATGCTGACAAGATAGAAGCAGGTGAAGTTGCAGCCTCTGGTGATGAAGATATGTCATTCAGTGATACTGGTGCTACATCTGATGGTATGGATGCAGATGCAGGTGGCGAAATCGATTTAGATGGCGGTAATGATGATGGTGATGGCTCTGCAAGTGCGATAAGTGGTGATGAAGGCGGTGATGGTGGCGATCTTGAGTTATAATATAAATAATAAGAAAGGGGATTGATGTTATGAAATTATCTGAGTTTGTACCAAAAGAGATTATGTTAGAGTTTGAAGATTTTTCTGATCTTGCATCATTGACGTTGAATAATCCAGAACAAGATGATTTAAGTAAACAGAATAATAGCAATCGTTATGATAAATCAAGAAAACCTCTTATAAGTTTACGACATATACATAAATTAAAGTTAATACAAGCAGCCAAGCAAATAGAAATGGAAGAACGGAAGAAGTTGATGGGACTGATGTATTCAGTGCCAAATGATGAAGAATCTGTTTAAAATCAATCAAAATATATAAAATGTTAAAAAAAGGGTGTTAAATCACTCTTTTTTTATTTGTCTGTATAAATAATTGTGATTAAAGGATTAATAGTTCTTACCTTTCTCGTTAGGCTGAGAAATCAATGGAGATTATTCGAATGACAAACAGAACACATTTAGAAGAAGCTTTAGAATTTTTGATTAATGAAGAAGGCGAGCAGGCAACTGCTAGTTTTCATAAATTCATCATCGGAAGTGCTAAAACAATTCATGAATCTTTAATGGCAGAAGATGCTATTGATGATGATATCACTGAAGGCGACGAGAAAGTTGAAGAAACTAAAGACGAAGAAGTAACCGAAGCTAAAGATGAAGAAGTTACTGAAGAAGCTGAAACTGATACCGACGACAAAGTTGAAGAAGGTATGAATGAATATTTCAGTGGTGGTGATTTAGGTGAAGCAGGCGACGAAGTTGCACCTGATATGGAACTTGATGCTGCTCCAGAAATGGACGAAACAGTAACTGTTCCTTTATCCGATCTTGAAGAATTAAAAGCAAAATTTGAAGAAATAACTGCTGCCGTTCCTGAATTGGCTGACGATGATCTTGGTGCTGAACTTGGTGCTGTTGATGACGTTGCTACCGGTGACGAATTTGCCGCAGAATCTAACCCTTTTGCTGAAGGCGAAGAAAACAAAGAAGAAGCAGTTGAAGAAGCAGTATCGCATGGCGATGGTGTTCAAAGCACTGCTGGAACCGATGCTAACGGTGGTGGAACACATGGTAAAAATGCCAGTATTGCACACAATTCCGATGTTGGTAACAAAGATGATTCTAAATTATCCGAAACAGCAGAATTCGACTTCGATTTAACTGAAGACGATTTTCTTGATCTTGAAGAAGGTTTAAAATCAGTAAGTGTTTCCATGGGTGGTGAACAAGGCGGCGTTAAGTATGCTGGCGAAGAAACCAACACGAAATCAACTGTTGCTGATAAAGACAAATCTGATGTAAAAGCTGATCCTAAAACAATGATATCAAAGCAAGATGAGCATGGCACATACAAACGTGAATCTGCACCTTCCAATGATAAACTTCCGCATAGTGGTGAAAACAATCACGATAAAGCCGAAGGAACACCGGGACGTAGTTCAGTTTCTGGACATGGTGGATTAGAAAGCAATAGTGGTAATGATGGTGGTGAACAGGGCGGCAAGAAGTTTGCTGGCAAAGAAACCAACACAAAATCGATAATTGGTTCTGCTGGTAGCAGAAACGAAAAATAAGGAAGACAAGTTAAAATGGGAATACTAACAGAACAGATGTCAGGTAAGCAAGCACAATGGGTTGCTGAATCTGTCGACGGGAAGAATGGTAAGAAAAACTTGTTTTTAACTGGATGTTTTATTCAGGGTGATATCAGAAACCAAAATGGAAGAATTTATTCCAAAGGCGAGATTACTGGTGCGGTTGGTTCTATAACAGAACAAATACTTAGCGGTGAAAGCGTTATTGGTGAATGCGATCACCCCGAAGAACTAACAGTAGGATTAGACCGAGTGAGTCATATGATCACCGAAATGAAAATGGATGGTGCAGATGGTATAGGCAAGTTGAAAATCTTATCTACCCCATGTGGAAATATAGTTCAAACACTCATCGAAGAAGGTGTTCGACTTGGTGTATCTTCCCGAGGTTCGGGAAATGTTGATGATAATGGTTATGTTTCGGATTTTGAAATTGTGACTGTTGACATTGTAGCGAAACCGTCCGCTCCGGGCGCTTATCCTGAAGCAATGTACGAAGGCATGCAATATGCTGCCGTGTATGAAGCTTTAGGTTATAAGGCAAGGGGAAACAACATAGCAGACTTAGCAGATGCGGTTAACCATGATCGTGCCGCCCAGAAATACCTTAAGGAAGGTGTTATGGACTGGTTTGGTAACTTAAAATCTTAAGGAGATTAAACTATGAAAGATGATGCTTTAAAACCTCTTCTTGAGAACGAACTTTTAGATGATGCTTCCAAGCAAGCGATAAGTGAAGCTTGGGAAATTAATCTTAAGGAAGCTCGCGAAGAGATTGAAACACAACTACGTGAAGAATATACTTCACGCTACGAGCACGATAAAGGTGTTTTAGTGGAAGCTGTTGAACGTATGGTCACAGACGGTATGTCAGTAGAAATCGCTGAATTTGTAGCAGATAGTAAAAGACTCACAGAGCAACAAGTTAAGCTTGCCGAAGAAATTCGTAAAGCAAGAATTGATGCTAAAGAAAAACTAGCAGAACAAATGCAAATGTTAGAAACATTCGTACTTGAAACGTTAGGAACCGAAATTGGGGCGTTTGAAGCAGACCGCCGCGAAATCAAAGAAGGTAAGCGTGCCGTTGCTAAGAAACTTCGCGAATGCAGAGTGGAATACAACGAAAAACTTGCCGAAAGTGTTGCTAAGATGGGCGATTTTGTAGTTAATCAGTTATCTACAGAAATGGGCGATTTCCATCAAGATAAAGTTGCACTTCGTAATCAGCGTGTGCGTATGATTGCAGAAGGGAAGAAAGCGATTGCTGAAACCCGTAAGCAAATTATTGCACGTAGCTCTAAACTAATCGAAAGCAGAATTCCGAAAATGCTTGAAGCAGAAATGACACAGTTTAAAGATGACATCATTGCTTCTAGACAGAAGAAATTTGGTTCCGAAATGTTTGAAGCATTTGTAGCTGAATACAAAACAACATTCTTTAACGAATCTGTTGAAGTTAAAAAACTTAGTGATCAAATCGTTGAAAGCGATGAGAAACTTAAGAAAGCTTCCGCATTATTCGAATCAGCAACCAAAATGGTTAAAGATTCACAAAAGAAACAGGTACTTGCAGAAAGTAAGGCAACTCGTATTGTGGTTACAAATGAATTGCTATCTAAACTATCTGGAAGCCAAAAAGACGTTATGGCAGAATTACTTGAAGGTGTGAAAACGGAAAATCTTCGTGCACAGTTTAGAAAGTATATCCCTGCTGTTACTAGCGGTGCCGGTGCTACCGCTTTGAGCCGTAAGACTTCCACTGTGAAGCCCTTACAAGAAGGCAAAAAAGAAATTACTGGAAACAAAGAAAACAACAAACTTACCGAGAGTGTTGACTCCGAGGATGCCAGCGACGTTGCTGAACTCATCGAGATGAAAAGACTCGCAGGCATGAACTAAGGAATCTAAAGGAGATTTATAAAAATGAGTAAACTATTTGAATCAAACTGGGATACCACAAGATCAGCACTTTGTGAAGGTTTGGAAGGAACTAAAAAACAAGTTATGGAAACAGTTCTTAACAACACCCGCGCAGAGTTAAAGCTTATGGAATCCGCAACAGCAGGTGCAACATCCGCTGGTAACGTAGCAACCTTGAACAAGGTTATCCTACCAGTTATCCGCCGTGTTATGCCAACTGTTATCGCTAACGAAATCATCGGCGTACAGCCAATGACCGGACCTGTTGGTCAAATTCACACATTGCGTGTGCGTTATGCTGACACATTTGGTACTGGAGCAGGTGCGCCTGTTACTGCTGGTACTGAAGCATTAGGCCCATTCGAAATTGCACGTTTCTATGCTGGTAACGGCGACGGAAACAACCCACGTGCTGCTTCTACAGCAGTATTGGAAGGTGTACCTGGTAATCGCTTGAACATCCAAGTATTGAAAGAAACCGTTGAGTCAAAGACACGTAGATTGTCTGCTCGTTGGACTTTCGAAGCTGCACAAGATGCACAAGCACAGCAAGGTATTGATATCGAAGCTGAAATTATGGCTGCGTTGGCTCAAGAAATCACTGCTGAAATCGATCAGGAAATCTTGGTTTCCCTTCGTGCTCTTCCGGGTGCTCCAACAGCCATCTTCGATCAAGGTAACGTAAGTGGTACAGCTACTTATGTTGGTGATGAGCATGCTGCACTTGCAGTTTTGATCAACCGCCAAAGTAACTTGATTGCTTCCAGAACACGTCGTGGTGCTGGTAACTGGTGTGTTATATCACCAACTGCTTTAACTGTTCTTCAAAGTGCTACAACGTCCGCGTTCGCACGTACTACTGAAGGTACATTCGAAGCTCCAACAAACACAAAGTTCGTTGGAACATTGAACAACTCCATGAGAGTTTATGTTGATCAATATGCTGGTGATTCTACTCCAGTTCTTATTGGTTATAAAGGTCAAGGCGAAATTGATGCGGCTGCTTATTACTGCCCATACGTTCCGTTGACATCTTCAGGCGTTATAATTGATCCACAGACTTTCGAGCCTGTAGTTTCTTTCATGACGAGGTACGGATACATCGAGTTGACGAACACGGCCAGTTCCCTTGGAAATGCTGCTGATTATGTTGGTTTGGTTGGTATCAATACAGCGAACTTGAAGTTCCTTTAAGCCTTGTGCTTATAGGCTTTTCATTAAGCAAAAATTCAGGCAGGAACTTCGGTTCCTGCCTTTTTTGTTGACTTTATTCATGTGTATATGATATAAATACTACTATGAATAATAAATTTTATGTATACATATATTATGACCCAAGAAATAATCAACCGTTTTATGTTGGTAAAGGAACTGGTGCGCGTTTATATGACCATCTAAAAGAATCTATAGAACGAACAGCAAATAAACGCAAGCATTATAAAATACAATCTATCCGACGTGATGGGTTAGAGCCAGTAGTTGAAAAATATAAAGATAATCTTACTGAAAATGAAGCATATGATTTAGAAGATGAACTCATAATAAAATGGGGTAGAAAGGATTTTGATAAAAACGGCATTTTGTTTAATATAGCAGAAGCAGGCATTAGAGTTCCGGTGTATCGCGGCAAGGATCATTATAACTGGGGTAAAACTGGTGCCATGCTAGGAAAAAAATTAACACCGGAACAAAAAGAGCGCCAACGAATAGCACAAACAGGCAGAACGCGAGAACCATTTAGTGATGAATGGTTAAAAAATATGGGTAAGAAAAAGAAAGGTGATAAAAATCCAATGTATGGTAAAAAACATTCACTTGAAACTTTGGAAAAGATACGCATCAAAGCACAAGATAGAATTCATAGTCCAGAATCAAATGAAAAACGTTCTGAAACATTGAAAAAAACCGCCGCGAAAAAATACCAACGTATCATTCCTGAAATACTTACTATCCAGCAGGATGGTATAATCACATATCGAGGTATTGCACGCGAACTTAATAATCGTGGATTTAAGACTGATCGTGGTTCTATATTCCGTGATGATATAGTGAAACGTATTTTGACTACAATGAACACCACAACATAATATAGACTCCCCGCCCACCCCTATGCTATGCTACTGTTAAACATTATAGAGGCATCATTATGAACACACTAGCAACATGGCACTGGCACATAGAAATTAGTTCTAAGTGTACACATAATACGGCACAAGAATGGTGATTTAAGTGTATATGCAAGTAAATTCAACTGAATATATGTTCACTTGTCATGAAGTAGCGTTGCCTACTAAATTGATTCAAGCCTATCATGTCGTTTCAGGTATGCCACATACTGCATATGTATTTGACGATCAGGCACCGATTCAATGGTTGATTGATAATGATATAGATTATAAGAATGAAAAAACAGATCAATACACACGAAGGATATTAGTAATAAAATCGATAGAGAATTCAATGGCATTCAAGTTGAGGTGGATATGATATTAAAACAATTGCCACCAAATGATAGGCAAATATATTTCCATATGTTTGATGTAACATTAGAAAGTGGTGAATATAAAAGTCATATTACTAAATGGTTGAAGGAAAATATAGGTAGATATAAATTTATGGAACGAGATAGAAAATGGATTGTTAATAATTATCGTGGTAAACATAATAGATTTTTCTATGGGTTTAGGTATAGCGAAGATGCGATGGCTTTTAAATTGATGTGGATATGATTATATTTGATCAACGGTATCATGTTAGTGAGTTTTTATCTGTATATCAAAAATGGATAAAGGTGGGAGTGAGTAGAAGTCTTGCTACAGGTATGTCAGATGAACATGATGTAACGTATTGTCGTGATGCTGATATTATATATGAAAAACTTGCAGAAAATATGATTGAAATATCTTTATGGATATATGAAAATATAAACTCTGAATATATTGCATTTAGTATGTATGAACATGCATTTTTTATAAAAAACGAATGTGATGCGATGGCGTTTAAATTGAGGTGGATGTAAATTATGAAATGTGAAAAGTGTTCAAAGGAAATAATAAACAAATGGAAAGTATACCCCGAAGAACCCGGTTATTCTATCATATCAAAGGATGGAAAAGATGGTCATCCTATGGGATTCAAACGATTTAAAACAAAATGGGCTTATTTAATTTGCTTCAGTGAAAATCATTTCTCTGAAAAATGGCAAAGAAAGATTCATAAATGGTGGAGTTCGCAAAATGGTTAGATGTATAAATTTTCCAAGTAGATACGATGAAGAATTGTATAATTTAACCAAACATGTTAATGATTATCAAGAAGAGGTAGATAAAATAGCACGACGAAGAGAAATGGCGAAACATTCTTCATATAACAGCGAAGAATTTGTAAAAAATCTAACAGAAGATGAACCGACAGCGATAACGTCATTAAGAAAAGCAAATATTAATCTTACATATTTTAATACATTCACTCGCGATGATTGGAAATTTAATTCTAAAATAATAAAAGGCAATAATACATTAATAAGAAAATGGTGTTTATCAGAATTAAAATATAAACCATATTCAAAATTGGCAGTTGGAGGAACATTGTATATATTTCGTGATGATACGGATGCAATGGCGGCATATTTAAGGTGGTCTACGTGATTTATATTGACCTACCGTGGAATCTATATAATCATAATGAAACGATGCAAAGATTTTTTGATAATATAGATGATGATAACTTGTTTGATTTAAAATATTTAAAACCCAATGAAGATATGGTATCATGGTTGAACGAAAATGATATATCATATGAATTTGTTACCTCAAAACCAGTTAAAACAATGTGCGGCAAAGATGGTTTGTTGCATGATTATTTTATAAAACTCGACATTAAAGAGGACGCTATGGGGTTTATATTACGATGGATATAATGACTTATGTATTTGAAAATGATGAACATTTTGTAGAAATCGAGCCAAGTCTTGCGTTATTACCAAATGGTGAAAAAATAGTTTACAGTGGACTTGTGATACATAATGATGTAATTAAGTGGTGTGACGATAATTTTAATAACTGGAAATATTCATGGGATTCATATGATGCACCTAAAATACAATTTGAATGCAAGGAGGACGCTATGGGGTTTATACTACGATGGGTATGAAAAAAACAAAACGATCTGATATCAGACTTGTTTGTTCTATGAGAATTGATGATGAAAAATTGGATTGGTTCAAAGATAATGATATACATAAATATTATTTGTTTAATAATGTAAACAGTGGTGCACATATATCGTTTAAATATGCAGAGGACGCGATGGCGTTTAAGTTGATGTGGTTATGATTCAACTTGACGAACATGACCATTTTAATATAGAATACGAAGATTATAAGAACAATATGTATTTTGTTATGTTAAATGATGAAATAGAAGTATGGATTCGTGAAAATCTAAATAGTGATTATGATTTAGATTGTGAAGATTATTATTATTATAAAGATTCATCAATATATATCACATTTGCCAACGATGAAGATTCTGTCGCATTTATATTGAGGTGGATATGAAACTAGTAAAATGTAGAAAGTATAAAAAAGGATCAACCGTTCCGTTAGAATACTTCAAATATGAATTACGTTTCGATAAAGAAACGGTTAATTTAATATGCAATAAACATAAAAATCCGATAGATGGTCTTACTGATTGGTGTGATGAAAATTATGGCCCTATGGTACCAAAAGATGGCGTTAAAGGATGGAATTGGGCGATGTGGGCTACACCACATTATAAAAATGTAGAGGCTATAGTATTTTTGCATTTAGTTGAGGACGCGATGGCTTTTAAATTACGATGGACATAAATAAAAAACCAAAACTTACAACTTTGTATTCATTGAGTTTATTGAGTAGTATAGAAATAGTATATCCAAAAATTGAAGTGTTTATGGATTATAAAGCTAACGTAATATTAATTATTGACAACGTAGATGATATAACGCTTGGGCATCATGGGATGGATAAAAATTTGAAATGAATTATATAACGCGACAATCATCGGGGTGGTTTGCAATAACTAGTTATTGGTATCGAACAGATATTTATACATTATCACAACAACAACGAAAATGGATTGAATGCAATATTCGTGGTAGATGGACGGAAAACGCGTTTGGATGTGTAATGTTTGAACACGAAGATGATTACATATTATATATGTTTGCTGGATCATGAAAAAACTTAAACATATATTATCATGGGATATTTCAGATGATATCAAATCTAAATACAATGAAGATGTAGATATTCCATATGAGCATGATAAATTTACAGTAGAGTTTTATTTATGTGAAGACCTCTGTGATGATGAATGGGAATCATATCGAGTTAAATTTGTAGAACTTGATGATTATTATGATTTACGAATAGCAGTATATGCTATGGATATAAGCCGTGAAATAGAAAAACGTGATGGTGGCACAATTGTAGAGTTTATATACCATGTGTTGATGGATTTAATAAATGAAGAGGATAAAGAGATAGCCATGCGGGACTTTTTAGATGAAATAAGTGATTAAATATGTCAAAATATCTACGAAAACAAAAAAGAAAAACTAAATTATGTTTAAAGAAAACATATACATTAGAACGAACGTTATCTAAAGAAGCGCGAGAAGAAATAGAAGAATGGTGTGAAGAAAATCTCACAGGGAGTTGTATGTGGTTAAGAACTGGATGGAATGATTCAAATACTATGGGATTTCAAGATTTATATGATAAAATGGCATTTATTTTGCGTTGGGCGTGAAATATATTGACCTACCAGTATGAAATAATATATTATAATACAATATTAATATGGAGTATATTAAATGAGTGACAATACTTTTGCTGACATGACGTTGTCGGAGCAAATACAGGTAGTTAATGATAGATTTATGGGTAATCACCCTGATAGAATAACACAACCAAGTGAATTATTTAATGTTTTGGGTGAAACTGTTTATATAGTTCTTTCGCCATTCGGTAAAGACCAAGATATAGGCAATGGTTATATTTTTGATATGAGTATTGATGAAATACGATCAAAAGATGGTGAAATATTGAATAATTATGACGTATTATCAATAGATAGTTTAGAAAATCCCGTATGTATATGCAATGATGATGAATTTAAAGCATTATGTTTGCGAGATTTGAACATTATACCAAATATATATAATAATCATGCTGCATTTACAACAAGAGATGGCGCTGAAGCATACGCCATGTTTAGAAAAATTCAATGGTTAGAAGAACAATCGTTAATAGATATGTCAAATGAATTTGATTTTTGGATGACGGACGAACAATATAATTCAGATAAGAAAATAATCGATAAAAATAAGGAAAAATAATATGTTAGTAGGTGTTGTTGGTTTTATTGGCTCCGGTAAGGGTGCTATAGGCGATTTATTAGTTAAAAATAATGGTTTCACGACAGATAGTTTTGCAAAATCAGTTAAAGATGTTGCTTCGGTGATATTTGGATGGGATCGCGAGATGCTTGAAGGAAAAACAGATGAATCAAGGCATTTTAGAGAACAGCCAGATAGATATTGGTCTAAGAAACTTGATATTAAGAATTTTACACCACGACAAGCACTGCAAATGGTTGGAACTGAAGCAGGGCGTAACATATTTGGTGAAGTAATATGGACTGCTGGTGTTGAAAGACGTTGGTTGGACGCAAAAAAACCTAATACTGTTATCACTGATTGTAGATTTCCTAATGAAATAGATATGATACGCAAATTGGGTGGGCGCGTACTGCGCATTACACGCGGGGCAGACCCTGAATGGTATCAACAGATGCTATTTTTTAATAAAGGCATGTGTGATGAAGAAGACTTGCGCATGATACGCCAACGACGTGCTACAAAATCTATACCACATGAAAGCGAAACCGCATGGATTGGGTGTAATTTTGATGAAAATATATCAAATGATGGCACACTTAAAGATTTAGAAAAAACAATGGTTGAAATTTCTGATAAATTGCTTGAAGCTTCTGAAATCCAACTTGGATTAGATTTGTGACATCAATAACTCCATCAGATATACCATTTATTGGTAAAATAGCAGATGATGTGTGCCTTAGTGGTGGGGCAGCAGGGGCTGATGTTGCGTGGGGTAATGCTGCCCTATCTGTTGGTCATCAGGTGGTTCATTGGTCGTTTAAAGGGCATAAATCGCATGATAATGATAACACATATATTCTAAATGATGAAGATTTATCAAAATCTGACGAATATCTCGTAGAAGCTAATGCGACACTTAAAAGAAAACTAAGTTTTAATAAGCCATATATCGTTAACCTTCTAAAACGGAGTTGGTATCAAGTTAAATATGCCGATTCGGTATATGTAGTTGGTTCGTTAAATGAAAAAGCAATCAAGTATGACCCAAACCAAGGATTTGATCGAAAATATCATTTGATAAATGATAGAAAGGATAGATTAGGAGTCAACGGTGGAACCGCATGGGCAATGCAATTTTATTTAGATATGTATCGAAGGATGAATGGTGATATGGATTTTAATATGATATTATATGATCAACTTGAACGTGAATTATATAGTTATTCACCGAAATATGGATGTTGGTTTACAATGGAGGAAAATATGGCATTTTCCAATAAAAAAGTAGGTAAACCAAATGGTATTTATGCAGCGATTGGCTCAAGAGATTTAAATCAATCTGGAGAAACATATATCGAAGGCATATATAAAAAATAAAAAGATAAAAATATATGGTATATTAGGCGGTTAGTTGATTCTAACCGCCATTTTTATATAAATACAATAGGTAATGTATATCTGGAGTCATTTATATGAGTGAAATTCGCAAAAATTTAGCTGATCGTATTATTTCACGTCTTGCGGGGCGAATAATCGACGTTGAGTTAGGTCCAGAAGATTTGGAAGAATGCATTCTAACAACTTTGGATAAATATAAGCAACGAAGTTCAAATTCCGTTGATGAAGGTTATTTTTTCCTTGAATTACAGGAAGATAAAACAGAATATTACTTACCAAAAGAAATAGTTGAAGTTCGCGAGATATTTAGACGCGGAATAGGCAGGACACAAGGTGGTGTCACATTTGATCCATTTGGTGCTTCAGCAACCAACTTTTATTTACTTGAAGCTGGACGTCAAGGTGGCTTGGCTACTTATAGACTGTTTACAGAATATCAAGAATTGATTGGAACGATGTTTGGCGAGCACGTTATGTTTACATGGCAACCAAGCAATCATAGATTAGAAATTGTAAGAAATATACGTGGACCAGAATCGGTATTACTGTGGTGTTATTATAATAGAAACGATGATTCAATCATTGATGATATATATGCCAAGCCTTGGGTCGTAGATTACGCGGTTGCGCGTGCAAAAGTTATGTTAGGTGAAGGTCGTGGTAAATTTTCACAGATTATCGGTCCTCAAGGTGGAACAACCTTGAATGGTGATCAAATAAAAAACGAAGGTATATCAGATATAGATCGTTTAGAAACAGAAATATTAGAATTAGGTTCGGGTGAAATGCCACTTTCATTCATTATAGGGTAATCATGACAGATAGTAGTTGCGATGACATACAAGAGTACTTAAATATAGTACAAGGGAATTTTCCTATTAACGAAAGTCAAAATGATGACGATTCCGTTAGTTTTGGTGTGTCTACAGCAGGAGCTATTGCTGGTGATACATATATCTATGATAATGGATTAAGATGGGCACAATTAGTCGAAGAAGAAGAAAATCATTGGTTTATACGCAATGGATTTTTAGAATATAGTGCAGATACAGAAGAATATATATCAAAGCATGATATGACTTCTATGATTAGATCGGGTGATATGGTTTTATTTGAAGAAGATGCTAGTGATGATGTTCTATTAGAGGAAACGTTGTCACTAGAAGACGGCAAATTTGACGATTTTATGAATAACGTTGAACGATACCTTTTAATAAATGAAGGACGTGAGACTTTTGATTTTGATTATGAATGGAGTGATGCATGGTTAGAAGGTAAAACCCCTTCTGAATCCGCCGATGAAGCAATTTTATTGGAAGGATAAACTATGATACCAGAAATAACTTTAGGTGCTGATGCCATTTTATGGATTACCGCTTTAATATCTATCACCGTTGCATTAGTTGTTAAAGATTTTATAACAACATTTGTTGCTGGATTTTTCTTTTATATGAATCGTGATTTTTCTGAAGGACATCATGTTTTTATTGATGGTGAAGAAGCGGTTATTATAAAAGTTGGTTTAAGAAATACCATATTTGAAATAAAAAATGGTCGCGGTGAGACATGGCGATATGTTCCCAATGATAGAATAAAAATGTTAAAACTTGAGAGAGTTATAACCCCAAAACCAAAACCCCAAAATAGACGAAATGTAGACAAAAAGGATGTGTAATGTCAAAACTGCGCTTATGGAATCGAAAAAAAGGTAATGATTATAAGTTCTTCGATAGAACTATAAGTGAAATGTTCAATGTGGGCGGCACGGAGTTTATGGTGCATAAATACGTTGGCACAGTTAATCAAGGTGGTGGCACCAATCCAACACAGCCTAGTTATCCGGGCGATGCCGCAACTAATATTCAAGACATGTTATTATTGGAAAATCGCGACAGAGTTTATGATAAAAATATATATTCATTAATGGGTTCGTATAATGTTCAAGATAATGATTTCGACTTAAGTCAATTTGGTTTATTTTTAAGCGGTGATACATTATTCATACAATTTCACCTTAATGACATGGTTGATTTGGTTGGAAGAAAACTTATCGCTGGTGATGTATTAGAAGTTCCACATTTACGCGACGATTTAGTATTGGACGGCGAAGATGATGGAATAAGTGATACATATGCTATACCAAAGTTATATAAAATTGAAGATGCAAGTAGATCATCTGAGGGATTTAGCCCCACGTGGTATCCGCATATATGGAGAGTTAAGATAAGTCCATTATCAGACAGCCAAGAATACAGAGATTTACTTGAACGTGATATTGGTAGTTTTAATGATGGATATCCATCATGTTTTGATGGCACTGATGCCGACGATGATGGCAATTTGGGCGATACTGGTGTTTCGTTATCCGATTTAATAAGTACTGGCCCAATTGAAAAAGAAATAGCCGATGCGATTATAGCAGAAGCGGAACGCGATGTCCCCAATCGCAATTTAGAACATTCACAATTATGGGTTTCAGAGCATAATGAACAAGGATTGCCACATTTATTCATGACCGACGGTGAAGCACCAAATGGTGCAACATTATTAGGTTCCGGTTCAGAGTTTCCAGAACTCCCACCTGATGGATCATGGTTTTTACGAACAGATTATTCTCCTGATGTTTTATATAAAAGAGAAGGATCATCATGGATTAGAACCGAAGTTGATTGGCGTGAAAAATGGACTACAGCAAATAGAACATTATTACAGTTCTTGAATAACAGAAATACAGTCGATACTGCCGACGGACCAATAGATTCAAAAGTTGCAGTAAGTAAAATTGTCCCACATAGAAACAAACCGGGACCAGACGAGGTAAGTTAATGGCAGATTATTTTTATGACCACCAAATAAGAAGATTAATAATTCAAGTATGTAGAATGCTTGGTGGATTTGTAGTGCATACTGGTGAAAATGCAGATGGTGTAGTGCAAGTAAGAGATGCACCATGTAGATGGGGTGAACCATCACGAATGGTTTCTCAGATAATGAGAAAAGGTTCAGAAAATACAATGCTTTATACACCATTAATGAGTGTTCATATAGCAGGTATAAGTGCCGCACCGTCAAGGCGACAAAATCCCACACATGTTGAAACCGATCTTGTGGATGAACGTGAATTTGATAATGATACTGGTTTGTATACAGAAAATTTAGGTGATAGATTTACCGTTAAGAGATATATGTCTGTTCCATATGATTTTACATTTCAATTGGATATATGGACAAGCAACCAAGATCAAAAAATGCAATTATTGGAACAATTAATGACATTATTTAATCCATCTGTCGATATTCAAACAGGTGATAATCCATTGGATTGGTCTGCTATTACATTTGCTACATTAGAAGATGATATAACATGGACGTCGAGATCAATACCAATGGGAACGGATGAACAGATTGATATCTCTACAATGAGATTTAATATTCCTTATTGGATTAATCCACCAGCAGAACAATCACGCCGACGTGCGATTGAAACCATCGTTACTAATATGAGTACCGTGGATGAACTACCCGTCGATGATTCAGATTTTTCGTGGAGTGAGGGTGATAATTTATATCAAAGTATTATTACTCCGGGCAATCATATAATAGATGTAACTGGTAATGAAATAAAATTGTTAGGTGATAATGGTTCAGATGTAGATTTGAATAATGAGATATATGATTGGAGTAAATTATTATATAAATATAGCAATTTCAGTGATAATAAAACAAATAATTTAGAAATAAAAACAAAATTTGGCGATTCTGATGGTATACAGGGGAGTATTGCGTTCCATACAACAGAAAGTAATATATTATTATGGACTATTGATGAAGATACACTACCGCAAGATACACTTACACCAGTGGACGCCATTACTGACCCATCGGCTAAATTTCCTGGTGACGGTTTGCCTGCTGCTGCTTTGGGTCAGAGGTATTTGATCGCCGATAACATAACCGCAACTGGATCGATATGGGGAGATATAACTGCTGAAGTTAATAGCATTATAGAATACACCGGAACGGTGTGGATTGTGTCGTTTGATAGCACCGCTGTAGTGGCAGACACCAAACAAGTTGTGCTTAATGTATTCACTAATAAACAATTGCGATGGAACCCAGAAAAAAAGGATTGGGAGTTCGCAGTCGATGGGACATACAAACCAGGAACGTGGAAAATTATAACATAATATAAAACACAGACAAAACCAGATAAAAAATAAATACATATAGAATTTGGTTGGAAAATAAGAGGATAACAACGCTATGCCACAATTAGTATCACCCGGTGCATCAATTACAATAACGGATGAGTCATTCTACCCTACTGCTGGGCAAGGAACCATACCACTTATTGTATTTGCTACTAGATCGAACAAGGCTAACCCAAACGATTCAGATTTTTCAGTTGAATCATCTCTTGCTCCAGGCACAGTTCCTGACGTGGCAGGAAAATTGACTTTAGTGACAAGTCAACGTGAATTGATTCAAACATTTGGAGAGCCGGTCTTTGTTGAAGAAGCAGGAACGCCCAGCCATGGTAATGAACTTAATGAATATGGATTACATGCCGCAATGCAATATTTTGGAATAGCAGATCGTGCGTATGTAATACGTGCAGACATTCCAATGGAAGAATTAGAGCCACGCGATGTTCCCCCTGTTGGCCCTCCAGTAAATGGAACATATTGGTTTGACTTAACAACTACACAGTTTGGTGTATTTCAAGGCGACTTAACACAATGGGTACATAATGTTCCATTGTTATTAGATTTAGATGTTCCAGCAATAGATAGTTCAATTGTAGATGCACAAGGTGATGATGGTAATTTTGCTATCGATATCGGCAATAGTGCTCTTGGATTATTAGAAAAAATCGCCGGAACGTGGTATCGTGTAGGCTCTGCTGATTGGATAACTGCTAAAGGTTCAACCAGCCTTGTTGGCGGCGGCTCGGGTCCAGCAACCGTGACTTATACCCCACATACTGGTGGTGTTGGTAATATATTGCCAGTATTTAACGATCAGGCTGTATGGGTTAAAACAACTACACCAAATTTGGGCGTTGATTATAAAGTTAAATTATATAATTCAACAACACAACTTTTTACTGAAATATTTGCACCATTATATGCATCTGAAACAGATGCAGAAACATTCTATGGAACTAATTTAGTGGCTGGTAGTTTATTTGTAGACTATGATCCAACTAATTCAACACATGACATTAAACGTTATGATGGAACCAATTGGGTTTCATTGGTATATGAAGCTAATTTAGTAGTTCCAACAACCGAAGCAGTAGAAGGTGTGCTATGGTATAATACAGAATTCCAAGTTGATATTATGACGAGTGATGGTAGCAATTGGTTGGGTTATGTTAATAGATATCCAAGTACCGATCCAAACGGTGTTATTCTTTCAGGAACTGCACCAGTATTTCAATCCGATGGAACTGCGTTGGTTGATAATGATTTATGGATCGATACCACAGATGTAGAAGAATATCCAAAAATTTATCGTTGGTTTGTTTCTACATCAGAATGGGTATTGGTTGACAATGCGGATCAAACTACAGATCAAGGTATAATTTTTGGCGATGCAAGAGAAATTGGCGGTCCAGCAGGCACAGACTCTGTTCCAGGTTTGTCTAGTAACTTAATTGACGGTGATGCACCAGAGCCATTGTTGTATCCAGCAGGAATGCTATTGTTCAATATGAGATTTAGTTCATTGAATGTTAAAAAATGGGTTAACAATCACACAGATGATGCCGTGTTGGTTGGTGGTGCAGGAACAAGTAATACTGCAACTAGTGACAGATGGGTAACAGAAAGTGGTCTTAAGACTGACGGATCACCATATATGGGACGTAAAGCACAACGTGCAGTAATCGTTCAATCTATGCAATCTGTATTTGCTTCAAATGAAGATATTCGTTCTGAATTTATATTCTTTAACTTAATGGCATGCCCTGCATATCCTGACGTTATTGATGAAATGATTACATTGAATGTCGATAACAAAGAAATCGCATTTATTGTTGGTGATACACCATCAAGACTTGCGCCGGATGGTAGTAGCATACAAAACTACGCAACTGGAGCATCTGGCAATCCAGTTAATGGTGAAGATGGAAGAACTGCGGGTGTATCTAGTGCATATGTTGCACAATGGTATCCATGGGGCTTAAGCACCAATATAGATGGTTCTGAAGTTATGATTCCACCAAGCACAATGGCTCTTAGAACATTGGCTTTCAATGATCAGGTTGCTTTCCCATGGTTTGCACCAGCGGGTTATCAGCGCGGTTTGGTTTCTAATGCACAAAGTGTTGGATATTTGAATACTGAAGGTGAGTTCCAGCAGGTTATATTAAATCAAGGTCAGCGCGATGTTCTATATCTTAACAATATTAACCCTATTTCGGCTAGACCGAATCGTGGATTGGTTATGTTCGGACAAAAAACATTAAATCCATTGGATAGCGCATTAGATCGTATTAACGTAGCACGATTAATGAACTATGTTAGATACAATCTTAACGAATTGGTTCAACCATACTTGTTTGAACCTAATGATCAACAAACACGTGATGCAGTTCGTATTACAGTTGAGCGTTTCTTAGGTGATTTGATGGGCAAGCGTGCATTATTTGACTTTGGTGTAAGAGTTGATGAGACTAATAACACACCATTGCGTATTGATCGTAACGAATTATGGATTGATGTTGCACTTAAACCGATTAAAGCAATCGAATTTATATATATACCTATTCGTATATTGAATACAGGCGATGATATATAATATATAATATATAATAAAATAACCAATAAAAAACCCATTCCTTTTGTTAGGAATGGGTTTTTTATATAGGGTGTTAACGGTTTTTTAAAAAAAACAATAAATATTAGTATAAAAACATTATATTTGAGGATAATATATTATGGCTACTTTAGATAAATTTGGCGTTCCGCTACAAACAGGTGATAGCACCCGTGGTGGCATATTACAGCCTAAATTAAAATACCGATTCCGTGTGTTGACCCAAAATTTCGGTCCAACCAATGAGCAATCGAATTTAACACGACAAGTTATGAATGTAACAAAGCCCAAAATCAGTTTTGAAGAAGTTATGCTTGATAGTTATATGTCAAAAGCGTGGGTTGCTGGTAAACATACGTGGGAAATGGTTACATTAGTTGTTCGTGATGATATTTCCAACAGTGTTAGTAAACTTGTTGGGCATCAAATGCAAAAACAAGTTAATCACTTCGAACAAACAGCCCCTGCTGCCGGTGTTAATTATAAATTCACTATGAATATTCAAACTCTTGACGGCGGAAATGATGTTGTTCAAGAAGATTGGACTTTGGAAGGATGTTGGTTACAAAACGTTGATTACGATTCGCTTGATTATGCTGCTGGTGCAGACGTTCAAATGATCACAATGCAAGTTAGATTTGATAATGCTACAATGCTTGATGCATTTGTTGAAACTGGCATCAACTTCACATCTGGTGCTGCTGCTCCTGGCGCTGCTGCTGGAAATGGTTCGGGTTAATAGAATATGGCACGTGGTGGTGATTTAACAGACAAATTTGGAAGGCGGTTATTATTTAGAGAGAGCCAATATGGTGCTCAAAACTTTAAAATATCTGATTCGAATGCTCCTGGATTCACCCGAACTGCATTAATACCAAAACCAAAATTTTTATTCTTTGCACGATTTAGGATATCAAAAACCGCACTTGATGCAGCCGCACAACTTGGCGACAAAAGTGCATTTGATAATATCAAAAATGATGTCATATTTCAAATTAAACAGATCGATAAACCAAAGTTTAATATACAATCTGAAACGTTAAATCAATATAATAAGAAACGTGTAGTGCAGACGGGTATAGATTATAATCCGATGACTATTAATTTTCATGACGATGTTGGTGATAAAGTAATGAGATTTTGGAATGATTATTTTAAATACTATTATGGCGACGGTGGTAGAGAATCAACGTTAGATTGGCGCAATGATATGGTCACCCGCGATTTTGTAAACGGACAACAGAATGAAAATGGATGGGGTTATCGTGGAAATTTTGCTGGTGGATCGGTTAATATGCATTTAATTGAATCTATTGAGTTAATACAGTTTTACGGACAAGAATTTACATCTATGCAATTTGTTAGACCTATTATAACGATATTCGATCACGATAACAATGATTATGCTGAAGGTCGCGTAGGAACTGGTATTCGTATATCATTTGATTATGAGGGTGTTATATATAATTTAGACCCAACTAATGTAGAAGGACATGAAGATGAATTTGACTTCCTTTCAGATTATTATGATCCACAAGGAAGAACAAGAATTGATGTTGGTGGTACGTAATTATGGTAACATTTAAAGAACAAACAAAAGTGACAACTGGTGGTAAAGTTATTTCTGATAATATAGTGTTAGGAGTACAGTCTTCTACTGACGCTAGTAGTTTATCAAATTTAACTATTGCAAGCGGTAGCACTCCTTCTACTGACGCGATAGAAAAGGAAACTGGTGTTAAAAATACAATTAATAATTTTGGACGGCCTATAAGTCGAACAACATTTAGTGTATTAACAGGTGAAACATTACCGCGTAATACTGGTATAGATTCATTAAAAATAGATAGTGCAGCTTCGGTATTGAATACAAGCGTTGTTTCTACTGAACAAGTTGTATCACCGGGTGTAACTACTATAACCAATAGTAGCGCATCATCTGAATTCAGTCGATCATTGGGTTCTGCATCGGCACTAGCAATACGAGAAGGTTTTGTGGATGGTGTTGCGGTATTTGTTGATTCGATAGAAACTGATAGTATATATGCAAATACCATCGTTAATAAACTTCCTAACAGCACATATAGACTTACAGGAAAGGGCGCTACCGTTATGAATTCAATGAGATCACCCAATAGTGCACTAGGTGTTCGAAATAATGTAAAGTTGCCATGGGAAAATCCTGAAACTTTAAACAATAATAAAAGAATGTTAGACGCAGAAACTGGTTCATCGTAATAATATCTATAATAAATAGTTATTATGGCTAAACGTGATAAATGGGCTAAGGGGGAGTTTACCCCAAAAAATCCTGAAAAATATATTGGCACCTATCCTATAATATACCGAAGCTCATGGGAAAATGTGCTAATGCAAAAGTGCGACACCCATCCAAACATCCAACAATGGGCAAGTGAAAGTATTAGAATACCATATTTCAATCCATTTTCACAAAAATCGACAATATATATACCTGATTTTTTATTAAATTATGTGGATAGAAATGGAAATACCATTGTAGAAATAATAGAAATAAAACCATTAAAACAATCTATTGATGAGAAAGCAACGTCGCGTGACAGTAAAGCGGCTCTAGCGTTAAATAAAATAAAATGGCACGCCGCAATGGCATGGGCTAAAAAAAATGGCATGAGGTTTCGTGTAATGAACGAAACTGACATGTTTACACAAAAACCAGCCAGCAAACCAAGAAAAAGGAAAATTAAATGACAGAACATATAGATGATTTTTTGGATATACCGCATATAGATGAAATAAAAGAAGACGCACCAAAAGAAGTAACATTACCGCAAAATAATACTTCTATTATGCATGTTGATAGCGAACATTCTAATGAAACCGAGGATATTAGAAAAAAAGCATTAGCATTACAAGAAGAAATAGCAGATGTAGCACGTAATACAGAGCCTAGTAGAAGTGCGAGAATGTTTGAAGTATCAGGACAACACTTAACATTGGCACTTAAGGCATCTGATTCAAAAGAAAAAAGGAAATTAGAGGCAGCTAAACTTAAATTAGATGCAGCTAGATTGAAAGTGGATGACGATACCGTTAATAGTCTTAACAGCGGCGCTGAAGTTATCGCTGATCGCAATGCATTGATAAAACAAATGATGTCAGAAGATGAAGTTGTAGATGTAGACTCAGTAGATGAATAATTATCAGTTTAAAAACATATATTAGTTTAGTTTTTAGTGTTGTATAATAGTCAATAAAAAGGAATTAATTTAATGAATAATGTCGTAGAAATGGTAAAAATACCAAAAAAGAAAGATGACACGCCAAAAACCGATATAGTATCATTGGTTGTTTGTCCATCATGGGGTGTTTATTTTCCTCCTTATAATATATCACGTATTTCTGCGGTGTTAAGACAGGATGGATATAATGTATTTGTTCATGATGTTAATGTTGATACCCGTGAATATCTTATGTCTTGCACAGATGTAGATTATTGGTCGGGTGAAAAATATTTTCATTGGCATGTTCGTCATTTTAATGAAGTTATATTTCCATTAATACAAGATTTTATTGATGATAAAATTGAAGAAATATTAATTAATAAGCCCGACATAGTTGGTTTTAGTTTATATACAACTAATATTGCATGCAGTTTTTATATGATGAAAAAAATGAAGGAAATAAATCCAAACTTAACAATTGTATGTGGTGGTCCAGAGTGTTTTTTAGAATTTAAACCAGAGAAATTTATAGATTATGTAGTCGTCGGTGAAGGCGAAGATAAAATACTTGATATAATGGAATCGTATAAAAAAGAAGAAATACATAAAACTGATGAGACAAAAATTGTTGGCAAATTGCGAACAAAATTAGATATAAACAGAATTCCATCACCAGATTATAGCGACTTCAATTTCGATTTATATACCGAACGTAACGGTGTGTCTATCGAGACTTCGCGTGGTTGTATAGCAAAATGCACATTTTGTACGGAAACGTGGTTTTGGAAATATAGATGGCGCTCCTCTGATTCAATTATTGCGGAAATGGAAGAACAAATAGAGAAGTATGGTATATCACATTTTTGGTTCATTGATAGTTTAATAAACGGCAATTTAAAAGAATTTGGATTATTAGTTGATGGTATCATATCTAATGAATTAAATATTGAATGGAATGGGTATGCGAGATGCGATGCACGAATGGACCTTGATTTTCTAAAAAAAGTAAGAAAGGCTGGATGCACTTGTTTATCATTTGGCATTGAAAGTGGGTCTATGAAAGTATTGGGTGATATGGAAAAAAAGATTAAATTGCCTGTAATTGAACAAAATTTAAAAGATGGGTATTTGGCGCGTATTGCAAATCATACTAATTGGGTTTTGGGCTTCCCAACAGAAGGAAAATTGGAATATTATCATACATTGGTGTTGGTATATAATTGTCGTGAGTGGATACATGCTATATCACCAGGAATGGGTTGTGGAATATCACCCAACACGCCATTATATGATAGAAGAGAAGATTTTGGTATATTGCCAGAATATGATACATTTTTAGATTCGTGGTATACAAGTGAATACAAAAATACAAAATTACATAGATTTTTACGAGTTAGATTATTCCATATATGGTTGATGATTATAGAGAATAACACAGATGCCTCGATGATAAATGGGCAACTACATCCTTATTTGGTAGATCAATTTAAAATTAACATTAAGAATGAAAAAAGTGACGTTGAACGAATGGAACCATTGCCAGATATAGATTTATATCATATATCAGATGGTGATTCATTTTCAAGTGATGTAGCAAATGAATATTTTCCATTTTTATGGTCTATATATAAAGCATTTGGTGCGTTTGATTTAGAATTAGCGTTTGATGCTGAAAAAGACAACGCAGAATTTGGTGATGTCATAGGATGTCAATATAATTCTACTTTATCATTTGCGGTTGATGATGACGGAAAATTTAAATATAATATAATTCATCGATTTAATCATATTCCAATACATGAAATGATGATAGACGGTTTACAAAAAAATATGTCGTTTGATGCGTCATATAACGGTGAAGGCGATTTTAATGATTTCTAGAAAATATATACCAAAAAATAAATCCATGTGTTTAGACCCTTTTACGTCATTATTTATGGGAGCAATGGGTGAAAATAGATTGTGTTGTGTTAGTTTAAATCCCATAACAGGTGATGAAAAAGGTCAACATCCACAAAAAATATATCCTAAAGATATTCATAATGATATTTGGACTAGTGATTATTTTAAAGATATTAGACAGAAAATGATTAATGGTGAAAAAATAGAAGAATGTCAGAGATGTTACGATATAGAAGAAGCTGGTGGAAGTTCTAAGAGAATGTTTAGTAATGAATCTATTTGTACTTTAGATAAAGATTTTTCCATTAATGTTGATACAGGAAATAATAAACACACGCCGGTATTTTTGGATATTCGCCCATCTAATTTATGTAATTTAAAATGTAGAATGTGTTACAGTGATTCTAGTTCATTGATTGGTAAAGAAATATCGAATAATGAAGAATTGACTGATATTATGCCATATTTGCAAGATTTTGGAACATCGAATTGGTTTGATAGTGATATAATGCAAGAACAATTAAGACAAATTATGCCAAATATTAGAAGAATAAATTTACTTGGTGGCGAAACGTCTATTATTAAAAATGTTCATAAATTATTGAAGTGGTGCATTGATGAAGGATATAACGATCAGCTTATAATAGACATTGCTACTAATATGACTAACACCAATGATGATTTTTTCAATTTATTGAAGCAATTTAAGTGTGTGAATCTTTATATAAGCATTGATGGCGTCGATGTTGTTACAGAATATATTAGATTTCCAAGTAAATGGAGTATAATAGAACGAAATATCAATCGATGTTTAACTATGGATATCCCAGATGGAAATATATTGAATATACATACTTTATGTACTGCTAATATATATAATATTTTATATTTACATGATGTAATATCGTGGATTTATACTGTGCCTGATCCGTTGGATAGGTTTTGCGGTCTTGATCATAATGCGCGAATATTTTTTAACATTGTATATCATCCAGAACATCAATGTATAAATTTATTACCGATAGAACGTCGTCAAGAAGTGATACAAAAACTATTGGAAATCGCCGAAGGTGTTGGTTTTGATGAACATTTAATCAAACGTTCAAGTTTATCAGTCGTTATTAATGAATTGAACGATCAGAATGTGGCAACTGATGAAAATCATGATCTTTTTATAAAAAGCACCAAAGTATATGATCGAATTAGAAAACAGTCGATAGAAACCACCTTGCCGGAACTATATGATATATTTAAAGAAGATTTTGAAAAATCTGAAAAATAAAAATGATATTAAACGGCGTTTTATTATAAATATAAATAGTATAACAACATAAATATATGGATTTAAAATATGGTCGTTCATAAAACATTTAGAGATTACGTACAAGAACAAGAGAACATTTATAGCCTTCGTATTAAATCCGTCGTTCCAATGGGTTCCGATGAAGTTGAAATGATAGAGCGCGTTTTACAAAAATACGTATTATTGGATATAACTAATCCAACAAAAACAATCAGACAACGTCATCCCTTAGAGTTCCAAGATATCAATAATGCAGAGGTATGGATTATTGACATTCGTTGTGGGTTGCCTGTTAGTGCATATGTATTAAGACAAGAACTTAAATTGGCTTTAAATATATCAGAGAATTTCATCGTTGTTCGTGGCGAGAATGATCCCCTTGAAATAGAAACACAGCGTCTTAACGCATTGAATGATATTGACGAAAAGGCTTTAGATAAGCAATTAAGTCCAGCAGCAAGATTAGGCACTAATAGTGAATACGATAAAGATGAGCGCGGTGATTTAGAAGAGCCTATGTATGGAAATGAATATAATAGCAATTTCTTAGAAACATTGGCTGACATTGCAGCAAAAAGAGAGCGTTATGGCATAGAACCAGCTTCTACGGAATTAGATGACGGCGATACTGTAATGGATGATGTAGCACCAGAAGATGGTAATGCATTTAATAAAGATATTGAGGATGCACCAAAGATAAAATCATTAAATTATGCAGAAACGTTGAAAAATATACGCAAAGCAGAAAATACCAATGATTCAAGATTAAGCACTAAAGGCAACTATGACAACGATGAAGTCAAACAATCAAAGAAATTTGATAAATATGGTAAGACTGATAAAGTTGCTACTGTGACTATAACCAACACCCGTAGCGGTATTCGTAAGTAAAGGAACTATATAATATGAGTAATAGTAATGATATGAGAAATCTTATGAATGTGATATCGGAAGATGGTCCATTAGCTCCTGGCGCATTTACTGATCCAATGAACGCGATGCCTGAACCAACTATGGATGATCCAATGGATGATATTGCATCCTCTGGTCCAGAAACAAAGATCGAAGTTACCATGAAAGATGGTGATGAAGTTGAAGTAGAAGTTTACGCTAAACAAGGCGAAGAACTAAGCCGCATTATGGATTTGGCTGGCATGCTTCACAAAGAAAAACAAACAGGCGCACTTGGTGCACCTGATATGGGCATGGAACCTGATATGGCACCCGACATGGCTGTAGCGCCTGATATGGCACCTGATATGGGCATGGAACCTGATATGGCACCTGACGCGGCTGTAGCACCTGATATGGCACCTGATATGAGTATGGAACCAGAAATGTCTCCTACTGATGACGATTTTGATATAAATTATGGCGACGGTGCATCAAATATGGATGGCGTTGATGATATTGGTGATATTTCACTTGGTATGGACGACTCACCAGAGATGGATTTTGATATTGCTGACGATGTTGGCCCTATTTCTGATCCAAATGATGATATGTATGAAGACAATGTTAAAAAGCACGACTTTGGATATCCAAATCCAATGCAAGGTCAAGAAGAATATGAACTTACCGCGTTCAATCATGCTGGTGGCGCAACCAAACCGGTTCGAATCGTTCCTGCAAACAGTGGCGACAATGCATTAAGTGATACACCAAGAAAAGGTCTTGCTGAATACATCAATGATGTGGGTAGTTCTAAAAAAAAAGTCTTAGATGAGACATTTAACGACGATGACGTTGAAAATACAGTAGCTGGATTAACTTCTGGTGTTGATGTAGATGATAATACCATCGATAAGTTAAAAAAAGTAGCAAAAGATACACAACAAGGAACATCACCAGATGAATTATCTTCTGAAAAAGAAGATGACGTTTTAGATGCCGCGAGTGCGCAAGGTGTTCAACTCAATCCAAATCAAAAAGCAAAATTACAAAAAAACGTTCAAGATCAACAAAAAGATGATTCTATAAGTGAAACCAACGATGATTTCAAGTTATCTATGGTTGATGAAGAAGAATTAGCAGAACGTAAAAGACGTTATTCGTTTAGCCATCAAGACTTTGGCAAAGGTATTGTTACAACACCTGATGCTAAACGTAAAAGATCAGCAAGACGTGGATTATCTATCTACAAAAAGTAAAGGATTGAGTAAATTGAATAGAATAAGTTCTTCCAAAGACTTCTTCACCAAATTAAACGACAACTTTCGACTGACAACAGTTGAAGTTATATACCGCATGCCAGATTATCAATCAATATTACAAGAATTTGTCTGGCAAACCTTAGATCGACCACCTGAATATCCAAGAATATACAAATTTTTAGAATATTGGGAAATTAATATAGAAGCCCCGATATATAGCGTTAAAATCGCTGATAGACCCATGATATCTATGCATGAGTTAAGGCCGGTTGATACTTATTACAAAATTTAGAGGTAAATAAATGAAAAAATCGAAATATAGTTCATTTGAAATAGATGAAATAAAAAAATGTATGGCTGATCCTATATATTTTATGACAACCTATGTTAAAATACAACATCCGGTTAAAGGACAAATAAATTTTAATGCAACGGAAGAACAATGTGAATATATAGATGCGTGCGATGATTATAGATTCGTTATAGCATCATTTGAACGACAAAAAGGTAAAACGACGGCGGGTGCGGCATATTTGTTGTGGAAAGTGTTGTTTCATCCAGATTTAACCATACTTGCTTGTGGGGCAAAGCATGAACATGCAAGGGAGATATTGTGGAGGATTCGGTATTCATATGAATGCTTGCCAGAATTTCTTCAACCGAGTACAACAACATGGAATAAAGGTTGTATAGAATTTGAAAACGGGTCGCGAATAATAGGTAATGGGATAACTGCGAACACTGCTAAAGGGCTTACTGTATCATTATTATATATTGACGAGTTCGCATTTGTAGAACCAAAATCAGCAAAAGAATTTTGGTCATCTATTGCACCAACGTTATCCACTGGTGCAGATTGTATAATATCGTCAACCGGTAATGGCGAAAATGATAATATGTTTAAAAACATATGGATGGATTCTATAACCAATGAAGTAAATGGTATAGGCATAAATGGATTTAAATCGGTAGGTAAATATACAGTGTTGAATCGAAGATGGTAAGCCATACAGTAGACGTATCGTTAGTTAAGCGCGGACATGCTAAAAACACTTATGATTTATATAAACTAAAAGAACTAAAACGATGTATTAAAGACCCTGTGTATTTCTTAGAGAATTATATGAAAATTCAGCATCCTACAAAGGGTGCTATGTCGTTTACTCCATATGATTTTCAACGTGAATTAATAGAAACATACGCTTTTCAACGATCTTCCATAGCAATGTTACCCCGCCAGTCTGGTAAAACCACATGTGCTGCTGGATTTTTATTATGGAAGGCAATGTTTACACCCGATTCGACTATTCTCGTTGCTGCTCACCAATATTCTGGTGCTTCAGAAATTATGCAGCGTGTTAGATATGCGTATGAAGAATTTCCCGATTTTCTTCGTGCGGGTGTTATGGAATATAACAAAGGAACAATTACATTTGATAATGGTTCACGTATTCTATCATCTGCAACAACTGAAAAAACTGGACGTGGTTTGGCTCTTTCATTAATATATCTCGATGAGTTCGCGTTCGTAGAACCTCGTATTGCACAAGAATTTTGGACTGCGTTGGCACCGACATTGTCTACTGGTGGTGATTGTATCATTACTTCTACACCAAATACAGAATCTGATAAGTTTGCAGAGATTTGGTTCGATGCAAATAATGTTTATGATGAATTTGGTAATGTTAGAGAAAATGGCCTTGGTGTAAATGATTTTAAATCGTTTTCAATTGATTGGAAAGTTGTTCCTAGACCAGAAACAACTGAAGAATTTGAACGAAAGATGCGTGCACAGTTAGGTGATGATCGATGGTTACGAGAATTTGAATGTCAGTTTATATCATTCGAAGAAACATTAATAGCAGGAATGATATTAAAGGATTTGAGAGGCATTGAACCAAAATCTAAGGTTGGTCGTGTGCGATGGTATGCTGATATACTACCAAACAGAATGTATATAGTAGGACTTGATCCAAGTATGGGAACTGGTGGTGATAATGCCGCTATAACTGTATGGCGAACACCAGATATGATGCAAGTAGCCGAATGGACTCATAATAAATCCGATACTAAAGAACAAGTGCGCGTGTTGATTGATATTTTAGTTGAAATACATCGTGCGATGAAGAGTAATCCAGAACAGACCGGAAAACCGGAAATATATTGGTCGGTTGAGAATAATTCATTGGGTGAAGCAGCCCTTCAGATTATTGATGCAACTGGTGAAGATAAGTTTCCTGGTGAGTTTGTTCATGAACCAAAGAAAAAACGTAAAGGATTTACTACCACGCCTAAAAATAAGATCGAATCATGTGTTAGAATGAAACATTTGATCGAACATAAAAAAATGATAGTTAATTCAATGCCTATGGTTTCTGAACTTAAATCGTTCGTTCGTGATAATCGATCCTTCAAGGCAAGGGTGGGTCAATCAGATGATACGGTGTTATCAGGATTATTATGTATGAGGATATTAACCGAAGTTCAAAATTGGGATTCTGATATATATAATGAATTGGCTGATATTATAGACATCGATGATGGAACGGCTGATCCTATGCCTGGAATATTTGCATAATAAAAGTGTTTATACTAAATATAGATAGAATTTAAAGCAAAAGGTAAAGTTAATGGAAGAGCAACAATTTTTAAAAACCGTTATGGATGAAGCGGAAAAATCGCTAAGTGCTGGCGGTTATAAAAATATAGAATATTTTGATGAAAATCTTGTTGCCATGAATGGAACAGGTGGTCAAAATATTGACGGCGAAGAAACTGTTGCAAAAATGTTAAAGCCTTCCGGTAATGACCTAATATTAACGTTAGCATATGTTGACGATAACAAATATTTAATAACTGTCACCATGGATAAATCAACGAATAGTGAAGTATATGATAAAACTTCTGGTGATATGCTAAAACGCTTGGCTGGAACATGGGGTTCTAAACTTGGATATCGTTTAGATACATGGGGCGGCGAAATAAAATCAAAAGATGACCGTTCTGGCATAAAAGGACAAATACAGGGTGCAACTACTATGGATACACAACTTGACGAAACAAAATCGAAAATGACTGGAACAACAAGGTCTAGTTATCAAAAGGTTGGTGAATGTAAAGTTATTATTCGCCATACTGCACGAGTAGACGAAGATAAATTTGGCTCAAGAAGCCGAAATATCAATTCAATTTTCATTGAAACAAAAGGCGGAGAACGCTTTAAGATGTCTGAAAATAATTTACATGGCGCACGCGCTATGGCAAGACACTTAAGTAATAGCGGTTCGCCATTTGATACGGTTGGTGTTAAAATAACAACTATGATGGAAGAAATGAAACAACTTCGTGTTATGGTTACAGAATCAAAAACGTTTAGTAGAGCAACCACAATAACTGAAGAACAAAGTGATTTGTTTTCAAATATTAAAGGTCAATATATCACATTACGAGAAACATTAAAAAAGATGTCCGGTAAAATGGGCTATATGAATCATACTGCTATATTAGACGAAGAGAATTTACTAGAACAGGAAACTGGAAAAATGGATGTAGATACAGTGAGCAAAGCAGCGAAAAATAAAGAAAATGAAGACACTGTTTTAAACGACCAAGTGCCAGAATATGATAGACCTGATGACGATAAGAAAAATCTTATTCGTGATGCAGATGATTTATTTTCTGTTAATGAAAACAAATATGGTGTTTCACCAGAAGAAGTTGTATTAGAAGCATGGTTTAATGATGTTGATAGTATTGAATTTTTCAATGAAGAAGATTTGTCAATAGATGATTCAGCACCAACGATAAAAAAAACTCTTCCTGAAAATGCGTTAAGTATGCTAAACCTATATTCTAATCATCCATTATTTGATCATTATTTGGGTTTATATGAAGAGCAAGAAATACTTGATGAAGTGTTATCACTAATTGAAGAAGATTCTACATTGTGGAATAGAGTTTCTGAAAATCGTGGAATGCTCAATGAATTTAATTCCGATATCACAGAAGCAAATTTTGAAGAATCATTAGGAAAAATTAAAAAATTAACAGCGGATCGCCGAATGAATATGGAAAACGCGATCAATCAGGTATCTAAAGAAATAATGGGCGATAACCAAGATGCTGAAATGTTAACAAAAGTTATAGAAAAATTAACCACGTTGGCTACCGAATCTGGTTTAATGCCAAATGATTTTGGAACAACATTTACTGATCAAGTTCTAGCACCCAATGAAACAATCGAAGCACATACTGCTGAAATAGAAGCAGAAGAATATTACGGCGATGCAAAATTTTCCGAAAGCGTTGATGAAGATACGTTTGAAGAAATGAACCAAATACGCAAGAATGCTGGCATGGAAGCACTTGTTAGTGAAGATACTGTTGAAGAAGGTGATCCTTTTGCACGCCAGAGTAAACGAAACCTTGCTAATCCAAAAGCGCGTATGTCTTTAATAAATCCTGAAGATAAAATAGGTTCTTCGACGTTGGGCGTGAAGGAAGGCACCGAAGGAACAGATGATGCACCAAGCTGTGCAGATTGTGGAGCAACTAAAACCCTTAATTCGCGCCATGGGTATGAATGTAAAGAATGTGATAAAGATACACCGAATATGAAAGAAGGAACTGAAAAATATGTGGAAGTTGAAATGCCACATCATCTTCCACAAGTAAAAGAAAATACTGATAAGCCAGAAATATCTGGAGATTTTTCAAGAATGATTGAATTAGCACGATATAGAAACTAACCCCCAAAATATAATAAAAAACTAAAAACGTCACTTCGGTGGCGTTTTTTTATTGACTAAGTATTCGCAAGTATATATTATGTATTCGTAGCCAAAATATAGGGTTAATTATAATATTGACAAAGTAAATGATAAATAGGTATACTACAAAATATGATACACCATAATATTGGTAAGTTGAATATTTTTATATGCAAACTAAATTATAAGTTTGAGTGTGGCTAACGGCCCTCTTATACAAATAGAAAACTAACATATGGCTAATAAAAGCAAATATAATACAAATACGGAGAAATACTAAATGTCAAACAAACTACAAGAATTGCGTAAAAAACTACAAGAAAAAGAAAATAACCAAAATAATTTTTCAGGCGACAACGCACTATATCCTTTTTGGAATATCCCATACAGCACAGATACCGAAATAACACCTGCATCGATTCGATTCTTACCGGATGGAAATGAGGATAATGATTACTTTTGGGTTGAAGTTCAAAAAATCAAATTAACTTTCGCTGGCATCAAAGACGGTGACGAAAACAAAGAAGTTTTTGTTCAAGTTCCTTGTGTTGAGATGTGGGACGAAACATGTCCTATTCTTACTGCCATTAGACCGTTATTTAAAGGCGATAAAGAATCAGAAAAAACTGCTAGAAAATATTGGAAAAAGCGTTCTTATATTTTTCAAGGATTTGTTCGTGATAATCCATTAGAAGAAACCGATTCACCAGAAAATCCAATCCGTCGTTTTGCGATCAACACCAAGTTGTTTGGAAAAATAAAGGCTGGATTGATGGATGCAGATATGGAAGAAATGCCAGATGATTATATCGCTGGTAATGATTTCAAGATTGTCAGAACTAAGCAAACAACTGAAATCGGAACATTTGCCAACTATGATACTTCTTTCTATGCTAAAAGACCAAGTAGCCTAACGCCCGATGAAGCAGAAGCAATCGAAACTCATAAATTGAGTAATCTTACCGATTTCATGCCAAAGAAGCCAGACGCAGAAACCATGTCCGCTATTGAAGAAATGTTTTCTGCATCAATGGATGGTGAATTATATGACGCTGAACGTTGGGGTAAATTTTATCGCCCAGCCGGAGTAAAATATGAAAAACCTGCGGACGGAACTGTTGCAACTGAAAATTCAGAAACAACTGGTAAACTTGAAACTCCTAAAATTCCAGTAGAAGAGACTCCTGTATCGACACCTACTGAAACCGTGGCTGAAACACCAATAGTTGAAACACCAACTGTTGTTGCCGAAGACACGCCTTCTGCGCCTGTTGTAGAAGAACCTGCCTCTGAAGAATCAGAAGCTAAGAAGCCGCCAAGAGATGTTTTGGCTGAAATCAAAGCTAGAGCAGAAGCACAAAAAGTCTAAATTTGTTGTTTTATGGTATGACGGAGAAATCCGTCATACCATTTTTCATTAAAATCAAAGGAGTTACAATATGACATTCGATCCTACCTCATTAATAAAAGGTATAACAAAAACACTAAACATTCCTGTTGGCTTTTCCGATCCAAAAATTTGGATTGATACAGGAAACTATGCATTAAATCGATTAATAAGTGGTGATTATTTTAAAGGTGTTCCACTTAGTAAAGTGACAATGCTTGCTGGTGAACAAAGCGCTGGTAAATCATTGATTGCTGCTAGTGTTATGAAAACAGCACAGAAACAACATGACGCATTCGTTATATTGTTAGATTCAGAAGGTGCGGGTGATGAACAATGGTTAATTAATGCCGGTGTTGATACCGATCCTAATAAATTTATTCGCGTTCCGGTATTCACTGTTACAACATGTACTGAAACGGTTGCTATGACAATTAAAGAATTATTAACTAGATATCCAGAAAAAGCAGTATTGATTGTTCTCGATTCGGTTGGTATGCTAGAAACTGAATCTGGTCAAGAAAAATTCTTGGCGGGTAAAACACCCGGCGACCAAGGTCAATTAGCTAAACAATTGAAAAAATTCATTAAAGGTTGCATTTTTGCAGCAGAACAAAAGAATATTGGATTTTTATGCACCAATCACACTTATGATTCTATGGATATGTTTAATCCAGATGCTAAAATAACAGGTGGTAATGGTGTGATATATGCTAGTTCTATTGTTATTGCATTAAAGAAAAAGAAACTCAAAGATACAAAAACCGAAAAAGTGTTAGAAAAATATAGAACTGAGACTATTACAGGTGTTCATGGTATTAATACAGAAGCATTGGTATATAAGTCAAGATTTAGTAAACCATTTGAAAAAACCACTATCACTATTCCTTGGACTACCGGCATTGATCCATATAGTGGATTGTTGCAGTTGTTTGAACAGGATGGATTAATCAAACAACCAGGAACAAAAATGGTTTATACTGATAAAAAAGGCGTTGAGCATAAATACTTCCGAAAAGATATGCCAAATGAACTTCTTGATCAAATTATGAACGAAAATCCGGTTGTAATGTCTAAAGATGAAGAAATTGAAGCAGCGAGAAGAGAGTTGGCATTAGAACAAGAAGCTTTAAATGACGAGGATGATTAATGTCAAAAGTTGATTTAGAAGAAGTATTTTTTGATTTTTTTGATGCAGCGAAATCACACATATCAGACGCAGATCAATTATCATTATGTATAGATATGATAAGAAATCTCGAAGATGGTGGGCACGAATTAGGTGTATTAAAAGGTCATGATGATATAGTAGATGAAGCACTTAGTGAAGTATTTCCAGATTTATATGATGATGATGAAGAAGTTAATGTCGATGACGAGGGTGAATATTAATGAATAAATGGTTTACTTCCATTGTGATAAATGAGGACGTTTCTAAAGTATCAGATGCAGTTCAATATTTTGAGCAAGAAATGGTGGAAGCTAAAGCAGAATGTGATATATCAGGAAGTCTAGAGCAAGCATCTGCTAGACTTCCTGGTTATTTTCAATATAGATATAGCCAACTCCAAGAACTTGAAGGGATATTGGAATATCTCAATATAGAACTAAAAAAACTGCGTTCTATAAGTTTTAGAGAATATAAAGAAAAGTATGATACTAGTTTGACTGCCTCTGCGATTGAAAAATATATCGATGGTGAGCCAGATGTTGTCGCATGGTCGAAAGAAATAAATAAAGTTGCACTGATTAGAAATCAATATATTGGTGTTACTAAAAGTATGGATATGAAAAACTTTCAAATCGGTCACGTAACTAAACTAAGGGCAATGGGTATAGAAGACGCGTTTTTACAATAAATACTTATAGTAAGATCGAGGATTTAAAATGCAAGTTACTATAAAATCTCTGGGTGTCATATTTGGCACCATTGTTGCAGCCGCAGGTGTAATAACTGCCGCATATAATTTTGTTATATGGGTTGATGATATATATGTAGACAACCACGAGTTGGAGATCATGATAGATGGTCAAACTGACATTCTTAATATAATGAATGATAATATCATTAATGTAGGGTCGGCTATATATGATAGGAAGATCGATGAAATAGACCAGTGGATTAAAGATTTGTCCACACGTGAGAATATGAACAATGCCGAAAGTGCGTTCTTGATTACATTAAAAGAACAGCGCATTGACGTTCTAGCCAAAAAGGCACAATTGAGTAAAATACAAGTGGGTTTTTGATATGATTAAAAATATTTTATTTTGGGTAATTTTAAGTTCATTTATAACTGTTGGAACTGTGCATGCAGAAAAATCCAACACTACCGATATTGAAAAATGTTTATCCGAAAATGATGCAGAACGCGAAAAATTAAAATGTGTGAGCAAAGTAATAAGCAAACAACTGAAAAAAATACCAAAAATTGATGTTACCAGAAAACTAAAAGATGCGGTTAGAAATCTTGGTGATACATTGAATAAGCCTATTCAAGTTCCGATGGGTGTTAGAAAAAGCCAAGATGTAAGACAACAACAGTATATAAAATAACAAATTGACTTTATACTGTGTTTTTTAGTATAATAACACTATAAAAACAATATTGGTAAAGTAATGAGTAAACCCTGTACATTAAAAATACTTGATGAAGTAAATATAAAATTTGACGGATTGACTGGACCCGAAGGGGCTACTGTTCGTCGTAAAATGGTGAATGCACTTAAGTTTGAAGTTCCTGGCGCAAGATTCATGCCAGCGGTTAAACTTGGTAGGTGGGACGGTAAAGAAAGTTTTTGCACCGTTGGTGGCTCAAGTTTCATAAATGCATTAGAAATATTAATTCCTATCGTTGAAGGTGCGGGATATGATATCGCGTTAGAGGATTATAGATCAGCAACAACATATGAATTTGATCCAATTGATGAGAATATGTTCAGTCATGTGAAATGGCCCGAAGGGCATCCGGCTGAAGGCACACCCATCGTGTTGCGTGATTATCAAGTAAATTGTATCAATGAATATTTAGATAATACACAATGCATTCAAGAAATATCAACCGCTGCTGGTAAAACAATTATAACGGCGGGTTTGAGCCATATTGTCGAACGTGAAACCGGTGGAAGAACTGTTATTATCGTTCCAAATAAATCACTAGTGGGTCAAACCGAAGAAGATTATTTAAACGTGGGTTTAGATGTTGGTGTATATTTCGGTGATCGTAAAGATATAGGTAAACAGCACACTATTTGCACATGGCAAAGTTTGGAAGTATTAGCAAAGAAGGGTTCGATAGATGGTTTAAATCTTATTGAAGCATTTTTGGATAATGTCAAGTGTGTCATAGTTGACGAGTGTCATGCAGCAAAAGCAAAAGTTTTAAAGAAACTTCTAACTGAATCATTTAATCATGTTCCTATTCGATGGGGACTAACTGGAACCATACCAGAAGAAGAGCACCAACAACTCATTTTGACTTTTTGTATTGGTGATATGATAAATCAATTAACGGCAAAAGAACTTCAAGATATAGGCGCATTATCTATGTGTCACATCAATATTGTCCAAACACAAGACAGTGGTGAATATAAAACATATCCAGAGGAATTAAAGTATTTGGTATCTGAACCAGCAAGGATGAAATTCATTGCTGGCTCAATCACACGTATTATAGAAACAGGTAATACGTTGATATTGGTTGACCGATTAAAGGCTGGTGAATTATTAGAAGAATTTATCGATGATTCAGTGTTTTTAAGTGGCGCTGACAAGACTGCTGTTAGAAAAGAAGAATTTGATAAAATAAATAAAGCAGATAATGGTGTAGTTATTGCTACTTATGGTATTGCATCTACGGGTATTAACATACCAAGAATATTTAACTTGGTTATGATTGAACCTGGAAAAAGTTATATTCGCGTGATACAATCCATTGGTAGAGGTATTCGTACAGCCAAAGATAAAGATTTTGTAGATGTTTGGGATTTTACAAGTTCATTGAAATTTTCTAAACGCCATCTTACAAAAAGAAAATCATATTATAAAAAAGTTAATTATCCATTCACAGTAACAAAGGTAAAATATTAATGTTCGTTTTAACGCCAGAAAATACCAGTTTAGAAACATCGCTGATGCCAAATAAACTCAATAAAGATGTGGATATGCGATATTGTGTCCTTGATTACACTGAACCTGAGTTTATTGATTATAGATTTCCGATTGTAGCGTGGTTGGATGAATATGGCAAATCATCTATCGAACTACAAATAGGTGGATATACTATACAAGCGCCCACTAATTGGTCTATTTTAATAGGCGATGAAGACAGCGAGAATATGGAATTATTACCAGTTCTCGGTTTTCATGGACGTGATTTTAAAGCATTTACGTTTAATCCATGCGCGGGTTATATGATTAAATTTATGCCTATTGAAGAAATGAATATATATGAAAAAATAACATGGAACATACCAAATTTGCATCCGACTTATATGATAGCAATACCATTGCATGGTGGTGAAAATCCACCGTGTGTATTTTTTGCTGAAACTAAAAATAAACTACCAGAGTTGATAGATATATCTGATGTGATGTAAAAAAAGGGAGGCAAAAGCCTCCCTTTTTACGTTTATTGTAATAACAATTAGGCAGATTGTAGATCAGCTTCGCCTGTTACGGCTGCGGCTACATCTAATTTCCACGAATATGTATTACCTTCCCATGTTTTAACAACATGTTGTAATATAGTTTTTGCATGTTCTGTTCCAACACCTTCAATAGTGATCTGATCATCAATAGCATGACCAGTACCAGCAGTATCAATAGTCATGCCAGTAATGTCACCAGTACCACCAACCGAAGCAACAGATAATGTACCATTTCCTCCAGTTACAGATACAACAGCACCAGTAGTATAACCAGTACCAGCAGTATCAATAGTAAGAGCATTAATACCCCAAGATACAGTTAATGTTGCACCAGAACCACCACCTGCGGTTGAAGTAGCGGATGGGTTTATAGGAAGAACGGTATATACTCCAGCAGCACCGTCAGCTACATCAAAAATACCTTGAGTAGCAGTTTCCATTGTCATATCAAACAGAATGTTGTCACCTGTTCCACTTAACTGTGAAGCGAATGAAACAACTTGGGTGTCACCAACAATACCAGATGTAGATGCTGTCAATACTGTAAATTCAGTTACATCACCGTTGCCATCAATTGCGTCAACACGAACAGTTGAACCATCATCCATTGTATATACATCGAGTACTACAGAAGCTGTTCCGCCACCTGCATCACCACCAGTAAATACACTGAAATCAGCTTCAGTTTGTCCAGCAACAGTGGAAATATCATTAACAGTCCATCCCGCTGCAACTGAAAATGTACCGCCTGCATTTGTATCTATTGCATCGCCTACATTATATCCTGATCCGGTTGTTGTAACAACAGCGGATGCAGCACTCAAATTAAGAATGCTAACTTCCGCAGTACCATCACCAGCAGATACGCCGAATACGGATACGTCCAGTTGTGCTTCTCCAACTGCTGAAGGATCAGCTAATTGTAGTTTTGCTCTACCAGTTCTAGTTGGCGTTGAACCACCAACCACACTAGCTAGAGTATAAGTTCTACTGCCCGGTTGGTCCATGATCCAACATAGTTCTGTACCCGCGCCGATATCAGCTAGCACTTGAAGCTGATTATTAGATTGGCTAGTATTGCCAAAATTTTGTTTTCTTAAAGGTCTTCCCATAATATATCTCTCCTATAATTCGTCCGGTATTTAACTCCTAGACTTCGATTATGTTATAGTTATTTATTGAATATCATCTCGATTTGCTATACAATGCTATGATAATAAGTATAAATGGATGAAAAATGGCAGAAAAGAAAAAATATAAACTAGATTTGTATAATAAATTTTTACCCGCTATAATGCGACGTGATGTTAATATATACAGTAAACTCAGCGACGAAGAACGTAAAGGATTTGCAGATATTGTTGCATTGCGCACGATGAGCAGTGCAAAAACGAATGACGTGGATATATTAACATATTTAATACTAACTGCCAATAGCGTTAATAAACATATGTGGAACTCCGCCTTTAAGGGTCATGATGAATTAAAAATGATGACATTTGCGGCTGCTGGCCCTGTCGTTCCTGTAGAATTCGAATACATCGCAGCAAAAAGAAAAAAAACGATAAGTCCTAAAGTATTAGACGTTCTTAAGAGATATTATCCAACCGCAAGTGAAAGTGAGTTGAAAATGTTTATAGACATCAATGATGCTGCTGATTTAATAGAAATAGGTTTAATGCTTGGTATGCAGAAAGATAAAATGACAGTTTACAAAAAAGAGGTTAAAAAGTTAAAGAAATAACTGATTATTATGGCTAAAGAAGGATTTATAATGACAAATGTTGATAAATATAAGTGTAATTTTTGCGACAGAGAATTTGTTCGCGAAAGAACGCTTATTAGTCATATGTGCGAAACCAAACGCCGACATTTTAATAAAAGTGAACGATATGCGCAAATAGGGCTTGAAGCATGGAAGACATTTTACCGATTGACTGGTTCTGATGGTGGTAAAGATAAAACTTATAGTGATTTTATGAAATCACGTTATTATATAGCATTTATCAAGTTCGGCAAGCACGTTTTGGCAACCAATATGGTAAATCAATCACAATTTATACCATTTGTTATTAAAAATCATATAAAACTCGATGATTGGTGCAAAGATTCAATATATGAAGAATATACAAGAACGGTATGTCGTCGTGAAGATGTTTATACCGCGATGGAACGTCAAGTAAAGATAATGACCGATTGGGCAGATGAAAATGGTGAAGAATGGTTTGATTATTTCAAAAAAATACCACCCGGAACTGCATATAAGATGATTACATCGGGTAGACTAAGTCCGTGGTTGTTATTAAACAGTAATTTAGTAGAAACAGAGTTATTTCCCCGATTATCAGATGAACAATTTGTTCATATCGCAGATTTTATAAATTTTGACTACTGGCGTATTAAAATGAAGAATGAAGAAGAAGATTTAGCGTTTGTAACAGAATTTATAAAGGAATGTGAACTATGATATCAGAAAAACAGATGAAAGCGGTTAGAAAAATAATGTATAGAGATGACGATGATGATAAATCAAAATCATCTAAAAAAAAGATAAATGAAATAAAAATAACAGGCTCATCAAGGGCTGTCATGATAGAAAGTGGTGGTGTTAAGCATCAATTACCTACAATGGCTTCTGTATCACAGTTAATTGAGCAATGTAGAACACAAAAAAATGCATTAACTGACGCACAATCAAATATTAAGAAATTAACTGAAACTATTAAGAAAATGGATTCGGCATTAAAAGAAGTTGAACGTGAATTGACCACAAAAGCGGATATGTATGATTCGAAATGAAAATAAGAAATGCTGATACTGACATTGACATTGATTTTCAAGACCCTACAAAGGCGCTTGAAGGATTAAGCCACATTCGTGCTATATTAACGGATGATGATGGCAATGTTAGACCGCATGTATCTGGTGTGTATTTTCAAGAGGTGCCATATGATCCAATAACGGGTTTATGTAGTTTAGAATCAAAAGATGCAGAAGCGCGTGGATATTTTAAGTTAGATTTTCTTCATGTTCATCAATATGATGGAATAAAAAGCGAAGAGCATCTAACATCGTTGATGCATGCTGAACCAATTTGGGAAATGCTCGAAGATGAATTTTTTGTAAAGCAGTTATCACAAATACATAGGCATTTTGAAATAATTTCGTCGTATGCACCAAGAACGATAATGCAGTTGGCTATGGTGTTAGGGATGATACGTCCAGCAAAGAGACATTTGTTGGGTGAAGAATTTGATATAGTTGAAAAGACGATATGGGATAAGCCAGAAGAAGGCGACGAAGGTTATGAATTCAGAAAAAGTTTTTTTAAGAAACCTCACTCCGTCAGTTATGCATACGGAATTGTAGTTCAAATGAATTTATTAGTGGAGAATGGTGATATAAATTAATCCATTGGTCGAATAAGTTGTATTTTTTTTCTTTTTATTCGTTTCTGGAAATTCTCTTCAAGATTGATGAGTGGCCCCATGATATCCGTAACATCTTTCATTGGTAGACACTTTAATGTGCTTTTATATGGCTTCATTTCAATTCTTAGGAATATGTTAATAGGTATAAGGTGATTGCTTTCTTCCCACCATAGTTTACCAAGTTCTAAAAAGTGTTTTTTATCTTTTTCTTCTTTTAATTTGTTATAAGTGTAAAGACTGATTAACTTATTATCAGAATTTATTATAATACCAATCAAATCTTCTTCTGCGAACGTCAAACATGTTAAATATGGATGTTTGTTGTTAAGTTTTTCAAATTCTTCTGGTGTCATATATAAGTCCTGTGGTATAATATATAGTTAACGCTATGGTTTTATTTAGTAAATTAAAAATAGGTGTTTATAAATGATATTTTTATTACTAACCGACGTGAATTAATTATGAAGAAAAAGGACGAATATTAATGAAAGTACCATTTATTGATTTAGGTAGAGCATTTAAAAAACATCGCAAAGAATATATGGATATTGCCGAATCTGCATGGGAAAACGGAATGATAGTTGGTGGTAAATATGTAGAAGAATTTGAGAATAATATATCTTCTATGTGTATGCGGAAATATGGTATAGCGGTTGCATCTTGCACTGATGCATTATATTTTTCATTATTAGCCAACAATATCGGTGTGGGCGATGAAGTAATAGTGACCTCACATTCATTTGTGGCATCTGCGTCGTGTATATTGAAAGTAGGGGCAACACCAGTGTTTATGGATATTGAATTGGATACATTTATGATTGATCCAGATAACATCAAAGAATATATAACTGATCACACAAAGGCAATAATTGCTGTTCATTTGTATGGTCAGTCATTGCCTATACAAAAAATAGAAAACATTGCTGCTGCCCATTCATTAATTTTAATAGAAGATGCCGCCCAATCGTTGGGAGCAATGTATGATAATCGTCCAGTTGGTAGCATGGGTGATATTAGTTGCATTAGTTTTGATTCATTAAAGACGTTGGGATCGTTTGGTAACGGCGGAATGTTATTAACTGATGATGATACCAGTGTTGATATATTAAAATCATTAGGAAATCATGGTAAAATACCTAATAATAACAACGAGAAACATCATTATGTTGGCGGAAGAAGTGTAATGACGAGCGCAGAAGCAGGTATGTTAAATCGCCGTTTGGTTGATTTCGGTTCAGATGTTATCGATAGAACCAGAATTGCGAACATATATAATGATGGATTAAGCAATATAAAATCTATAATAACCCCGCAAAGTAATAAAGGATCACACACGTGGCACAAATATGTGATTATGGTTGAAGAATTGGAAGAACTTAATTCATTTTTATTATTGAATGATATAGGAACTAGAACATGGCATACACCTTTATATAGAGAACCAATATTTGATCGTTTTATAAAATCAGTATGTCCAAATGCAGAGTTAATATCGACTCGAATATTGGGATTACCTATATTTGCGGAAATGACAAAAAACGAAGCCGAATATGTCGTTGAAATTATTTCCGAATTTTATCATTAAGGCGACTTATTACATCATAATTGATGCTATTCCATGTTTGTTTTAGTGATTTGCTTTGCGATTCGGTAAAATCTTCTACGATTAATCCGTATTGTTCTAGTTGATTTTCTACTTCTATTTTTATATTATTATTGACGAATTGGCTTTCTAAATATGAATAATCAGAAATATCAGACAATCGCGTTGGATTGTTTTTATTATTAAATCCATGCAATGCTCCAGCGCGTGCACCGGATATACTGTATTCACCATATGTTTCATCCATGCCTATGCTGCACCATATGAATAGTCTACTATGTGTAACGGGTTCACTCGCAGCCCAATCTTTATTGGTTTGTATATACATGTTGGTTCCGCTAGCTAATTTTGATGCTTCGCGAAATGCTGATCTCCATGTTAATTTTGGTGATCTATTAAAGTTAGATGTTGTTGCACACTCTTCTTGTATTACCACACCTTCTGTTCCTGCATTTAATGTAAAATCGACAACATTGGTATTTGTAAATTTTTGAACTAATGCTTTTGGAAACATATGTATTGATCCATATCCATATATTAATCCATTAACTGGATTCAATGATCTCCATACGTGTACACGTTGGTCGCCGTTATAAAAATCTACGGCTTCAAATGAGAAATTCGGATTCAACACCGCGTCAGCATCCATTGTTATAAAATAATCAGTTTCGCATATATCAGCGGCTTTCTTCCAAGCGTTGGCTATTCCATCGACACCATGTACCCGTTTTGCGTTTGGTACTATTTTTGTTAATTTGTTAAATCCTTCATCGGCATATTCTTCATCGTATGACATGTATATGAAGTCGACAGGTATATTATTATTGATTTTTACCATGATAATCCTTATAATGAATAATCTATATTATAACATAAATATTAATATCAAGTCAATAAGGATATTGATTAGAATAGTATCAGTTATGCTAAATAGTAGTAGAAATATTATGGAATAAGTGAAATGACAGCAATAAAAATCTATAAGATTCCGATTGTGGTTGATTTGACTGTATTGGATCATGGAGTAAAAAATAATAACATGTCTTTTAGGGATAGCGATTTTACCGTTTATAAAAATGCTTACAATCCAATCGAGTTTATCGTTAGGGATAGTGATAGACGTCCGGTTGATGTAACAAATAAAGATTTAACGATGACTATTGTTGATTTTTATTCGGGGTTAGTTGTGATACAAAAGTCTGTTGAAATTCTTGACGCAGCAAAAGGGCGTATTAGATTTTCCATTGATCCATTGGATACGCCACAATGGAATGTTGGAACATATAAGTATTCTATATTGATAACAAATGAAGACACAACCATGAATTTATTGGGTGTCGATCAAAACAACCAAGCGATAGGATATTTTGAATTTGTAGACGGTATCCTACCAGAACCATCCGACAGTCAAAGCATATTAGGCGAGCAGTTCACTCCTGTTAATGTGGTACCACCAACCCTTGAACCAACTATTTACGTTACTGGGGCGTTTCCTGGCGATGCTACGTTGGGTGATAATGATGGGTTACACACAGTTGTGGTATACTTAACTGATTATGCTGGAAAGTTTTGGATAGAGGCTAGTTTAGAGGATGATCCAACATCATTAGATAAGGATTGGTTCATTGTTAATTTGAGTTCGTTCAATGCATATCACGAATTTGGTAACACTCCCAACCCAACAGATATATTCACTGGATTGGAAGCATTTAATTTCACCGGAAATATACAATGGGTGAGATTCAAACATCAACCCGATGATGACAATATTGGAACATTGGATAAGGTATTGTTTAGAAACTAATATTGAATCATTGATTAATATCTGATATAATAATTGAAATATTATATTAGGTACATCCATGACGCAGACATTATACGCATATTATTCACCATTAAATATAAAAACTACCCACGTGCAATATAGTGATGAATTTATCACAATTGGATGTGATGATTCTATGATATATACATCAGATACTTATGTATTAGCAATGATTGGCGAGTTTTTTAACTCAGATGAAATCGCAATAGAAATAGGCGTTGAATTGGAAGCGCATAGCGACGTAGAATTACTTTCAAAATTAATACATATTAAAGGCATCGATGATGCTATAACTTTTCTTATAGGATGTTATTCTATAATTTATTATAATAAGCATTATAAATCGTGGTTATTGATAACCGATAAATTAGGCAGTCTATATCCGTATTATTACTGTAATTTAGATGATTTTATGATTTCAATTGATCACCATTTATTTAAAAATATAAATTTGAATGTTAATATAAATTGGCTCAATAGATATATAAAAGGTGTATTCAAGCCCACAGTAGAAACTTTTATAAGTGGAGTATATAAACTTTTTGGCGGCATGATGTATTCATACCCAACTAACGAAAAGATACAATATTATGATTTATATGCTGATTTGGATGACGCGTTTTGTAACACAAATCATGATATATCGTCATCGTGCGCCGTTGACTATACTCATAATATTATAAAAAATACAATAATCAATACTAGTAGAAATTCTGATGCGCCCATATATGGTGTAGAAAATTCATATGGTGTTGATGGTTTAACTATCGTTGCTATATTGAATGACTTAAAGATAAAACCCAACACTTATACATCGTTTTTTCCACCACAAATAACAAAACCAAATTTCAATGAAGAAAAAAACGCAGAAATTGTAGAATTTCGTATGGATATAATCAATAAAGCAAGAAATACATTTAATGCATATAACTATTTTGATGAAATTGTTTATGATGATGTTAATTCGTATATTGATCCGTTATGCTTTAAACACTGTTTGGGTATACATTGGGGAGGAAACGTGTTTTTTAAGGACCGGTTGGCTACACAGGCAAAGATAGATGGCGTTACGCATATGTATGAGGGTGGATATGGTGATGCTGTATTTTTACATAGAACTAGATATATGATTGCTTATATGCTACATCAATATAGTGATCGTTATATTAATATAAAAAAATATTTTACACCTGAAGGAACCGAGGCACAACGCATGGCTTCTATTCGGATAATAAGTGAAGATTTTTCTGATATATTAAACAAATATGATGTTTACAGTTATGAAGGATTTGATATAACGAGCAATTTTTTATATAAATTTTTTAACGAGTGTGATGGCGATTATATTAAGTATATCATAGCTTCATCATTTATAGAAAATACAAATGCAACACCCGATAGATATGGTAGAATGTTGAGTGACATACCAAATATTGATGTGTTTAAGGATATAAGACTATGGAAATACATGCTTCAACTTCCTGAATATTTAATGTTTGATACTATGAAAAAATCACAAATACAATATGATTTGATAAAAAAATGTGTTGGTGATGGTGATTATGGCATTACGAAAACAGATGGATTTGGTTATGAAAAAATGACTTCTGGTTATGATCCAGCACATAAAGACAATTTTTATCGTGCGTCTATTCTTTATAAACATTCAGATAAAACCCGCAACGATTTTGATGCTGGATTGATTTTGATGAAAGATTTGGGAATAGATCAAGGATTGATTGAATACTTTACAAAATTAGATGAAGAAAGTAAAGATTGTATGCATCATGAGCTATATCGTGTATTGATGTTATATTATTGGCACAACGAGTGGAAACAATGATGACATAAGTGTAACTTAATGATAAATAACTATATAATTGATATAGGAGATTTATCATGTTCATTTATAAAATAACTAATAAAATAACCGGAAAGATGTATATTGGACTGGATTCTAACATCAATAAAACTAGTCGATGGTCGGCTCATAAAACTACTACTCGTAAATATATAAAAAATAGTGAAACCCCCAAGGGGTATTTGTATCGTGCTATGGTAAAATATGGAATAGATTGTTTTGATTATGAAATAATAGAAAATAATATCAATTCTAGAGTGACACTTGCAGAACGAGAAATATTCTATATTCAAAAATATGATACATATAACGGCGATCACTATAATATGACCATTGGCGGTGATGGCGTAAGTGGGCATACACATGATGTTTCAGATGAGACAAAAATGAAACTAGCGCAAATAGTAAAAGATGAATGGAACAAATACACTAATGATGAATATAAAGAACGCTGTAATAATATTCAAAAAGGGATAACACAATATTTAGATTCTATGACGCCCGAACAATATGATGAATATATCGATAAGTGCTCAAGAGCCGGTAAAATATCAAACAGCAAAAGGACATTACAAGAAAAACAAGAATATGCTAAACCACTACGTAAATGGGTCGATTCGTTATCACCAAATGAACGTAAAATATTAAATGATAAAATATCAGAAGGGCATATCACAAGGTTGGATAATATGACTGATAAAGAAAAAATAGAAGATTCTAAACGTCGCTCAAGTAATGCCACAATATGGTGGGATGAAATGTCAGAAGGATATAGTAAAACCATAAGAAAAAAAATGAGCGATAAGAAGAAAAAGAAGTATATCATTACATCGCCAGATGGTATTATTTATGAGTTGACTGGTATATTTGATTTTTGTAAGAAGAACAAGTTGCATCACGGTGCCATGTATGCTATATCTAATGGCAAGGCTAAAACATATAAGGGGTGGCATTGTAAAAAGGCTACATAAAAAATGGCTATCGATTTAACACAGATTGTTCTACAATATTTACCAACAGACAGAAAGACCAATGCAACTGGATTTTATGTTTGTTGTCCCATGTGTATGTCTATGGGTGAATCAAGACCGGATACAAAATATAGAGGAGGATTTACGATAGCGCCGGATGGGGGCTGGTTGTTTCATTGTTATAACTGTCATCATAAAAATCGATGGATATACAATGGCAGAGTAGGTAAAAATTTGATGTATTTTTTAACATCAATTGGTATACCTTCAAAAATGATTCCTGTGCGTTTGCGGTTATTGCGCAACGATGAAACATTATCAGTAAAAATACACATCGAAGAAGAGGAAGTTCCAGATATTGCGATAAACTTTGATGAAGTTAAATTGCCATCTGGTTGTTCGTCATTTGATAGTTGGGTTGAAGATGATGAGCCGCCTTCGATGTTCATTGATGCATTCAGTTATATGGCATCACGCGGTGAAGCAGTGTTTAATGGGTCCACTTATTATTGGACGGGTGATTCGAACTATGCAATCAATCAGCGTGTTATCATACCATTCTATCATCATGGTAAAGTAGTTGGATATACAGGCAGAGTATTCACTGGTAATAAAAAATTACGAAAATATTACAGCGAGCAACAGTCGGATTATATGTATAATCAAGATTTGCTTGAAGGTGATGCCGAGATTATATTTTTGGTTGAAGGAATACTGGATGCAATATCTATTGGTGGCATCGGCGTGTTAGGAAATCATTTGACTGAAAAACAGGTTAATTTGTTAAAATGGTCCGGTAAGCGCATTATTTTAATACCGGATAGAAATGATGCTGGGGGTAAATTATTCGATCAGGTGGTTTCCCTTGGGCATGAGGTGGCGTTAATATCAACAGAATGGGGAACGGGTATAGTAGATTGTGCAGAGGCGACTAAAAGATTTGGTATTCTTTATACATTGGAAACAATAATAAAAAATGCCACAAAAAATAAAATGAAATTGAAATTATTTAGGTCGGGAATGTTCCGTCTTAAATCGAATGGTTGAGGAAAATATAAATGAGTGCAGATTTTGGATTACTAAAGCAAAAATTATTAATAGAGTACATGTTAGCAGATGAAACGGTATTTCATCGGTGTCGAAATATATTAAAATCGTCGTATTTTGACCCAGAATTGGTTAATGTGGTCGAGTTATTGATTACACACACAGATGAATATAAAGCAGTTCCAACAGTTCAACAAATCAAAGCAGAAACCGCAACTGAACTTGATTTAGTGCCAGAAATTCGTGAACAAGATCAAGCTTGGGCAATGGATAATATTGAAAAATTTTGTCAGCAGGGTGCTATTATTGAAGCGGTATCAAAGGCGTTTGAATATATTGAATCTGGCGAGCACGGTACCATTGAAACTATGATTCGCGAAGCGGTATTGGTTGGCTTACAGAAAGACCTTGGTTTGGATTATTTCACTAATCCAAGAGAACGATTAGAACGCCTTAAACTTAAAAATCTTATTCCCACTGGTTGGCGCGATCTTGATAGAAAATTATTTGGCGGTTTGAACAGAGGTGAAATTACTATTTTTGCTGCTGGTTCTGGTGTTGGTAAAAGTTTGTTCTTACAGAATGCATGTTTAAATTGGGTCAGCGGTGTTCAATATACTTGGGGTGAAGGTGATAACAATCCTAAAATTATCCCACCATTAAATGTATTGTATATTTCACTTGAATTAAGTCAAGATTTGACGTCTAAGCGCATAGATTCTATGGTTACTGGCATTAGTGCCCGAGAAATATTTGCAAAAATAGATGAAGTTGAATTAAAGGTTACTACACAAGGTAAAAAAAGTGGTAGATTTACTATCAAATATTTGTCACAAGGTTCAAACACCAATGACATTAGAGCGTTAATCAAAGAATATGAATTGGTGTATGGATGTGTGCCTGATTGTATAGCGGTAGATTATTTGGATGAAATGGGTCCAATTGCTAGCAATGTTAAAGATGATAATTTATACATGAAAGATAAACATGTTACTGGTGATTTGCGCGACTTGGCAGTCGAGTTAGATGTTGTTTTAATCACCGCATCACAACTCAATCGATCTGCGGTTGATGAGTCTGAACAAAACCACGCGATGATTGGTGGTGGTATCAGTAAAATTCAACGCGCAGATAACGTTGTTTCTATATACCAAAGTGCGGCAATGAAAGAAGAGGGAACATTCATGTGTACTTTCTTAAAAACCCGTTCAAGTTCTGGTGTAGGTAGTAAAATATATTTAAGTTTCAATAATGATAGTATGAAAATATCCGATCAAGATGAAAATTATAATGCAGGTGGTGATACAACATCCATTGATGGTACAGGTCTTAGAAATAGCACTACAATGACAAACAATGATTTGATAAAATCAATAAAATCGGGCGCATCTAAGCCAGCGCCCACACCTTCTGCTCCTGTTCATGATCCAGAAACTGGTGAAATAAGTGAAACCGGCGAGATTAAAGAAAGTATGATGGAGCGATTAACAAGAATGAAGAAGGATGGCTTGTTGTAAGTGTGATAAATAACCTAGAAGTATAATAAATACTTAATATTATATAAATTGCGCAGGTATGGATATTACATATGATTAAAAAAACTAAGAGCCTCCTTGATGAACTTGACGAAATCGTTCCAACCAAGGACAAGCATATTGTTGTAGAAGCACGTGCACAACATTTTATTGCCAGTGGAATCAATCTATTAGAAATGATTGAAGAGCATTTTACTCCTGAAGAGGCTGATGAATTATCTCGTCGCCTCTTTAATTCATTAAAAGGTAGAAGCCCCGCAAAATTCCAACGCAAAATGCAACAAATTCAGGAAAACAATAGTAACAATGAATAAAGTTGACGATATGCGCAAATTGATGGAAACTATATCTCATGGTGAACAAGATGACATCAATGAGGCCGGTGGAGTTATTGACAAAACTTTAGCGAAATTTGGAAACAAACGCGCTAAAGGTAAAGTTGATGTCAACAATGAAAAAAACAGCATAGAAGATGGTTGGAAAGAATTCGCAGGAGCGCAAGATTTCGATAATAAGAATGTTGAAGGATTTAAAGATTTCCTACAATTTTGGAATTTTAATGGCCCTGAAATAGATTCTATTGTTACAGAACCATTCAATATTAAACAATCATTGAAAAATGCTGCAAAAATTCAACACAAATCAGGCAAGGGTGTAACGGGTGAACGTGATGGTCGACCAGCGCCGACACCAAGTAACGATGATTATAAATCAATTATTAAATTTTATACAAATGATTTAAAAGGAAATGTTGCATCTTTAGAATTGGAAATGGCTGCAATTAAAAATCCGAAATTGATAAGTGGTGATCCACTTGCATCATTGGGTTATGCATTCATGAAAGCCAACGGCAAAGGATAACATATGCATAGCAACATACGAGATTTTATATCAGTTATCGACGATAATATGAATACCCCCGATAATATAATATTATTGGAGAGTGATTTTGTTAATCCATCTACAGAACTTACAGACGATCAAATAAAGCAAATATTTGTCATCATAAGCCAAGCGGCAGCTTATAAAAAACTCCGTGGCAACCTTAAAGGTTATAAACCTTCTTTAAAAACCAATAAAGTAACAAACGAAGAGTTAATAAACGAACTCGATCCATTTGGTGGAATGGCAAAAGCGACAGATGCACTCATGGCAAAATTTGGATCGAAAGGTGCAAAGATGGCTCAAGTGGCAAAAGAAACTGCACTAGGGTTATGGAAAAAATGGGAAAAAGATTCAATTAAAGGTGGAATGGTCCCATCTGTTGAATCTGTTGCTAGATGGGTAAATGATGAAGAATTTGATGCAGATTTGATAGATGCTGCATTTAGAGGGGTTGGTGTTCCTAATGTAAAAAATTCATTGAGAAATATAAGCACGGTTGATAGATTGCCATTAACACAATGGATGGATGAAAATAATATAAAACCTGGTGCTTTAAATGGAATTGTATTAAAAGATTATTTGTCTGATATTGATGTACAAGATCGCGATGTTGATGCGATATTGGATGGCATTGGATTAAAAAATACTGGCACTGTGATATCGCGAGTTCAATTGAAAAAATTGGAAAAAGCATTAGATGCATACATACCATCTGAAGAACCCGAAGGCGAAGTTGCCACTGATGTTGACGTTGATGCTAATACTAGCACCAATACCAATTCTGGAACGCCATTAGATGGTGGATGGCTTGCTCGCGACGTATATTCTTATATTATTAAAAATTATAATGTAGACGATAAAGATGATTTGGCTAATGAATTCAAAGCAGCCAAGGTTAAGAATGTAGATGACGAAATGAGTGATGATCAAGTAAGAAAGGTGTTAAATTCTGTAAAAGATGATGAAAAAAATATGTTTTCCGTGGCTGATGATGCATCGAAATCTTCTGATGAAATAATGAAAACAACACAAGAAATAGTTAAAGATATGGGAAGCAGTATAAAAAAAGCAACATCTGTGGGTAAAGAATTTGTAAAATCTGGTGATATATCATCGACTAGTGAACTTCAGAAACTTGGTATTGCTATATTAACTGCACGAAAGAAAATATAAGGTATAAAAATGAGCATTAAAAAATTCAATGAAGAAACTACATCTATAGCCGGTTCTGATATTGAACCAACATTGCGATATTTATCACCTATTGTTGGTATTGCGTATGAATCTGTGTTAGATAAATCTGGAAAAATAGTAAAACGTGGATTAGAAGATTGCACATTGGGCACCTCTTCAAAATCTGGAACTGGCGCTTTCGGTAAGCACGGAACTGTTGGTGATATTGATATAGTTATCGATGAATCGTCACATGATACTAATAGTTTTGTTTCACGATTAGTCAATAAGTTAGGACCAGATAAAATAGGAAAACCTGTTAATGGTGGTATAACTATACCAACGAAAGTTAATGTTGGCGGCGCTGAAGGAGCAAATTTGGTCGAGGTTGATTTTATAATCGGTGATCCTGAATTATTAACCTTTACGCATCACTCACCAGACCCAACGAGTTTAAGTGAATATAATGGTATCGCTCGCAATGAAATGATGCGTGCTGTATTACAAGATTCACGCCGCCAAGTGCGCGATCCTGAAACAAAAGAGATTATGGCATTGGTTGGACCTGCATATTTTCTTGATAAAGGATTTGTTCAAGAATGGCGTCACTTTCCAATGAAAGGTGATGGTAGCGGACGTCAAAGTATTAATAAACCAATAAGTAAAAGTGAATTCACTGAAACATACCCTGATCACACTGGAAATGAAAAACCATTGATGCTTTCGAAGCCTCGTGAAATGATGGATTATATGTTCCCTAATGCAAACACCAAAATTGAAGAATATGATTGTTTTGAAACTATAAGAGATTTAGTTATAGAACATAAGCCAAAAAATGCTGAATCTATATTCAATTTATTTGCACAAAGTATGCATCGTAAAGGACAGCCAGTGCCGCAGGGTTTGGTCGTAGAATGTCGTCAAATGGTTGAAAAATCTAACGTTCTTACTGAAGTTCGTGATATAAGCCTTAATCGTGTGATGGAATCTGTTGTAAGACGTGGAAAATTTGAAGATTTTAGAAAATCTTGCTTGAATACATTAACAGATAATCGAAAACTTGATCATTTTACAAAACCTAAAGCAACTGCTGATAATATGCCACTAGAAGGATTGACATATCTTATTAATAAGTGCGGCATGATGAATGAGTGGAATGATTTGAACAAAAATGATTATGGAACCAATTATCATCACAAAGTTTCTGATTTTGGTGCATTTTATGAAGATTTATGCGAACTTATCGGCGAAGATAACTTTATGTTCGTTGCAGAACATTATGGATTAAAGATAAATTCTGATTCTTTTATCAATAGTTTAATCGAAATGGAATATGATGGCTAAACAAAATATTTTAACTACTGAAAAATATATTAAAAATGTGATTTCTCGACATGGTATATTATTTGACTATTCCAAAACTGAATATATTGGGTCTAAATATAAAATCGAAGTTGGTTGCGCACAACACGGAATGTATTGGGTTGAAGCCGGAAGTCATTATAGAAAACCAGTGTGTCCATTATGTTCAAGAGACCAGAGTAATAAAAATCAACGAATAATGAATGCGGATGAATATATTATAAAAGCGAATAAAGTCCACAATAATTACTACAAATATCCTGATTTGAAATATAAAAACAGTCGCACTAAAATTGATATATTATGTCCAAATCACGGTATATTTAAGCAACGTACAGGAGTTCATTTACTCGGTGATGGATGTCCAAAATGCGCAAATGAATATAGAACAAACAAGCAACGTATGTCTATCGATGAATATTTAAATAGAGCAAGGCGAATGCATGATGATATATATGATTATTCAAATGTTGTATATACAGCACTATCCAATAAAATAGAAATAATATGCATTAAACATGGCAGTTTTTCACAAAATGCCGGGAGCCATATTAATGGTAGCGGTTGCCCTGTGTGTGATAAAGGAAAAACGTCGTCTAAATCTGAAAAAAAATGGTTAGATAGTAAAAACATTCCAGAAATATATAGAAATTATCCAATAAAAATAAAAAATAATAGAACGTTATATGTTGATGGATATGACCCAACCACTAATACAGTTTATGAATTTTGGGGTGATTTTTGGCACGGAAATCCTCGAATATTCAATCAATCTGACATTAATACCAGAACTAATATATCATTTGGTGAATTATATAATAATACATTAAATAAAATTAATATTCTTGTAAAAAATGGATATAAAATTATAGATATATGGGAAGATGAATGGAAAGAGACTATAATATAATGGATTTCATACAAAATCTTTGCGAAGGGCGGCTATTCGGTAGCGGTAAATCCAACCTTGCGCATTATAGTGCAAAACAAATAACAGAAATGTTATATTTGCAATTTTTAGGTATTCAAATATTGAAATATGAATCAGGAAGTCTGCCTGTTGCACAACGATATGTTAGAAGCACAGGAAATCTGACCAATTTTGATTATTGGCGTTCAGGAAAAAATGAATTATATTTGATGTTGCACCTTATTGTTGGTCAATATGCTGACGAACAACGTCATATGTTGAAATATGGCAAGCGTGATGCACGATACCTTGAATTAACTAGATTGAATAAGCAAAATCTTGTTAGATTTTTGCGCTCTGTTGCATCTGGTCATTTTGATGAAGGTTCGGATCGTAGATTTCTTATGGAACTCGAACGAGGATTGAGGATAACAGATAGCAACTTAAAAAACATCAGAAGGGTGGCTGGTCAGTGGAAAATGCAATCATTTTCGACTAAAAAAACTACATTAACTCGACTTTTACAGTTATTTCGTTCTAAAGCACGTCGTTCTGAATTATTACCATATTTAGAGTCGCTAGCAATTGCCATGAACATGGAAAACCGAAAACTTACCGCAATAAGCAACGAGCCAAATCCTGTTGCTCAAAAAACACCAGTAAAGCCAAATATGGCATTTTTAAAGAATATGTCGGCTGGTATTGCTTCCGGTAATACTGCTGCATCTATTTTAATGCGAAAAAAGAAAGATTAACTCTATTTTTTTGCGATAAATAATAAATATTAATATAAATAGAGGTATCTTTTATGCGTGCGTATGAATTTATTAAAGAAAACGCAAGTTCTGGCGGAACCTCTGCAAGTAGTGTAGCTACGGTTGTAAAACCACAAGTTACTACAGCAGAAGGTGAAACATTATTTGGTGGTGATGCAAATGACCACCCTGCATATGGTGATTCCACTAATGTAACAGTTATTCGTAGACCAAGTCCTACTGCGGAAGCTAATAAGAAATAACCGGACTACAACAAAGCTGGCGAGTTAGATCGCTAAAAACGAGGAAATAACAAATGTCTTTAAATGGATTAGATAGAAATAAAGTTGATGGAACTGCTAACCCAGCAGAGTCTTTCAATCGTAACTTAGACTTCTTTACAGTAACAGTGACTGGTGGATTAACATTCCGTTCCGACGGTGCCGCAGGTCTTGATGATGATGGTGTACCTGTTGACGCAGAACAGTATCTTTTTGATAAAATGATTGAATTGGTTAGCCAAAAAGCACAACCAATCGTTTTAACTGGTGGAACAACTGGTGCCACAGTATTCAATATGATCATTGAGCACTCTGGACTATGGACAGAAGCTGGTGCAACAGACCCGAAAGCTGAATCTCTTGATACAGTTCTTCAGGATGCAATCTTAGCGCTTTCTGATGATGCTGACAATCAATTGTTTGCAACTTTTGCAACTACTGTAGCACACACTAATACTCTTACTTAAGTAATAGTAGAATAAAAAAATCCTAAAGGTATTACCTTTAGGTGAGAATATGATTTTAATGCTTTTTGGCGAAATTTAACTATTATAACCCTTGGGGAGGAATACAGATAAGAAATACATTTTAGAATATGAAAATATTTAAGTGTCCCATTGTCTGTGTAGTTAAGTAAATCGCCAAGAATGTAATAGTTGGATCATATGACCCCAGCTTTTAAAAAATCCTTCAGACTTCGGTCTTGGAGGATTTTTTTTGACTAAATATAAATAATAACCGGTTATAACAATAGGATTAACATATGCTGAATTTAAATTTTTACAAAGTTAGAACAGGATTAGACATACGTCCTATTTCACAAGAAGGTGATGCTGAATCACAGGCACGATTTGATCAAATATTGCAAACCGTGGCACAAAAATCAGAAATAGATTATATTAATCCAAATATTTTTACAATTATTGAAAAAAGTCCTGCTGATTTGGGAGCATATAAAGGAAAACAGAAAACATTGTATGTTATGGTGTTTGGATTAGATAAAGATCGTAGTGCATGGACCGGAAGTGATTTGAAAATGACATTAGGTAATATGAGTGCTACTGTTTCATTAAAGAAGGCTAATATAGATGCTGAATTGTGGGTTGGTGGTGCAGTAAATAATATTAGTGCAGAAAAGGCTTTATTTGATTTGCGATCAGTTAAGAAAAAAATATAATATTCAACGTGTTACATATTTTATTAGATGATGTATAATATAATAGATGGTTTTATAAATGACTGAATTTATTATAAATATTATAGATAAGCGTATATTAACTGATGGTGCTATTGTGAAAGACATACTTGATACATTAGAAATATCTCCATTTTTATTTCATTCATTGGATGAAGATGGTTTAATATTAAAGGTTAGCCAAGGATGGCTAGATGCTACTGGCTATTCATTAGATGATGTGATAGGCAAGAAAGGTGTTGAGTTGTTGACACCGGATTCGGCATCAAAAGCAACCACTGAAACACTTCCTGTGTTATTTGAAACAGGACGAAGTGAAAATGTTTATTATCAATTAATAAAAAAAGATGGGGAATTGATGGATGTATTGATTTCGGCCATTGTATATGAAACGGATTTAGGAAAATGCACCCTAAGTATAACTACGGATATAACAGAGCAAAAATCTGGTGAAAAAATGCTTGATCGTTATAGGGAAAATTTAGAAGATTTAGTTAAAGAGCGTACCGAAGAATTCAATGATACATTAGAAATGTATAAAACACTGGCAAGAATATCACCCGTTGGTATTATGCGCGTTAATGAGTTTGGAGCGTGCGATTTTGTTAATAAAAAATGGTGTGATATGACTGGATTGACAAAAAAAGAATCAAGCGGGTCTGGTTGGATGTCTGCTATACATCCAACCGATATTGAACAAGTGAATGATATATGGGAAGAAGCTGTAAAGCACCAAAAGAGTTGGACACGCGAATTTAAGTTATGTGATATAAAAGGAAATTCCATATGGGTTCAATGCTCTGGAAATATAGTAAATAATGGGAATAATGGTCACGTAGTAACATTTACTAATGTAACAAAAGAAAAAAAGATATTGCCTGAATTATTATCACTGAATGAAATGATTAAAACTGAAACTGGTAATAATAAAGTTAGGAGAAGAAAGAATAATGGCAACTGATCCTATCACATGGCCTGTGGCAGTTACGATTCTTGGTGGTATAGTTGTTGTGGTATCAGCAATAGTTGGATATATGAATCAATCGTTTAGGCGTGATATGCCATGGAAAGACCCTATAGCAAAAATGAATGCTGCTGTTATTAAAATGGAAACTCGGGTTGAGCAAGCCATTTCTAAGACAGAGGATGTGAGTACACATTTACAAGAACATGAAATGCGCAATGAAAGAGATTTTGATCGCGTTCTTGAACGTCTTGAAAAGGTTACAGACTTGATGATTGACTTAATACGTAGCGATGGATCGAATGAAACTCCACCGAGCGACAAAAAAGAATAAATACTCAATATAATAACGATTTAGAGGGTGTTCCATGCTTTTATCTGAACTATTCGACGATGATAATGTCGAACCTAGCCAAAAATTAAACGAAGGTGCTAAAATAGCATGGGCGCGGGTAGGTAATAAAGTTGTAAAAAAATACCGTTGTAGTAGTGGTCCAAGACTTGGTAGAATAGTCGCCAATCCAACACAATGTAATAAACCCGTCGATTTGAAAAAACGTATGAAATTCAAGCAAACTAAATTGGCTAAAGGTTCGAGAATGTCTCGAAAAGCAGGACGTACAAAACGTCGCAATCCTGCCAGTTTACGCATTCAGCGCATGAATAAAGGAATGAAATAATGAAAATAACCGAACTCATAAAAGAACGCGTAGACGTTAATAAAATAGATTGGGTTGACGATCCATCAATTGGTTGGATTTTAGAATCAAGCCCATGTAGAATTTATTATGGCGCACAACATGATGACCTTGTGAGTATCATGGAGAATGGTATATATGCATCCGATGATGGATATGTAAAATGTTCAATGGAGCCACGCACGGCGCATTTCCAAGCTACACCGTTAACTGAATCAATAGATAACGACAATCGCGTGGTATTGGTTATAGATATACCAGAAAGTTTTAGTGCTGCAAATCCGTTATATACAGATTTTGATAGAGAAAAGGATTTGTATGAAAGTTGGGGAAAATCAGATTCGGAATTTTATGCATTATATGATATAAGTGTCCCCAAGCATATACCAGTAGAATATATAAAAGGATATATGATTAAAAATGACAGCTAAAATAATAAAATTAGATCAGTATATATCTGAATATGTTAACATGCAGCAGCCTAACATAACTGCCGGTATGATGTCTGCATATGATATAACTGAAGAACAAGCAAATATCATACAAGAGAAACTATCAGAAAAACAATGGTTTGAATTAAGTGGAACATTTGCCAATGATAAGCTTAGTGTTATGGAAAAAACCAACAGTATAAGACAGATGGTTGATCCTATTTTATCAGTAGAAAGAAATCTTCAAATGGAAGATTTGTTCAATGGTATTAGTATTGCCGAAGATTATAACTATCGCCGTTCTATGACAAGTGAAATGGCTCGCGGTAGCGCAATGGATTGGCTCGAAGAAAATGGTATTGATTATCTTATAGATAATTCTGGAAATTTTGCTGTTAAATGTAATGATAGAAAGACACATTATCGTGTTAATAGACAGTTTGAGCATATTTTAGGTAAATGGGACGCACCAAAGGCGGGAACAAATGTTGATCCTGCTATTCGTCAGAAAGCACTTACTGTTGACATGAAAGGCAATGTACTTCGTGACGCAATCAATGAAACAGGGCTTAATGAAGCCGCACAAGATGGTTCTATGCCATTAGATATGTCTGGCACCCCACCGATGTTTCCTGCTGTTGGTGATGGCGACATGACTGATGGAGCATCACCCACGTTTGAGAACACCGAGGATGGTGCGATTCAAATATTGGGTGATTATATGAATTTCAGTTCCGAAATATATGTAGAACGATTGGAAGAAGAAGCAAATGAATGGTTGGTGTGCGACGATGCTGTTGAAAAGTCGTTTGTTGTTGATACTGATAAAGGTTGCTTTGAAGAGATTCAATATATATGTGAACAGAATTTTAGTAGAGGTAATACCGGCAATACGCAAGGATTTGGAACTGCGGGTGATTCAGTTCATACAAAACGTGGTTATATGTTTGATCCTAGTGGTAGACCGGTTGACCCAGATGGTAATCCTGTCGATCCAGTGAGTAATGTATCTAAAGAAAAATCGGGGAAATTTACAGATATATCAACCGATGAATTTAATGCTGTAAAATCAGAAGAAGACAAAATTAATCTTATGGTTAAGCATGGAATTATTGATACGGAAAAAGTGCCAGAAAGATATTGGAGTAATTTCATAGCAACACATTATAATGAAACCGTTCCAAAAATATTGGCAATTCGTGCCAAAGGTGGCAATGATGGTGTTAAAGAAGCAAATAATAAAACAAAACCAAAAGTGGCAAAAACTAGAAATCCATATGCACCACATTTAAAAAGAAAAGGTCATATGGTTGAGCCAGATGCTACGAATTATAAACGAAATCCAAAGCATAAACCCAATTATAAAGATGTGCACGAAGGTGTGATGGGTGCTGCTACTGGTATGACGGGAATGCAAACATTGGGTATGCACAAATTGCGTAAAATGTCAGGATTTCCTGATGCATCTATGACAGTTATTGAAATAGACCCATTTGAGCAACCCGTAAAAAACGAACCACTTGTTACTCATGGCAGCGAAATACATGACATGAACGACGCATTAGATCATCTTAATGAAGTGTTTAATATATATAAAACATTGAATGGTGAAGCCAAAACAGAACTTCGATTGAACCTTATCAATACAATAATGGACGACGGTTCAAAACTAAGTGAATCAGTTATCGGATTATTGTTGAACAATAAATCATCCGTGTTGTTAGAATACAATGATGATGGTGAAATGTTATCAGTTGAAGATAAAGAATATTTGAATATGGTATTATCTGATATAAAAGGTTCTATAATGGAAGATATTTCAATAAGTGATAATGATGTAAGTGTGCCATTATCGAGAATAGCGTATTTGCTAGAAGCTTTACAACATCAAATGGAAATAGAATAATGAAATTATGGGAACTGGCGCATGGATTAATGATTTCTCTTACGAACGAAGAAGATGAATTATTGAATAAAATGATGGAAGATGATAAAGTAGTATTAAGTGAACGTGAAGAAGTTGTTGCGCAACACTTAACACAAAAAAGTGTATTCATACGTGAAGAAACTGATGAAAAATATATTTTCACAGTTAATTATCGTATAGACACGTGGCGCGATTAAATAGATCGATATAATATTAAAGGTATAATAGAATGGTAAGTCGCGAAGAAGTTAGTGAAATGGAACGATTGAATAGGATCATGAAAGGTGAGCGCCCAGCGCCCACTGCTACTACTATGACAACAAGCGCTGGTGGCCCAAATCCTGATGCTATAATACTTCAAAAAGGCCCATCATCGGCTGATGTTTCGGATATGGCTAAAATAATGGAGAATTTCTCTGGTGCTACCGGTGTAACAAGTTTTAAAAGTTTACATGATAATGCAACAACGGCAGTTAATGAATTAGTTAATACTGCACATGTTGCTCCAGTATTGAACGAAGCCTTACGCACCACTCAAACAGATACTGGTGTTAAGATTGGCGTTTGGGAAATAACAAAACATCAACGTGAAGGTATGGCGATTAAACCGGATATTATATATAAAGTTAATAATACCAATACTGGACAAAAAATAAAAGCATCATTTATGGTTTTGGAATCTGCTAGGTCTGTTGTTAAGTTGCTTAATAATGGTGCGGATTTTTCACATCCTGTTATTAAACAAATTGCACAATTTGAAATAGATTATCGTACAACTCGAACACGAGCATTAGAAGAGAAAGCGTGTTGGCAGCGTGCTAAGAAGAAAAATAGTGAATTTAAGATGAATTTATATGAAGCCAAATTTGATGCGGCTAAAAATAAAACACTATTAATACGAGAACGTATCATTAACGTTTTTAATAAAATATAAACATACTACATAATGAATATTACTGAATAATTACATAATAAAGCGTAAAGGAGTTTACTGTGCCGGATTCTATAACAAATAGCGACACCAAAAACGTAGAAATAATCGAAGACGACGTTGATGTTAGTCAACTTGAAACACTTGAGGAACAAAAATTATATTGCGGAAAAATGCTTGATGGTATATTATATGAAGAAAATAAATTAAATAATAGATTGATAACTGTTGGGTCAGTTAATAATACAGTTCAAGCGGATGATAGAATAGCATCTTCGTTTGGTGAATATTTGGGTTATAATTACGGAAGAATGGATGCTTCAAAAGGTGTTTTTTCAAGCGTGTTAATCAATCTTGGTAATTTCATCGAAGGTTCCTTGGATACAGTAGATCATGGTGCGAGAGGAATGTATATAAATTTATGGTATAATTTAGGATTATCCAGTTTGAATGATTTCGCTGAATGTTTAATAGAGTTAGAAAAAATAGAAACCGACGTGATTGAATTAGCGATGAAAGAAGGTAAAGATTTATTAACGTTAGAAGCAATACACTAATACAATGGAGATATACAATGAGTAAAATAATAGAATCAGATTGTGGTAATGTTACAACTTTGGCTGGCGACGAAACACCAGATGAAGTGTATGTATCTGACACTGCAAAAATAAAAGTTGCAGAAATATTGGCATCTGAAGAAGATGATGATTTGTTTTTGCGCATAGGTGTGTATGGCGGCGGTTGTTCAGGATTTCAATATAAATTTGGGTTGCATAATGAAATAGATGATGACGATTTTGTTATTGAATGGGATGATGGAAAAGTAGTTGTCGATTCCATGAGTATATCATATATGAAAGGCGCAACTGTTGACTTTATTAAAGATTTAATGAGTGAACATTTTTCTATTGTTAACCCTGGTGTTTCATCAAGTTGTGGCTGCGGTGAAAGTTTTTCGGTGTAATGACGCTGTGCGTATAATTCATATAATTAATAAATAATAAGTAGTTATAGAAAATAAATGGATTGATATGTTATGAATTTGGATGATTTAAATAGCACCACTGATACAAATAGAAAACTCGCTAAATTAGCGGAAACGTTAAACAAAGATTTTAACGTTGATATTTCTATATATGAAACACTGGATGCTTCAGATTTGGTTAATTATTTAACTGATTTAAAACAGGCTAAATCTAAAATTATGCTTGAATCTTCATTCAATGATTATCATAGTAATCCAGCATATACACAAAACATTATGCTATCAGAAGCATTACGAATGCTTTTAACTGAAATACACCCAAAACGTAAACAATCCTCTAATAAAATGGACGAAACTTTAGATTATAAAGTGTATCCAGCAACCGGTGTTATGGTTGATGTAGAAAATGCTGACACAATGGATGCTTGTGCGCAAAACACACAATCAGATGTCGGAACTAATGAACAACAAACAGGGGTTTATGTCGCCGTAATGAATCCTGATCGATTTTTGGGCGACAAAGAAGTAAACATAATGTCGATTGAACCATTTGTTACATCACAGAACGAAGTAAGCCCGTTAAGCCGAAAAGTCTCTCGTATAATGGTGGATACCGACGAACAAATCAACGAGGATGCTGATGAAATGACAACAAAAACAGAAGATATAATCAAAGGACTAGGTGGTCTTTTGGAAAGTTCACTGTTGAATGAAAATGAATTGCAGCGTGCTGAAATCGTTTTTGCAACAAATGACTTGGTTATGCGTTTAGGAAAAATGATTGAAGACCTTAGTAAAATGGGAACTGATGACATTATGCCATTGGTTGACGGTTTGCGTGAAAATTACGGCGGCGCGGTTGCTGTTAAATTCAGCCAAGACGCTGAAGAAAAAATACACGATGCTACAAAAGGCGTCGACGCTATGAAAGACATGTTGGATAGATATAGAGAGAAATTCGAAGGGCGTATATCTGACGAAGATGCACAACAGCCTATCGATTTGGCTACTATGCAAGGTGGCGACGATGAGGCTATGATGGCACCAGAGTTGGGTGATTTAAGTGCTGAACCAGATGACGATCTTAGTATGGATAATCCAGATGTCGGATTAGATATGGAAGACGGTGCAGATGAGCCATTGGGTCGAGCATTAAAAGAATCTAAAGTTGTTAACATTGCTGGTAAAAAAATTAAATTGACGTTAGAGCAAATTGAAGTGTTGCATAAAGCAAAGCAACTTACTGAAAAAATCAACGTATTAAACACTGCCGCAGTAATCGACATACCAAGCACCACTTATCTTAATTTGGGTGGTAAAAAAATACGTATTACTGAATCGCAATTGAAATCACTATTGTTCGCTAAATCATTCAAGCAGCGTGTTGATGAGAAAAAAGCAAACAATGTTAAATTATCAGAAAAGCAAGCAAGGATGTTAGTTCAGGCTAAAATGTTAACACAAAAAATCGGCAAATTGGTAAAATAACAAAGAGAACAATGGTATGCTTATAAGTGAATTATTAGATAACAAAGTAACGAGTATTATAAGTGAATCTGATGATTTTGTTCTTAAAAGCGCATTGAATGCTATAATATTGGATGTAAGAGAACGATTACAGAATAACAGTGAGTATCCGGTTGATATATATGGCGTCATTAAAGCGCTTAATGCAAGATCGGCATTTTTAGCTATCGATCCAAATGATAATGATCGCAGGGTTATTATTATGCAAGAATTTGAAGAACATGGTATGAGTGTAGAACAAGGGTCAGGAAAAATATCATTGGCGAGTGAAGAAGAACCTCAAACCGATGCACAAGAAACAGAACAAGAAAAGCAATCGCAAGAAGTTGGAAAAAAAGCGATGGATAATATTAAAAAAGATAGCGAAAACGGCGCAGCCGAATTATAAAGGAAAGGATTTAACATGAGTGAAGAACTTGATCGTATTAAAAAAATGGCTGGTCTTGAACCTGCTACTATAGCAGAAAAAGTTGAATTGAATGCGGCAGCGTCTGTTGAAGAAGTTCCGTTTAGCCATAAAGATCACGTGGAAAATGTGAAAAAAACAAAACTTAAAGCATCTATAGAAGAACCCGGTGCGACTAATTTAAAAGGCGCAATTACCGCAGTTGCTACTGGTGATTTGACTCTTGATGATGGAAAAATATCAGAAGCAAAATTTGGCATATTAAAAACATTGGACGAAAGTTCTGCTGAAAAGAAAGCTGGTCGTAAAGCGGCAGGTTCATATGGTAGACCTGGTTCTAAAGCGCAAAAACAGGCTGCTTCTAAATCCTCTAGAAAATCTGGAAAAAATGATATAAAAGATCAAAAAGTTGATGAAGATCGTGATTTTTCAAAACATAGTGATAAGACATTGGCTAACATGATAAGCCAATTTAATAGAGATGGTACCGCAGTTCCACGTGACTTACAAAATGAATTCACAAAGCGCGAAAATAACGCAGTTCATGAAAGCATTATGTTTTCGAAAGGTTCGTTAGAGCGCGATATGGTTGAAATGATTTTTGATGAAATGAAACTTGGTAAAAATGCAACAGAAATATCTGAATCATTATCTTTTTCATTGAATGATGTAGAATCTGTATATAATCATATTAAAAAAAAAGTCAATGAAGGCTATACAGTTCTCCCACCAATAACCGATCAAGAAAAAGAACGTTATGTTAATAGAGAACATGAAGGTCTGGAGGGGCCATTTCGTTTGCGTTCTGGAAAGTTTGTTTATTATGATAAAAAAGCAGGCAAATATTATGATTCTGATACCGATTTGTATATTAGTGACGAAGATTATTTTGCACACGATAAGCCATCCGATTCTATAGCTGAATCCGAACCTAATGATGATGCAGTTAAGTATGGCGTCGAATATGGACGTAAATATTTAGAATCAGAAGAAGCACTTGTGATTTTATCCGATTTAAGAAGTGGATTGCTTGATGCAAATGAAGCCGCAGGTGCAGAGCACGATTTGATGCAAAACCTTGAAGGAAATATCACAAACGGTCTCAGTGGTGCAGAAATGAATGCAACCGAAGGTGATGTAAAACAAGCAATGGATATAGTAATAGGCAAATATATATAATTTTTATATTTGACGTTTAAGTATAGAACCCTGTATAGTATGTTTAAATAACTATATAGGGTTTTTTCATTTATGGAAGCAAACATGGTAAACAGAGTAAACAAATACGACTACGCAGAATTTAACAATATAGACAATAAAGAAACCGGAAAACGTGTATATGCGTGTCCAGATGGATCATTTCTTCCTTCGGTTACAACAATTCTATCTGCAACAAAAGATATGACATTTTTAGATCAATGGAGAGCACGCATCGGCGATGCAGAGGCAGACCGTCAAGTTCATGAGGCGGTTACTATTGGTACATTAATGCATGAAAGTGTAGAACAGCACATATTAGGCGAAGAACGCAAAATAAAAGGCAATTTGGTGCACCGTAAAGCCCGTCAGTTAGCGGATAGAATCATTACGCGTGGACTATCCAGCGTTGATGAGGTATGGGGTGTAGAGATACCTCTATACTTTCCTGGTGCATATGCAGGTAGAACCGATTTGATCGGACAGTTCGACGGTGTTCCATCTATTATGGATCACAAAAACTCCAAAAAAATAAAAAAAGAAGAATGGGTTGAAGATTATTATATACAAGGTTGTGCATATTGTTTAGCGCACAATGAGATATATGGTTCTAATATACGCCAAGTTGTGTTGTTTATGGCTTCACGTGAAGATGATGATTATAAGACATATATGCTCAATGGTGATAAATTTGACGATTTTACCGACAAATGGATTAGAAAACTTGAAGATTTTATGCTTAATCAAGATGGTGAATAAAATAAATACAATAGAATATATATTAGAGGTATAATACGGTGACGATACAGCAAATTTCAAGAATACAGCACCGACGTGGGTTGCGTATAGATTTACCGGCTTCATTAAATGATGCTGAATTTGGTTGGGCAGATGATACGCGAGAACTTTTTATTGGTAACGGAACCGAATCATCAGTTCCTGGTAATACACAGATATTAACCGAAGAGACATCAGCCTCAGTATTACAATATTCATATATCAGTAATATTGGCGCTAATGCTATTACGGGTTTTGAGCGAGAGCCGCTTGATCCATATGTACCAAGTGCAAACTATCCAACAATTCGATCATATCAAGAAAAATTCGATGATTTCGTTAGTGTATTAGATTATGGCGCGATTGGCGATGGCTCAGTTGATGATGCCGCTGCAATCCGTCGTGCAATGTTCGATCTTTATGATGAAACAGGATCGCCCGTTGCAGCACAAAGAAAATTTAGATCATTATATTTTCCTGCTGGAACATATGCATTAGAGAAAGAAATATTATTATATCCTAATGCAGTCATGATAGGAGATGGTCCCGGTAGAACGATTTTTAAATTGACAAATGCTGGCGTTTTAGATGTTGGTGGTGATGGTGATTGTGTAGCAAGAACCGTTGATAGTAAAGGTCAAATTGGCGCAGCGATTGACGCCAGTGCTGTTTATGATCCCGGTAATATAAACGTAACCGGTATTACTTTTGAAAGCGAAACATCGAATATCGGTGGTTATTTATTGGGTGAAATAGATATAGTTAAATTAGAAGATGCGTTAAATGTTAATTTCGTTGATTGTGATTTTATAGGAACTTGGGTATTGGGTGCAACTTCATTATCTAGGGCTATTCATATAGATAAACCGGGTTCAACTGTTCCTGATATTGGTTCATATACTTTTGATAATTGTTTATTTTCAAAAAATGGCGTTGGGTTTGAACCAGTATTTGCTTCATCGAATGTATATGTTGTAAACTCAAGATTTGATACATTAGAAAGTGGTTTCATTTTGGGCGATTCTAATACATTGGATATTAGTTTATATAGAGTATCGCATAGCATTTTTGAAACCATTGAAGATATTGGTTTTGACGTACAGACGATGGGTGTAGGAAATATTTCAACATACAATCATTATCGTGGAAATGGCGGCTCTGATTATAGTATTGCAGCGGTAAGATTTGCAGGATTGACCGATTTTACGGTACCAACGGATACTACATCTGGTGGTGTTAGTTTGGGTGATATATTTGATATCGTTACTGTATTTGATTGCGATGATAAATTGACAAATACTCGTGTTCAGAATAGATCATTGAATAACATTGTAATGAATAATCAAGATGCGTTTCAAATACCTATCGGATTTTGTGGTAATATTACAATAGAAGGTGATGTTACTATTACTGGAACATTATTATCTGGTGGAACAGCTATAACTGGTTCTGGTGGAACACCAGTTATAATCATTCCGTATATTGCATCAACGGGTGAAGCTATATTTTTTGATTACGTTATGAGAGTGCCAACCGAAGAAGTTTTTCGTGTTGGAACATTGCGCGTTGTTCATGATGGTTTGGGATTAGTGTCTGGTATATCATATGATGAAACATATGCAGAGTTAAATGGACCACCTACGCAACCTATTGCATTAGAAGCCAAGTTTGCAGCACTTGATACAATTGAAGTTACAGTGATCGATCCACTTGGACAGGCATTATTGCCATCATTTAACTTCCTACCAAGATCGATTAGATTATAAACCACATATTGGAAAAACAATGCAACCATACTTGCTTTCACCAGAAGACAGGATAAGACATTGGAAAGAATATAGACTTTCCTTAGACGACACCATGAACGACATGGAACAATTATTAAATACGATGCATTATTGGAATCAATATCCAATAATAAATCGATATATCGATCCCTATAGTCCTGAGACGTGGCCTACTTCATGGGAGATGATTTACGCCAACGAATATTGCAAGTCTTCGTTGGCATTTTTAATGGAGCAAACATTGTTATTGGGATTTGATAATAGATGGACTGTGGATAGATTAAAAATGTTTTATATCGACGACACTGCGTTAAGTGACGCATTTATCGTGTTAGTCATTGATAATAAACATGTATTAAATTATGATCAAGACCAAATAATTAATTTGGATTCTATAGTAAAAACATGTATAATACGTCATGAATACTTACTTGAAGATAGTAAACATATTATAATCTAAGATCGTATAAATATAAAACATAAACAATAAAATAGAAAAATAGGAAAATACAATATGACGGATTTGAGAGTATTCAAAAGCTATAGATCATTACATCCCGGTATGGGGCAAGCGGTAGCAGAAAGAACTATATTACGAAAAAAAGAAGATGACACATGGGAAGATTGGGGCGACGTAGCGGATAGAGTAGCATTAGGCAATTCTCTTTTATGTCCAGAAACAAAAGATCAAAATCCAGAATATAAATTACTTAAAAAACATATCGCTAAAGCATCATTATTGATGAGTGGTAGACATCTACAACACGGCGACGGTCATCAACCTAAAAGAAATATGGAAGTATTCACTAACTGCGCCACTGCTGCATCTAGTTTTGTTTTATTCTATCTCCTATTGAATGGTTCCGGCGTTGGTCGCTGTTACGATGATGATATGATTTTGGTGAATTGGGACAATGCTCCCAATATCCGGTGTGTTTTGGACGAAGATCATCCAGATTTTGATTGGTCTGCGCACGAATCATCTAGAGATGCTATTCACAAATATGGCGAAGGTAAAGATACACTATGGTTTAAAGTTACAGACGATAGAGAAGGTTGGGCAAAAGCGCTTGAAATATGGGAAAATGCAGCTTTTGAAAAAATTCACCGTGATAAAACATTGGTATTGGATTTCTCATTGGTTCGCTGCAAAGGCTCTCCCATCGGCGGAATGCAATCACGTCCAGCGTCCGGTCCTGTCGCACTTATGAATGCGTTTCAAAAGGCTGCTACATTAAAAGGCGCAGGTCTTTCACCTTGGAGACAAGCAATATACGTCGATCATTACTTTGCTGAGTGTGTTCTTGTTGGTGGTGCTCGTCGTGCGGCAAGAATGTCCACGAAATATTGGAAAGATGAAAACATTTTTGGTTTTATAACAGTAAAGCGCCCCGTTGAATTTGCCGATAAAAAGTTTGATGATATTATGGAAATTCGTGCAGAAGCTGCATCACATGGTATATTGCCACCACAAGGATTTTTGTGGAGTTCCAATAACTCAGTTGCAGTTGATGCTGAATTTTGGGAATTGGCTAATTTAAAGCGCGGTCATCCTAAATTTATGAATGCGATGGCACAACAGGCCCGTAAAGTTCTTAAATTGGTTACAGAAGCATCTTATGCTGATGGAACCGGTGAGCCTGGACTTATTAATGTTGACAAATTGGTACAAAAAGATGATGGTTGGGATGATTTAAATCGTGGCGATTTCATTGGTAGTGAAAAATACCAAATAGAAGATGATACACAAATATTAATTTCACGTCTTGCTAAAAAAGCAAAGCGTAAAAAATATCATACAATTACTAACCCATGTGGCGAAATCGCGCTTAATGTCCTTGGTGGATATTGTGTTATTGCCGACGTGGTTCCATATCATGCTGATACTTTGGATGAAGCCGAAGAAGCATTCCGTGTTGCTACACGTGCATTGATTCGTGTGAACCTTATGGATAGCCTTTATAAAGAAGAAGTTAAACGCACCAATCGTATTGGTGTAGGAATGACCGGCGTTCATGAATTTGCATGGAAATTCTTCAATTTGGGTTTCCGTGATTTAATTGACGAAGAAAAATCTAAAGAATTTTGGCTGACACTTAACCGTTTCAATGAAGCAGTGTACGAAGAAGCAAGAGATTATTCCGCACAGTTGGGCTTAAAAACGCCACACACGATGACAACGATTAAACCTGCTGGAACTACCAGTAAACTGTTTGGGCTTACTGAGGGGTGGCATTTGCCAGCGCTGTCGTGGTATATGCGCTGGGTGCAGTTCCGTAATGACGATCCATTGGTGGTTAAATATTCATCTGCTGGATATCCAACACGCGAACTAAAGCAATATGAAGGAACCACCATTGTCGGTTTCCCAACCGAACCAGCGATTGCTAGTTTAGGTTTGGGTGATAAATTAGTTACTGCTGGCGACGCAACACCAGAAGAACAGTATAAATGGTTGATGCTTGGTGAAAAATATTGGATTAACGGTGTTAATAAAGATGGATCAGAAAAGAAAGCCAATTATGGCAATCAAATTTCTTATACATTGAAATATAAACCAGATGAAGTTGATTTTAAGCAGTTTAAAGATATGCTGACTCATTATCAAAGCCAAATTCGTGCATGTTCAGTTATGCCACAAATTGATGCGGCAGCATTTGAATATCAGCCAGAAGAATCAATTAATAAGGCTAAGTATGAAGAAATGATGCGTGCGATTGAACGCGTAATGGTTGAAGATATCGGCAAAGAGCATATTGATTGTGATACTGGTGCATGTCCTGTAGATTTTTCTGCTGGTGAAAAAATATAACCAAAGGATTATAGAAAATGATAAAATATGTTGTTGGGTTTTTATTCAGTAAAGATATAAAAAATGTGTTACTTATTGAAAAAACCAAACCCGATTGGCAAAAAGGATCGTTGAATGGCGTCGGTGGTAAAGTTGAAGAAGGTGAAACACCACTTGATGCCATGATACGAGAATTTCAAGAAGAAGCTGCCCTCAAAATAACTGAATGGAACCACTGCGTAGTAATAACTGGTGACGGTTTCGTTGTTGATTTTTATAGGGCATTTAGTGATGACATATATCAAGCCACATCATTAACGGAAGAACAAATACAAGTGTGTGATACATTTTCATTGCCTAACAATGTGATATATAATTTAAAATGGATTATTCCGTTTTGTCTTGATAATAATTCACAAAAACCAATGAATATTACCCATATAAAATAAGGAGATTATGATGAATGTAATCGTATATTCAACAAATACATGCCCATATTGCGTGAAAGCTAAAACATGGCTTTCCACCAATAATATAAAATTTGACGAAATAATACTTGATAATCAAGATGACATTGCCAAATTTAAAAAAGATTGCCCAGGAAAAAATACTGTTCCACAAATATTAATCAATGATGAATTGATTGGTGGATGTGATGATTTAATGGCTAGACAAGAATATGTTCTTGATTTAGTTTCTGGAGTTGCAGTATGAGTTTTTTAGGAATACAGGATACATCAAATAACCGATATTTCCACTATTTAACTATCGAGCAGAATGATGTAGGTTTGGCTATTCACAAAATGCATTTGGATGATGAGGTGGTATTAGAGGTAGATGGAGTTTTCGCCGCAGAAAATATTATAATTAAAAAAATATTAGACGCACAAACCGAAGATTCATATATTCCAGTGAATATAATAGCAGGTGCATCTAATGTTGGGCAAAAATCTAGACGTGGACGCGGTAATATATTGATTGTAAATCCACATGCTAAATTAAATTTACTATATTGGCCGGGTAAAATACAAACCAGTGAATTAATACCAATAGACAAAGGTATTTGTATATATAAATCCCAAAGTGAGATTGACGCTATTGGATATTACACTTCTAGTGCGATTGTCGGTAAAGGATATTGTTTTTTACGTGAAAATTGGGAAAAATTTGCTTGTGTTGCGCCATTGACAAATATTGATTGGTCAGAAATGCAAGAAAAACAATACAAGTGGTCGAGAGAAACGTTTGGTGAGTCCACATTGGAATCTAATTTAGATCATTTACGCGATGAATTGGATGAAATAGTTGAAAATCCAAATGATATTGAAGAATGGGCTGACGTTATGTTATTATATATGAATGCATCAAGTTTTGTTGGATTTACAATGGATGATATATATAAAGCAGTGCAGAAAAAATATGAAAAAAATGTAAAACGCAAATGGGGTAAACCCGATGAACGTGGCGTAGTTAAGCATGTCGAATAACGTTGGTGTAAATCCTATTATTTGCGCGTTAGATATGAACGACTATACAATATCGTCGAAATTGACACGTAATTTATCTCCTTACGTTGGTATGGTTAAGGTAGGATTAGAGTCGTTTATCTATGATCATTATGGTGCTATAAATGTGGCAAGCATGCATGAGGTTGATGTATTTTTAGACCTTAAATTTTATGATATACCAAATACAGTAGAAAAAGCAATAAAGCCATTTACTTATTATAAATATATTAAAATGATGACTATCCATGGAAGTGGTTCTGTTGATATGATAAAAGCGGCGGTAAATGCAGCAGAAAATATAGATATTATCGCAGTTACATTGCTAACAAGCACAGAAGAAAAGAACGCAACTGAAATTGTATTAAAAATTGCAGAAAAATCATTAAAAAATGGTGCTGCTGGTATCGTATGTTCTGCAAGAGAAGTGTTGGATTTGCGCAAAGAATTTGGTAATGATTTTAAAATCGTCGTTCCTGGTGTTAGACCAAAATGGTATACAACAAGCGACGACCAGCGTAGAACTGGAACACCAAGTGAAATAATAAACAACGGCGCAACGAATTTAGTTATCGGTAGACCAATAACTTCATCAGATAATCCAGTTGAAGCAACAAAAAAGATATTAGAAGAATTAAAATGAGAACAGGATTAAGCCCAAAAGAATTCTTTAATGCAATGAAGAAAAAGCCTGCACTACAGGCAATACTTAATGCATTTGAAGCATATTCCATAGAAGAATTAGAAAATATCCACGGACAACCTCGTTGGATACGCGTCGTGTTGGTTGAATTGAAACAAGATGAACTTGGTGGCGTTATTGACGAAGGTGCAATATTACGTGCTGAACAAATCGCCGATATGATGATGAATTCAACCGAAATAAATGAAACACCCGAACCCATACAATACGAAGTACGTCAATATTTAGGCAACGATTGGAATATGTCTTGTGGCATGTCGGGTTCTATGTTGGTGGAAGTGAAATGCGAAGATTTATTATATGTTATGGAAGTAGATAGCCAAATAGAGAAATTTATTGTTGGTATGGAAAGTTCCGTGGGTATATTAACTGATATACAATGGAATAGATTCTTGCAAAATTCAACATCGTTGGGTTGTATGACTAAAATAGAATATACTAAAAAAGTTGCAGAAAACAGTAAAGGAAAAATGACAAAAACACCGGAAGAGCGTGACATGATAGCAAAAACCGCTGGCCCTAGATCGTATGTTGATCCAAATCGACCAAGATTTGAGATTATACGTCATGAAGTAACTTAATTAAAAGGAATATAATATGTTATTAGAAAAACAAGCAAAAGTCAACGATGTTGTTGCCGTCCGATTAGTGTCAGGTGAGGAAATTGTTGGTAGATTGACATCAACAAGTGATACTGCCATAGTAATAGCAAAACCGTTAGTTTTAGGTATGCGTCAAATGCAAAATCCGAAATCTGGTGAAATAGAAACGGGTATGGCTTTCGCGCCATTTATGCTATCACTAGCAGAAGAAGATGGTATAACGTTGCAAGCAAGCAATATCGTTACAAAAATAAAAGCAAGACAGGCAATTAGTGATTCTTATATACAACAAACTTCTAGCATAGAATTGCCATCATCGCCGCCATTGATTGTATGACCGAAAAAATAGTCAATGTAATAAAAGCGGCAACAAATATATATCTTAAAACACATGATGCATATGAACGCGTAAAAGTGTGTGAAAGTTGTGATAAATACCTTAAGATGGCAAAAATTTGTGGTGAGTGCAAATGTTTTGTTCCAGCAAAATCAAGATTGCGATACGCAACTTGTCCGCTAGATAAATGGGAGATTTTAGATGCCTAAACCAGTACATAGACATACAGATTCAAGAGTGTGCGGCGCTACAACAGTTGTTGTAGGGCAATCGACAGTTATAGCCAACGGTTTGTTAGTATCCGTTCAGGGTGATCCAAATACACATGGTGGTGGTGCGTTAGGCGCTACTGTTAATCCTGGTTCAGTTATTATCGAAGGCAAAGAAATGGTTGTAGTGGGCAGTTCTGCTGCACCTGATGCGTTATGTCCTATTCCCGGTGGACCGCATTGTGATCCAAAATCATCATCGGGGAGCGACGACGTTCTAGCTTTTTGAGGAATAATAAATGAGTTGTTTACCAATTAATGACCCAAATCAATTTGATTTGTTTAATTCGAATATAAATTTTGCACCGGTACCATCTTCCGCGTTCCCACCAAACATGGCAGCAATTATGGACGAGTTAGCAAAACCCGATGCCTTTGCGCCTTCTGTTAATTTAACAGTAGTCGACGATGCAATAACCGCGCTAGATGCGATGACCGGTCCAGAAATAGCAGCACTTCCGGCAAACAGTCAACAATTAATCGCTGGAACCTATGATTTTGCAGGCGATCCTCTTTTTAATGCATTTACGAGTAACTATAATATAGCAATTCCCCCATTGATAAGCAATGGTGATAGTTTACGTGATATATTGTCTTTATTTAGAACACATATAGTTGGAATACCAACTACTGTTCCTGGTGTTATTGGTAGTTTAGGTCACGCAAATATTTTAAGATCGTTTGGGGCAATAAGTTCAGGTAATGGGTTGCAAAAACATCTTGGATTGGGAGCAATACCAGATTGCGGTCTTGCTGATGGTTTATTGGATTCGCTATTGAAATTATTGCAGCCATTAATAGATTTGTTGGCTAACTTGCTTGACCCATTGTTTAATTTGATTCTAGCAATATTGGGTATACTTGCGGCAATCCTTGCGGAATTATTAAATTTATTAAACATACTACAGAGATTGTTAGATTTCGCAACCGGATCACAACTTTTATCACTTGATCCATGTGCATTATTGTTTATGGGCCAAAGTGGTTCAACCACGTTGAATAACGAAGTAAATAGCGGCATTGAGTGGGTTAATCCAGATGCACCTCAAATACCCACCGCAGGACAAGATTTACCAACACCGCCACCGCCAAGAAATCAATGAAACAAACTATCAAATATATATGTTATGTATGTTATATTTTGTTGGGAATATATGTTTTATCATTTCCATCAGATACATTTAGTGAAAATGTTTTCAGTGTGGTTATGTCCGAGGAACAAAGAACATTTATAATTAATGGTTTGATTGATAGCGATGTTGCTGACGATTTTTTAGAACGTCGCGAACATATAAATCGTATTGTGTTAAATTCACATGGTGGTTATAAATTATATATCGATGAACTCGCAGATTATACCCGCCAACACAATATAACGACCATAATTGAAGAATATGGTGTGTGTTATGCTGGATGTTTGGGGGTATACACTGCGAGTAAAACCAGACTGGCACATTGGAACAGTTATTTTTATCTTGGGCATCCAGTATGGAAATATAATGGCATTACATACCCCGCATCTAAAGGAACTATTGAAATGATCGCAACATTGCGTGCAGATGGTGTTAGTGCCGAGTTGACTAATCAGTTGGATATCGTGGATTCAGTTATATTCAACGCAGAAGCAGCAAAACGCTATGGTGTAGTCACAAAACTATATAATCAATATGACGTGGTTTCAAAACGTTTTTATTAAAAAAACATATTACTTGACACTTATATCGTGTTGTGGTATAAATATACTTGAAATCGTTGATAGCAACATAATAGAACTTTCTAGAAGAGACTTCGAAGTCTCCTGCTCCACCAATTTACTACTTTCGGGGCAGAATTGGGATCGATAGGAGTTAATAAAAGTTGAAGTAGATTTTCCCGATCTAAGCTGGGTTAACGCGACGAAACACTACAAACGCAAGCTTAACAGCAAGCAATGATAATTTCAAAATGGATACTCGCCTAGCGGCCTGATCCTAACTGAATTTATTCGGGGTTTGGGAGACACCTGTCAACAGAAGTCTCCCATTACTTTATGACATTAAACTCCACGATCCATCTGATTGTGGATATTGCCAAGTCCAACTCCCATCATCCAAATATTTTCTTTTCCTACCCGCAACAGTTTTACTTTGTTTTTTTGCGCTACGTTTGCCATTTATTGCAGGTGAACCTTTTTTGGCATTCAAACTGTTTGAACATGACATTGAGCAGCATAGTTTTTTTCGTTTTATATATTCTACCACAAAATCAGAACCGCATTTTATGCATATTTTAATAACTGGGGGATTCTTTTTTGGTGGCGTCGTAATAGGTTTTGATGAAATCGCTACTTTTTTTCTACGTGGCATTTTTATACCTTTATTCCATGCGATGCATCCCTTTGGTCTACCCGTCCTGTTTGGGTTTTTGATGGGTTTATCTATTAATAGCATAAAATCGCCAGAACGTCTTGATTGAATCATTTCTGGTGTCAATCCTTTATTCCATGCAGGTTTTATTCTGTTTTTTGTATGACCCTTGTGGCTCCCACCAACCGCAGTTTTTTTCATATTGTAATAACGATTACACCCTTCCATGACATTTTTGCTGATTGATAACTCACTATCAGTTATCATATTCAACCAGCGCTGTTCTTCGTTTTGTAAATCTTTGATATTTCCATCAATATATTTAAGTACTCGCATTTTAAAGTCGATTGGTCGTTTTTTGTGAGCATTTAGCATCCATTTACTGGAGCATATATAAGAATCGTCGATCTGTCCAAAGTGACTTCCAACATAAAACATATTATGTTTTTTATCGTGCCATATGTAGACGTATCCGGTATATTGATTTGACATTGTGATTTTTCCTGTTATAAATAGTGTGGGGGACAGCAGATGCTTTCCTGTGTTTGTTGATAGAATGTTACTAGCGTTCTATCTTACCCTATTATTTATCATTTTTTATAACACTTAAAAAACTAAATAATAATAGGAACCAACACTTGTCGGTAAATATACAAGTTCAAATATCCGAGTGACTATATATAAACCAACAAGAGTTTTTAATGGAAATTATGCCTTTTATCTATAAACCGTAGCACTTGAATGCTGCGGTTTATTTTGTCACATAAAATGATTTTTATGTTATAGGTATTTATCTTCGTGTCGTTTTGGGGGGTCCGTCGACGCCTTTTTTATTGACTAATCCCCCACCATACTCTATGATACAATCATGAAAAATATAGATTGGATGCACGACGGCCCCACTAGTCGGGGTTATTTAATAATAGTGGTCAATCGAATGATCGCACTTGGATTGTTTTCTATATTGGATTATTTGATATACACCATGCCATATGAGACAGCAGACGCTACGATGATAGTTTCAATGATGCGTTCTACGTTGGCAGTTAAGAGATTGTTGCCATCATGGGATCAAATAGCAATAAGTGTATATAATGAACGCGATGAAGATAGTTTAAAACGATTAAGGGAATATGCATATGACTGAAATAAATTGGGAAGGCAAAGGCACCGATGATTTAATGCACATGATGTCGTCATTAAATGATTTAATAAAGAGTGATCAATTCGATCAAGTGGATGAAATAATATCCACGATGGATTTAAAAACATCAACACTTACTATGTTGTCTGGTGTTTTACGATTTACTGGAAAATGTAGAGATAGCATTCCATCATGGGAGCCAATGCGCGATAAATTATATGATGAAATTTTATTTCGTGATGAAAATCCTGATGATATGTTGATGGGTTTATTCGATAAATAACTGTCACCCCCGTTTGTAATAATCCATATCATGATAATGAATATGATTTATTATTATTAACGGCCTCTTCGAGGCTCCGGTCTCGAAGTAAAATGGCAAGTTGCATTTAGAAATTTAGGATGTCCATAATATGAGTCGCCTAGCAACAACCGGAGTCTGACGATTACTCGGCAACAGAAAATCGTTATTTTTTATTGACTTATCAAATATATTGATATATTATGCAGTTGATTAAGATTTTATAAACAATTAGGAGAATATAATGAATATTAAAACAACTTTGATTGCAGCAGTTGCTGTTGCGATGATGTCGGCTGCGTCTATGGCGTCCGCTGAAGAAGCCACCACCAAAACTGGTGTATATGTAGGAACTGGTTTCAGTTTGGCTACATCTGATGAAGATGGTATTGAAAACCAAAAAGGTTTCAACTTTAATGTTGGATATGATTTCGGTTTGCTTCGCGTTGAAGGCGCGTATGATCGGCTAAGTGACGATGACTTGCAATCTTCCATGTTTAGTGGAATGGGTTATTTCGATTTCGATAATAGTTCAAAATTTACACCGTTTATTGGTGCAGGTTTGGGTTGGTCTGATCTATCAGACGTTAACGCAGGCGCAAATAACAGCGATGTTACATATATTGGTTCCGCAGGTGCCTCGTATGATCTTTCTAACAAATGGGACTTAGTAGGTCAGTATCGATATTTGATGTCATCGACTGAAGTTTTATCTGATACCGGAAATACTGATACAGATTCTCAAATATTTACTGTTGGTTTGCGAACCACCTTTTAATTAACGAGAATATATGTTATAATAAAGGGAGCATTTTGCTCCCTTTTTTTATGAATAAATACGTTATGGAGTTATATTTGTTTTCCCCACCACAAATGATAGAAAATTCAATTTTAATGACTCGAGAGGATGTTGATTTTAATAGAATGACGCATTATCATCATCACAGTTCATTTGATATAGAAACCAGTCGTATTATTTTTGCTTGGGATAAATTTTTTAATGAATATTATCATCCAGTAAAAAATATGGAAGATATTCTTAATATAATTGGATATGATTATATTACGATAGAGGAATTATAATTATGGCATTGCAGTTATATTATTCACCATATACGAGAGAAACTTCTAGATTTATAGATGACGATACGTTGTCAATGTATAAAAGAAATTATATAAAAGATCGTAGCGATGCACCCAATGTTTACGATATGTGGGACGAGTTTATTGGGGATTATTATCATTCAATAGGCAACATGAAGGATATGATAGATATGTTGGATGTCATGGGCGATGAAGATATTTCAATAAAGGCAAAATAATATGAAACTTAATATAGACGATATAACAATGATTAAAGAGCCGGAATTAAAAATAGATGATGGTATAGTATTCACCTTGCCAACCAGTAGATTGCATACATATGAGGTGACGCTAGAATGGCAACCCGTTGTGTTCACAATACTAGAAACCGACGAATATTCACACATCGTTGGGTCACAAATGCAACAGCAATTTGATTTTTTCGATAAAGAGTATGATCCTAACGCAAAATCATATAAATTTGATTTTGAATTAGAAGATTGGATTCTTTATGGCGCTTGGATCATGGAACTTGGTTATGATTCATTAAATTTCTTACAGCCCGAAGAAATAATTATCACTTTAACGTTACGATACGAAAAAGCAGAAGAAAAAACAAAAACTACATAGGCATCAATATGGATATTAATATAGACGATATAACAATACTTGAAGAACCAATCTATGCAAAAAAAGATGATGTGGTGCTTGAATCAGAAAATAGTAAGGCATTTATTTCATTTGATGAGTTTGAATGGAAGCCTATGGTGATTAATGTTAATCATACACAGAACAATAATCATAAAATATCATGGCAACTCAATGAACAAGTGGCGTTTTTCGAACAAAATAACGGCAATGATTATAAATTCGATTTAAATACACATGATTGGATTATTTATGACGCATATATTACCAATATCGTGTATCCTTCATTTGATATGGAAGTATATGAAGATGATACATATATCACTTTAACGTTACGATACGAAAAAGCAGAAGAAAAACAAAAAAAGACTTGACAAATGTCGCAATGCAGCATAGAATGATAAATATATTGCAGTGCAGCATTATGCTGGCTGCGTAACACACATATCGCCTAATATTAGGGATATATTACAAGGAGATTATTATTATGTTTAAATTTGAAGATTTCACTAAGGCATTCGATCCAAAAGCATTCGACGTTGCTACTGTTATGGCATCCGTTGAAACCGCACAAAAGCAGGCATTTGAAGCTGCTGAAAAGAACATGAAAATTGTTGCTGATTTGGCTGAACAGAACGTTGCTACATTTCGCACCGCTGTTGATACAATGAATTCACAGACTGCAAAGGCATTTACTGCTTCCAAGAAGTAAATTGCGATGGAATATGTAAAAAAGGGGGCTATGCCCTCTTTTTTGTCTCATAAATAGAATTATAACTGTTAGAAGGTGTTTAATGCCAAATATTTTATATTTACATGGTGCTAATATGTCAGATGTTGGATTTACGTATATTAAATCGATAATTGGCAAGCATAAGTATTCCAGTCCTGAATATTCTGTTCATACACCGTTAAAAGACAATATTAATACGATTATAGATACAGTGAATAAAGATTTTAAGAAACCTGTGACAATTATTGGTCATTCGTTGGGTGGAATCATCGCAGTTGAACTATATCGTGCTGGATTGCCTATAGAAAAGATAATAACACTATCTACGCCGTTTGGTGGATGCACTACGGCTGATAAGTTGCGATGGTTCTTTCCCACCTATCAATTATTCGATGATATACGCACAAATAACGCTGTTATACAGGGTTTACAGGATTTCCATGTAGATATACCTATGTTATCATTTGTAACCACTGACGGGCATTCTCCGGTGATAGACGGTGATAATGATGGAGTTGTAACGACGGAATCGCAGCAATCACTATCTGGCCCAATATATGAAGAAGTTCACTTGAATCATTTTGAAATATTGTTAAGTGAACCAGTAGCGAAACGCATAAAAACATTTATTAAGAAATAAATTGACATTATAGTCCGTTTTAATGTATAAATAAAAGTATGGTGTCAATAACGACACTTATAAGTTAGGCAGATAAGCCTTGACATGATGGTCAAGCAGTTAAGTCCTACAACGGAGAAGAAAAAATGGCTTTACAAATAGAAGACGCTATACCTGCGTCGAAAAAATCTAAAAAAACGAAAAAATCCACCAAATCATTATCAACTATTCGTCTGCATTTCATATTGGATGAATCTGGCAGTATGGATGAATGCCGCCAATCGACTATTGATGGATTTAACGAATATATCAATGGTTTACGGAAAGATACGAACAAATATTATGTTTCCTTGACTAAGTTTGAGGGTGGCAATATCAAAACTGTATTTGGTGATGTCAATCTTAAAAATGTTCGCAATATAACCAATGACGATTTTATTCCTGATGGAATGACTAATCTTAACGATGCAATTGGTGAAACAATCACAAAAATGCAAAATTCAAATATAAAAACACCACATAGTACATTGATTGTTATTTTGACTGATGGTAAAGAAAATGATTCGCGCAAATGGACGCGTGATGGTGTGGCAGAGTTGATTAAAATCACTGAAAAAGATGGTTGGACTGTCACCTTTCTTGGTGCTAATATTGACACTCAGGCAGTGAGTCGTGGATATGCTATTAGTGCGGATAATGCACGATCATATACAACGAAAGGTATGCGTAACACTATGAGAAATCTCAGTGAAGCAACTGTGATGTATGCAGCCAGTGCATCTAGAGGTATATCTACAATGGATATGTTTAGTGCGGAAAATACTGGTATGTCTGAAGCGGATTGGATGGAAGAAGATGCAGCATCTATAGATAAATTGGCTGCGACTATTGATTCAAATGGACATAATATTGATGGTTCATTGAAACCAGAATTGAAAGATATTATTATTGGTGCAAATCAAGGAGACACTAAAAATGTCTGATTATCAAGTAGAAGTATTGGTTCGTGGTCGTCCTGTAAAAGTTTTTAAACATAAAGGCGATCAATTCATAGAAGGTAGAAACGGTTCATCGTTTGAACTTCGCTTAACTAACAACACATGGCACCAAGTTGAAATGGTTGCCAGTGTTGATGGGTTAAGTGTTACAGATGGTGAAGAATGTGGTTCTGAATCGATTGGTTATATTGTCCCTCCAAAAGAATCTGTTACGATTCCGGGATGGAAGTTGCCAAATAATAAAGCTGCTGAATTTGTATTTGAAGACAAGAGAAATAGTTATTCAAACCAAGTTGGCAAAGGCACGCAAAATGTTGGTGTTATTGGATTTATGGTATTTGCTGAAAAACCGCCAGCACCACCGACGCCACCGCCTACTAGAAGCGTTAGAGGTGGCTTTCCAAATCCTTACCAGCCAACTACGCCGTGGAAACCATTCCAACCAATGTGGGCGAGTAATCAAACGAAGGGTATGTCTAATAGTGCGGAAACACTTGAACTTAAAGGTGGAACCACGCGTGGCATGCAGGACACAACACCATTGGGTGCTACAAATAATGTTATGGATTCGATGCAACATAGCGCTGTTAATATAAGTGCATCATGCTCGCCGTGCGATATAATATTTGAATCTGATGAAGAAGGAACTGATAAGTTTGAAATCGGAACAGGTTGGGGTGATGAAATTGATCATAAGGTTGTTGTTATCGAGTTTGAACGAACTGATAAGTATAATCCTGACACTATCATTACATTGTTCTATGATTCGAAAAAGGGATTAATTTCGAGGGGGATTGAAATCACAAAGACTAAAAAACGAAAAAATCCTAAACTACCTAATGCATTTCCAACATATAATAATACTGGTTGTACGCCTCCACCGGGTTGGAAATAGTATAAAAAAAGAGCACCTAATCGGTGCTCTTTTTCTTTTTAACATGATTTTTTCTTTGCTCGGGCGTTAATGAAGCCCAATATTTTTTAACACCATCGCCTGATTTTTTTCGTCGTTCTTTTTTTTCTTGATTTGATAGATTTTTATAATGATCGGAATATTTTTTTGCTGATTTCTTTTTTCTATTTGTTATTTCTTCTTTTGTTAGCAAATCTAAAGATTTTTGCTGACCTTTTTGTATATTTTTACCAACTTGAATTTTTTCTTTTTTTGTATAAGATGCCCATCTTTTTATATTTTCTTCTGTTCTTTGTGTAGAGTCTATATTATCGCTAATTTTTTTACCTTGTTCTTTTTTTCCTTCATCGGATAGAGAAACCCACCATTTGATATAACCATTTTTAAATTTTTCGATATGTTGATTGTGTTTTTCTTCGGTTAGACCATCCCAATATTTTTTATTACCTTTTTGTAGCCTATCGATTATGATTTTTTGTTCTTTATTTGATAATTTACCCCAATATTCATTACATTTTTGTCTTATTTTTTCATTTCTACTTTCTTTTTGTTCATCCGATAAAAATTTATAAGTATGACCACCTTTGCCACCGGGATTCATGTTATATCCATTTATACCAAATGATTCGTGATGATGAATCCAAAATATTTCAAGATCGTTAAGTATATTTACATCGTCGCATTCATCTATGATTTCATATGTAAATTCGACGAACCCGTATTTTATTAGAGCATGATGAAATGCAAGTTCAGGGAGGTATTCACCAGTTCCGCGACGTTTATGGTATTTATATCTACGATTTTCTGATATAGGATGTATATCTTTCCCTATATATGATTTATTATTATTGTTATTAGTAAATTTATAAATGAACATTTTAATATACCTCTTATTTCTATTCCTGCTGTATTTATCAAAAGGGGTGAAATATGGTGGTATTAGAAACAGTGCATTAATCATATTGTGATAAATATTAATATATGTTATAAGAAGGAATGTCATGAAAATATATGAGTTATTTGAGACTAGTCAAAATACCGGATTTAAACTTTTCGTTGACCTTGATGGAGTCTTGGTCGACTTCGAAAAAGGTGTTTCTGCGTTTATGGCGGATGACATGTCGGATAAGGGTTATAAAAATTTACCGGTTATCCAAGGATATGCTATGGGCAATAATAAACAGAGTCGCGCATTCTGGAAGAAAGTTGAGATGATCGAAGAATCGGATGCTATTGCATTATGGACAAATTTAGGATGGATGTCAGATGGTAAAAAACTTTGGGGTTATATCAATGGTTACAATCCAGTAATATTGAGTTCACCGGGAACATCATCGAGACATATTATTGAAGCTGGTAAAAAAATATGGATTGATAGACATTTATCACCCAAGCCATCATATATATTTGAACCTGATAAGTTTAAGCACGCAAAAGGTAAACCCGGTATACAGCATATACTTATTGATGACAGTAAGAAGAAATTAGACCCATGGGAAGCTGCGGGTGGCATTGGTATATTTCATACATCTGCCTCTGATACTATAAAACAACTAAAAAATTGGGGTTTTTAATATGAGAGCATGGGAATTATATGAAAATCAAATAATAAATGAATTAAATGTTGAATATCGCGGTGATACAGTCAATGATGAATCTTTTGATATTATTGTTCATCGTGGTAAAATATGGATGTATGATTCAAGTGATGATAATAATAATGAAGCACTTAAAAAGAGTATTATTGATAATTTAAAAATAAACATTGAAAGGCCAGAAGATTTAGACATTGAAGATTTGATGGCGCATGTTATGGAAGATCGACCTGATATTATACATGGTCAAATTGTTGATGGTGATGATTTGTATTTAAGTAATCATGCCACTATCTCAAAAAGCCCACGTTCATCAAAAGCAATAAAAGATATAGTAAAACATTTCGATTTAAGCCGTGTTATGAAATCTGATACCACTGGAGAAAAAGAGGATGTTATACATCGCAGTGAAATGCAAGGAAAAGTGCCTGATATAGCATTTCACGGAACAAGTTCTGATAATATACGAAATATACTCAATAAAGGAATTATGCCTGTTGAACATGGTAATTTTGAAGATATAAAATTTCCCGATTTGGTTTTTGTTGCAACTGATCGAAATTTTGTTGATTATCATGCAACCAGTCAAGCGAAAGCAAAAGAGGCCACGCCAATTGTATTGAAATTAAAAATACCAGATAAAAATAAACTTGTATTAGATTTTGATGTAGCAGTGAGAATGTACGGAAGTGAGCATCCTGAATTAATTGATGCGGGTTATGATAATATAGATAGTTCAGTATTTAATAACGAAGAAATGGCGAAGCATATACAGGCGGTTAATAAGGGAACAGATTTAAATACCGAGGTTGGTGTTTTTGGATATAAAGGACGTATTCCAGCAAATCATATATTAGAAATATATATAGCAGCCGATGCTGATTGGACAGTTGCACCAGATAGCGTAGAATGGATGGAAATGGATGACAAATCGGAGTTGTGGAAAGCTCTTGATATGATAGATGCAATCGGATATTATGATCAACATGAACAAATCGAATGGGAAGATGATGAGGATGAAAACTTATGAGAGCATGGGAATTATATGAAGGTAAAAAACATGTTGGATATAAAGTTATGCGATATGAAAACGGCAATTTAATTGCTGGTGCGGACTCGCGTCAAATATTTCCATCAAAAATAGGGTCTTCTATTCAAATGAAGGGTAATGGTATATATCTTGGAACCAATAAACAATATGTATTGGATTATTATTCTGGATTGGCGGACGATGAACGATTGTTGACATTTGAATTTGATGAAGATGATATAACTACTGGAAACCTAACCGACCAACAGGTTGAAGTTAGTGTTTCTAATGCTATATTAAAGAATATAGAAGAGTTTGACCAACAGTAATTGAGTGAATATAAAATGCACGACACTGACCAAGGCAAGGTGTTTCAAAATCCAACTTCATCGGGCATTGCTGGATTGTTGAATACGCATGGTATACTTAGGGGTATATTTTCAAATAACACATCTTGGGTCTGGAATGCATACAACTCGACGCATGATTATATGGGTGATGAGCTAACTAATAGTGGATTTGATATAGCGCGGTTTGAAAATGATAGATTTGATTTTGTGATATCAAATAAGCCACAAGTTGACAATTTGGAAGAATGGGATAATATGCGTGAAGTGTCGGATGGTGTATGGTCACAAGTATATGGGGAAGATTTAAACGACGCGATGAAGAAAAAGCGTTTTTCTAAAATGTTTCCAAAACCAGTCGACGAAAATGAAAAAGTCGACCTTCCTGATATTGAAGTCGGTGATGAATTAAAAGATAAATAGTATTGGAGGTATGATGCTATGAGATATTTAATATATGCACTTTTGAACCCAACAACTGACATGCCATTTTATATTGGATGGACTGACACTAAACAAAAAGGTATTAAACGACCATTTGAGCACTTTAATGAAGAACGACGTCAGGGTGAAAAAATAACATCGGGAAATAGATTGAAGCTGAATACTATACGCAAAATGCGTAAAAATGACATAGAGCCGAGTGTTGAAGAGATATATTACACCGATGATTTTGATCATTCTTTAGATATAGAAAAAATGTTTATATCACATTGGGGCAGACGGGATAAAAACGAAGGAATATTAACCAATCTAACCGATGGTGGGCAAGGAACGGTGGGTGTAAAAGATTCGTTGGAAACACGGCGAAAAAAATCTATCGGTAGAATAGGAAAAAAGCATACTGAATACTCCAAGCAGTTAATCAAAGAAAAAAGAAAACTTCAATCGCCGACAATATATTCGGATGAAACTAGAAAACAAATGAGCAAGAATGCTTGGATGCGCAATAATAAAGGAAAAACATATGAAGAGATGTATGGCATAAATAAAGCAAACGAAAAGAAAAAAAATCAATCTGATTATCTTCGTTTATATAGAGCGAATGAAGAAAATGAAGAAAAGCGTAAACTTGCTCATAGGTTGACATGGATTAAAAAAATGAAAAATGTTTATATTGATATATTTAGGTTATTAGACGATGGTATTAAACAGTATATTATTGTTGATATGTTAAATGTAAGCGTTGATACTGTTCGTAAGGCGAGATTGAATCGCGCTGATATTGAGCATGATATTAATATTATAACAATCGAGGGTTAAATAACTATGCGTGCATGGGAAATATTAGAGAATGATGATGTATTAAATTTAAATCCGATAAAAACTGGTGATACCGTTTATGTTGGAAAATTTAAAAATCGCAAAGCTGAAGTAAAGGGGTTTGAAACGGATGATCATGGTCAGCCCGTACTCAATACAACCAAAGGAAAGCATAAATTATTTAAACCAAGAATTGATAAACTTAAACCTAAAAACTTGGACGAAGGTAGCCACGAAGACGACGCTGAAGCCTATGCCGCACAACATGGATTAGAGATCGCTGGATGGGAAGGAAGTGGTGATATGGGTGAGGCTTATGTCACTAATAAGAATACCATTATTAAAGTAACTACTGACAAAACTGAAATGGCAATGGCAGCAAAGTTGGTTGGTCAAACATTGTCCAATGTTGCTGATGTATACGATGTTCAAGACCATATTATACATATGGAATACTTGGACACCACGGGCGTAGATGATGTATATGGTGAAGTATCACAATATGATAACGGTGATGGCGTAGAATACATCGATGCCGATGAACATGAAGGTATAAGCGAAGAAGCCATAAAAATGATACAAGACCTTAGTTATGGAATACATGAACTTGGTAGGAATGGCATTCAAAATCTTGATATCAAGGATGATAATATCGGCAAGAAACCAAATGGTGATTATGCGATGTTTGATATGTCGGATGCTAAAAGAGGTGCATGATAATGAGAGCATGGGAACTTTTTGAAAATGAAATAAACGTGAAAGTTAAAGATGCGTCAGATACATTTGGTAGAGATGGTGCAGAGCAAGTGTTTTATACTGATACTGCGACAAAATCGCGTATAATAATCGCACGTAATCATAGACCTGATGGTTATGCATCAGTTGTGGAATTATTAGTTCCAGAAGAATTTAGAGGGACGGGCATTGGTAAAAAATTATTAGATAGAGCGATGCAAGATAATCCAAAGATTATGGGTCAAGTGTCATCAAAAGCGGCGGCAGTTAATGCTTATAAGGCTGGACGTCGACCATATGAGCAACCAGACGCATCATTAGATGATGTATTTAAATCGATAGATCAAGATTCGTCGGTTAATCTAATGACTAATGAATCCGCCGCACATTATAATGATTATTTTGATGCTAACGCATTAAAAGACCCATCAAAGACAAAATATGGCTCGAATGAAAAACTTATTACGATGACGCCTGATGAATTTTTAAGTATGGCTGAACATATACCGGCTGGTGCTTCTACTGATAAAGCAGAAAAAGTTAAGGGGTTGATAGATTCTGGTACGAAATTTGATTCTGTGCCACATATAGGCTTTACACATGATGGTAACGGTGTAGCCACCGCAGTAGGACACGAAGGTCGTCATAGAGTGATGGCACTTAAATCTTTAGGAATAAATGAAATACCAGTATTGTTAACATCTATAGGTGGCGGAGGTGGCAAAATACGATGGGATCAACAATCAGAAAAGACTCGCGATACAATAGAAGGTGTTTGGCCTACGGTACTTAAAGGCGAAAGTGGTGGTTCTATAAACTTTCCAATACCAGATATGAGACAGGCGAATGAATCATTGACAGTTTTGTCGCCACATGATAAATTAACGAACAATAGATACAGTTAAAGGATAGTGATATGAGAGCATGGGAATTATATGAAAATGCAGGCGGCGATGCATTGCCATCAGAACAGATGGATTTGTTTCAGTCGTTGCTGACTAAACCCGTAACGGATATTGGCGCGTTGTATAAGAATGCAGGGCATGATTTCCGTTTTGTTGGTGGTAGCGTTCGTGATTTATTTTTAGGTAAAACACCAAAAGATAAAGATTTTTCCACGACTGCTACACCACAAGAAAGTAGCAAGTTGCTGCGCGATGCAGGATACACCACTATCGAAAACGAAAATCAATTGGCGCATGGAACTATCATTGTTAAAATCAAAGGCGAAGATGATTTTGAAATCACCACTTTGCGTGCTGATGAAGAAACTGATGGTCGTCATGCGACTGTAAAGTTTGTAACTGATTGGAAAACCGATGCAGCAAGACGTGATTTGTCTTATAATGCAATGAGTCTGGATTTGGAAGGCAATCTTTATGATTATTTTCATGGTGTAGATGATTTGAAAAAAGGAACATCTAATTTTGTTGGCGATTCTGATCAAGATTCTGAGCAACGCGCTACGCGCCGTATTGAAGAAGACTATCTTCGTACACTGCGCTATTTTAGATTCCAAGGTAGATTGCCAAAACCGCAGTTTGATGAAGGTATTTTAAAAGCAATTAAGAACACTGCGTATGGTTTGAACCAATTGTCTGGTGAGCGCGTTTGGGATGAAATGCAAAAAATCTTAAGTGGTGATCATACTCGTAAAATCTTGGATATGATGCATAAAACAACGGTTGATGAGAATATCGGTTTGCCTCTTAGATATATTGATAATATTGATGTTGTAAAAAAGCATACCAATAACTCTGCCACAATTTTGGCATCATTGATTAAGGATGAAGATCAGTTGAGAGAAATCGCTTCTACTGATGGATGGGCACTGTCTAATACTGCTGAAAACATCATCTTGTTTATTATCAATCATCGTAAAAATGATATGTCTTATACAGATGTGAAAAATATGTGGTTCAATCCAAAAGTTGATAATATGTATATCAGCGAGTTGATGAAATATATGGGAAAAGATGGAATACTTAATAAATTACATCAAGAGAAGGTTGAAAAGTTTCCAGTTGCGGGTAAAGATTTAATTGCAGCAGGATTGACACCAGGTCCACAAATGGGCGCATTGTTAAATGATCTTAATAAAGAATGGGTAAAATCTGGACACACTAAAACTTGGACTGATGATGAAATATTGGATATTGTGAGGAAGGCACAAAAATGAGAGCATGGGAATTATATGAAAATAGTGATTACGATGGTGGTGGATGGTTAAATGTGAAATCTAAAACATTTATCCCCACCAAAGGGTGTTATCACGTTCTTGCTATATTTCATAACATGGAAAAATTTGGGTTAACTCCAGAAAAAATGAAATCTATTCCAGCCTTTTCCAAATGGTTTGAATTGGACTGGGCAAATATAACTGGTAACAACGATCCAGAAGATTTGAAGTCGTGGTGGATGGATTTAGACCCACATGGCAAGATTCCAACTTTAAGTGGAAATGGGGTAGAACATAATGCGGATGGTAATGAATATTTACTCGACGGTGATATGGAAATTATTGAATGGATGAATAATCAAGGATGGGTTAGAACAATACGCCATAAAGATATGGGTAAAATGGAAACATCTATTCAAGGTAAAGATTTGAAACAAATTCAACGTGCGGCAAATTTTTTTGATAAAGAATATGGAATTGAAACATTATATTATGATACTAATAATTTAAGAGACGGAAAAGAATTAAATGGATATGAATTAAACCATTTTTTGAAATATGGAAATATTAATTTTAGAAAAATGGATGAAGGTGATATAGTATTATCAAATGCTGAAAAGCAATGGATTAATCCATCTTCCAAAAATTTGGTGGTTGTTTCATCGACTATGCATCACACACAAATGGCACATGCATCACCTGAAAAGTTCGGACTTTCTGGAAATCTATTTAAAGATTATGAATATCCAATAGACGACAATGGAAAACCGGCGCAATTCGATGTTAATGTAGCAACAAAAATGTTTGATGCTGGTTGGGTAAGAACAAGAACATCTGCCGCTGGGTTTGGTATGGGGGCAGATGTTCATTGCATTGAATTAAACGTCGCCGCTATGGCATTGCGCATGCTTAAAGAAAAATTCAATCATTTATCTGTAGCCACCATAGAGTTAGGATATGACACCACTCCTACAAATACAACACATGAACTTAGAAACGATGAAAATGGTCGTGGGCCACTTAAGACATTTATGAAAACTGGTAAAATCGTAAAGCCGTCTAGGATGAATAATTTTTAAAATAAAAGGATAATAATATGTTATTAATGGCTAATGGGTGTAGCAATACACACGGTATGGATTCATATAACGGCGAGGTGTGCGACGAGAATAGGAATCTTGCATTTCCTAAGCATATTGCCGATCATTTTGATATGGATTATCTTAATATAGCACATCCATGTGTTAGTAATGAATATATTGCACATACCACTATTGATTGGATCGAAAATTGGATTGAAGACGGTGGCACATGTGAAGAATTGTTTATAGTAATTGGTTTGACCGCTAGCGTTAGAAAGACGTTAGTTAGTGATGAATATGGAATATATACATGGAATACTGGTGTAAAAAATGGCGGAATTAGTGCATTTACTGCTGAACAATTTGATATTGTAGAAGATTATTTTAAATTGTGGTTAGAGTGTGATACAAGTTCTGATTATCACAACTCAACAAGTTACCATCACGTTAATTATTTGCATTTATATTTGAAAGAAAAAAATATAAAACATTTCATGATCAACACTTGTAATATGTTCACTGATTATTTACCAGAAAATAGACAATATATGAAAAAATTAGCTACGTATGTAGAATGTGCATCTTATAACGATAGAGGATGTAATATGTATCCATATTACAAAAATTATAAACCCGCCCCTAGAGGACATATAACGGGTGAGACACATGGTTTATTAGGTCAAAAATGCATTGAATATATTACAAATCATGAATTATTGATTGACAAATAACACCAGCATGATATAATCTATTTTTGATGAAGGATTAATATCATGGGCGATTTTTACAGTTCTCATTGTGCCATCGATTTAGATTCCCCAAATTCGCCTCTTTATCACAATATTTACATTTTATCTTGATATGTTTTTTGCCATAAAAGCCATTTTTTTCGCCTTTGGTTGCTTCGCTTAACTTTTTTCTTGTTTCTTCAGAAGCATGTTTGCCTTTTTTTGCTTCACTCATTTTTTTAAGAATTTCATCAGAATAAACATCGGTTCTTCCTTTATTCCATGGTATACAATTCTTATGTGCGTCGCTTTGTTTTTTACGAGTTTCTGTTGATGTCGATTTGCCATAATTGGGATTTTTCACACCTTTGGTTGCTTTACTTATTTTTTGTTTAGTTTTCTCAGAATGATAGTTGCCTTTCGATGCTTCACGCATTCTTTTAATAGATTTTTTTGTGTGCTTTCTACCCTTGAGTGCTTTGCTTATTTTTTTACAAGTTTCGTTTGAATGTGATTTTCCTTTTTGTGATTCGTTTAGATTTTTTCTATTTACTTCATATAATTTTGCATTAATATATCTTTTATGTTTATTTTTATTTGACACGCCCATCATATTAAACGCAAATATCATTTTACGCTTATTATTCCCTTCGGTGAATTTTGTTAATAGACAATGACAAATGAAATGCTCACGGGCAGTCAGGATGGCGATGTTGATTTTATCATTATTTCCACCTAAAGATTTTGGTATAATGTGATGTTTTTCGGTATAGATATTTTCTGATAATGTTCTTGACTTAGCACTATTGATTATATTATAATACCACTTGGTATATTTATTTTGTAAATACATATGCTGTAACTCCGTTTAGTTATAGTGTAGTTGGATGTTGGAAGCATCGTGAACTACATTAGTATTTATCATAATTCCTTGACAAATTTGCTTCACTGGGGTATTATTAGTCAGTATTTTTTATTGAAGGATATTTGTTATGGGTGGAAATGCATTTAAATCATTAGAGTTATCAAGAATCAATCGCGATGATGTTGCGGCTACGGTGGAGTATATTGTCAAAATTTTGGATATTGATGGTTTCACTAAAGAATATGCAATGTCATCATTAATGGGAAGTACCGGAAAATCTAAAAATAGCGGCGATATAGATTTTTGTATGAATACGCATGAAGCACAGTTCATCGATGATGATGTGCGTCCGATATTTGACAAGCACGCAATGTTAAAGCGGTTGCGCGAAGTATTACCAGTGGAACGAGTTAATACGCAGACTTTAAAAATGGGAAATATTATGACTGTTTTTCCGATTGCAAGCAACGAAGCTAATGGGCTTATTCAGGTCGATTTTGTATTTGGTCATTTTGACCTATTGCAGTTTACCCATTATAGCCCAGGTGAGGAATCAGAGTTCCGGGGTGTGTTTATTAGTCAATCTTTCGGAATTTTAGCAAAGATGCTTCATAAATATTACGATGCAACTGACCCTGAAACTGGCGAACGAACAGGTCGTGTAGGATTGCATCTAAATCTTGAACAAGGATTGTATTGTCGTTGGGAATCGCGCCGTAAACCAGGAATGGGCTGTAGTGTAACTACGGCAGACGAATTTGAAACAAGATTTGATTGTCCTAGATATCCACGACTTGGATATATTACAAATCCTGATGTAATTGTTTCAATTATTCTCGGCGATGATGTGACACACAGCCAAGTGAATACATTTGAGAAAATTGTCGAATATGTTCGGGTGAATTTACCTGATCGGTATGAAGAATATTATGAACGGTTCATGATGTCTGCTGGTGGTTCAAGTATCGCCAAGCAAAACGGTTATGATCCAGATGATATCGCAAATCATCCAATTTGGAAAAGATAAAGGGTGGCAAACGTGCCACCCTTTGTTAATTAAATTTACTTACAACTGGTGCAAGTGCATGGATTGCATGTGCAATCTGGACATTCGCATAATCCTTCAGATACAAACAAATTAAGTTTGTTGGCTTCTGACATTATTTCTTCCATTGATGGTTCATAATTTGCAGGTTGTATGCCGATGCCGATAACTATTCTATTACTTAATGTAGTAGCGACAAGTTGTAATAATTCTAGACGGATTTCGTAGGGAGTTTTACTCATAATATATTTCCTCATTGTGTGTTTGTGTGTATGAATGTCTAATGCATTCATTACTATTTAGTCGGGAAATATACTATCGGCTATTGATTTTGCTTCCATTTTCTCAGATACATGCTTCAACCTTTCTTCGGCTAATAAAACATATTCTGGATTGAGTTCAAAACCAATGAAATTTCTACCCATTTCTTTGGCTACTGCTGCGGTTGTGCCGCTACCCATAAACGGATCAAGAACTATGCCATCTTTTGGACAGCCAGCATCTATTGGATCATGTAAAAGTTCAGGTGGAAAAACTGCGGTATGTGATCCTGCATATTGACCTGTGTTGATACTCCATACAGTGCGTTTGTTTCTTGTATTACCATCAGCACCAATTTCTAATTGCTGCTTGAATGCATATTTTTTATTTTTTACAAAAAAGAAGATGGGTTCGTAATCACGTGTAAATCTATCTTTAACTGTTTCAGGTTTTACATTTGGCTTATGCCATATTATTTGATTTCGCAAAGTCCAATTTTGACTTTTTATCATTTCAATAGCGAATCGTTCTGGAATCATCATTAATGATTTTGCATTAACATCTTCATCTATGTCAGGTTTCTTATCAAAGGTAAAACTTTCTTTAGACTTATCTGTCTCTTCCGTTCTGCCACCCCAAGCCCCTTTTCCACTACCTGCGTATGTGTCACCAATGTTAACCCAACACGTTCCAGTAGGCTTTAAAACGCGATGTATTTTATCAAATAAAACCATGAGTTTTTCAACAAATAGATCGGCAGTTTTTTCTAATCCGATTTGTGTATCAGTTCCATAGTCGCGCAAAGCCCAATATGGAGGAGACGTGATAACGCAATCAATGGATTCATCATCTAATAAATCTAACCCATCAAAGCAATCTATATTATGTATTTTGTTTATTTCAATCATGGCGCAATTATACTATGGCGCAGACGGTAAGTCAAATTACTTTAGATTTACATAAAGTGCGCCACTGCCACCATGATGTGGTGCAGCGATAGACCAAGAACGTGCTATATTTGATACTTCCAACCATAGAGGTACTTTTCGTTTCAATATTCCTGCCCCATCGCCACCTTTTCCATGACCCTTGCCAGTTATAACAAGAACACGATTAGAACCACGCATTTTTTCCGTGCATAAGAACGTTTCTAATGCTTTGTGTGCCTCGTTTCTTGTCATACCATGGAGATCAAGTTTAGCATCGTAACTATTACGGGACTTTTTGATCTTTTTGCGTTCAGAGATTTTAACAGTGTTATCGATATAATCATTTATATCAATTATTGGTGGACTTTTATATCCAGGAGACGCAGGACTGCCTACTGGAGATATGTTCTTTACATACTCTTTCCACAGTTTCAAGTCGGCTCTTGTTATTTTTTTATCCATCATGGTTATATTTATTACATTATATTATCATTTTGTCAAGAAAAACCTTGACGATTGTGCTATTTTGATATAATATATGCATAATTATAAAGGAGTGTAATATGTATATGTTTAAAGAAGTCCACGATTCTATCATTACTGCGCTATATGCAACGTTCGCTATTGATGAGAGTAAAACGAATGTTCATAAAATCACAGTAGATATGTCGCGCAAAGCCAATAGTGGCGATCTTGCGACCAATGTTGCTATGGTGATAGCCAAAACATATGATATGGAACCAATGGCGTTTGCTGAACGATTACTTCCGAGAATAAAAACAATTCATGGTGTTGAATCATGTGTAATTGCACAACCAGGTTTTATTAACCTTACAATGGAACCAATGTGGTGGCTTAAAAATTTGATGAATATTATGAAAAACGAATCAAATTGTGGAACACGTTCTAAATATAATTCCGCGCATTTTGAATATGTTTCAGCCAATCCAACAGGGCCACTTCATGTTGGTCATGCTCGTGGTGCAATCATTGGTGACGTTCTTGCATCTATTTATGATAAATGTGGATATCACGTAACGCGTGAATATTACGTTAATGATGCTGGAGGTCAGATCGATGTATTGGTTAATTCTGTATATCATGAATATTTAAAATTGAATAACGTAACTGATATCATCATACCACAAGTATACAAAGGTGAAGTTATTGAATTCCTAGCAAAAGCGTGGAATATGTTTATTAAAGATGAATATATCAACCAAATGCGTGACAACTGGCAAGAGCCATTGCGCGAGTTTGTGTTGCCGTTAGTTATGGATCGAATCAAAAGTGATCTGAATATGATGGGCGTTAAACATGATGTATTTACACATGAAAGCGAAATTGTGGATAATGGAGGTGTCGTCGAAGCACTTCATATATTACGTGCACAAGATTTGACATATAAAGGAGTTCTTCCACCACCAAAAGGTAAAGAAGATGCAGCCTATGACAGCCGTAAACAACTTTTGTTTAAGTCTACCGAATTCGGCGACGACGTTGATCGTCCATTAAAGAAAGCAGACGGATCGTGGACTTACTTTGCAACAGATATTGCATATCATGCTGATAAATTTAAGCGTGGACATAAAAATATGATTAACATCATGGGTGCCGATCATGCCGGTTATACATCACGTATATCCGCCGCAGTTCGTGCAGTTAGCCATAAGCAAGCCAGAGTTGATACAGTTCTTTGCCAAATGGTCAATCTTGTTGATAATGGCGAAAAAGTAAAACAATCCAAACGTGATGGCACATATGTCACCGTCGAAGATGTTGTTAATAAAGTGGGTAAAGATGCATTGCGTTTCACAATGATGACTCGTAAAGCAGATGCACATCTGGATTTTGACTATCAAAAAGTGGTCGAAGAAACTAAAGATAATATGGTATATTATGTTCAGTATGCACACGCACGTGCTCATTCTGTTTTAAATAAAGCAGTCGAACGACCCGAATTTGAAGATATTTGCGTGGAAACACTATCTCGTTTAAATAATGAAAACGAAATGTCCATTGTGAAACACTTATCAACATGGGGTGATATCTTGCAAAAAGCAGCAGATAAAAAAGAACCACATCATATTACATATTATCTATATGAACTTGCTGGATTGTTTCATTCATTACACAGTAAAGGCAATAACGATAAACAATTACGTTTCTTGATTGAAAATGACGATGAACTACAAATGGCGCGATTAATACTTGTGCAAAGTGTAGCACATGTGTTAAAATCAGGACTTGACGTATTGGGTGTATCAGCACCAACAAAAATGTAAGAGGAGAAATAAGTGTCTTATACCGCGATTTATAAATTAGGCGACGACGAACAAGAACTGGCGAATTTAAAAAATTCACACCGTGGTGCTATGTATATATGGAACGATTTTGCCATTCGATACTTTGGGTTAGACCGATTTCCAATGTTCGATATGGATGAAGCTAATGAAATATGGAATGCACAGTCTATTAAAGATATTCCAGAACATGAAGCAATCGTTATGCGAACAACTATGGATAAAGCAACCGTCGACAGTCAAGGCGTGGGCGCAGTTATCGCCGCACTAAAACAATATGGCGAAGAACATCCAACCAGTAATTTTTCAGAACAAGCACAGATCATCGAAGATGCTGCCATTAGTGGAGACAGTTATATTGCATGGCATCAAACATCAACATCAGAGTTTTGGGGCGAAGGGTCTGTATACGACGACGATGAAGACGATTATGTATACACATTATATAATCCAAATACCGATGAAGGCAATCATTTCGACGTTATAAAGAATGAAGATTAAAATTTAAAAGGATTTACAATGGGATTATTTGAGAAACAACGAAACAGTACGTTTAACTCGCTAACAGAAGATTTATCAAAAAAAGACGCTGATTATTATTATGATATTTTCGAATATTTTAGTAATGTTAATAGTAGCGGATTGACGCTTGTAGAGTCGTTGCCTGCGTTACATGTTATTTCACGTTCTGGTGTTTCTATTCACGCTAATAAACTTATAAAATATACAATTGAAGCATTTAAGAATATGGATGCTAATATGAAATATACAATAAAGTCCGACGATCAACAAGCTAATGCAATGTCATTGATGACTCGTGATATACTAATTATGTGCGGCGACAATGTTGCTGCACAATTAATACAAGTCGAAGTGGATAAAGAACTCCAGAAAATTGAAGATTTTAAGTCGACATTTGACGATATAAGCATTTAATGTCACAATTATCATTATCAAATGAACCAGGATTCATAATGTCATATGCTGATTTATTAGACGATGAACAATATACAGATAAATTCATTGATATCGCCAACGAAGTCGATGATATAAATTTAATAGGAATAGCCGTTGATATTATAAATGATATCGGTGATGATAAATCTAATGAAGATATAGTGCATGCTATTTTTACTGTATGCCATTCCGAAGAAGTATATAGCGAATTCGCTAACGATGGACTCATCGATGATAAAATAATGCAACTGTGTGATATATTAATTAATATATATACAATGCTAGATTTACCATTGTTATGCAATGATTATCGCGAATTAAAAAAAGATTTAATAGAAGAAATTAACAACACAAAATCGTTTTTTGACGATATAAGCACTTAGGAGAAATATTATGACAACAGTGGCACAATTATTAAGACATGTATTTAAAGAAAAAAATTATGATATAGAAGTCATTGAATGTACCGGCGATGACGTTGATCCTATGAATTTCGAGCCTCTATATGGAAAATTGAAATTTAAATGCGGTGAAAAAATGTTAAACGGTATAGGAACTAATGCTGATGATAAAAATCCTCATGATCATGATCGTAATGACGTAGCGGAGATTGCTGCGGCGTTATTACAAGAAATAGAATATACATTGGTGGATGAATTTTTGAAAGAAAATAAACCAGTAAAGACGCCGCGATTAGCAAAACCAAACAACGTGATGCAATTGATAGAAGATAGGTTTTATGATCGCGGTTATAGTGATATCAATGTGAATATAGAACGCACCGACGACGATGTTAATATATTGAAGTTTAGTATAGGCACTTATGTGTTTGATGTGACCGCTAAGAATTTCGCTCTTGATATTATCACACCATATTATAAAGGTCGTGACATCTCCAATAAAAAAATTTGGAACACAATGGTAGTAGAAGTTGCAGCAGCAGCCGTGGAAGAATTGGAATATGAAATGAGACATAACTTTTTAAACAAAAATAAAAAAGTTTAAGTTTTTATTTGACAATCGAATATCATTATGTTATAAATGATAAATACAATTGATGAAGTGATGAACACACTTCGCTAAAACGTTGAAAATCAGCGGTTTTTTAAAAAAGTTCGATAAAATCGAAAAAAAGAGTTGACAAAAAACCAATTTTAGAGTAGATTTTATAAATAGATATTACAAAACAAAGTCATCACATGGTGTGATCGGCGGCAATTTATAGGAAGAAGTGAGTTCAAAAATGTATACTTATTTACTATCATTATTACCACAGCCTAGTAGCGCATTGGAGCAATCCAGTGAACGTCTCTATGCGGCGGAATATGCCCCGAGACAAGCCGGTGATGGAGGTTTAGCAATCTGAATATATTGCAAACCACATAAAAATCTAAAAGGATTTTTTTACCCACCGGCTACCTAAATATAGGTTAGCCGGTTTTTTTGTATCTTTTTTTAGATACGCAACGTTAAAAGGAGTGAAAACGAACTAAAATGTTAAACGACGACATGCAATAGGCGGTTGAAGTTTGATGAAGCATCAATCGCCGTAATAAAGAGGATGATGCTATGGTTAGTTATAGAGTGGAAGAATTTTCGGCATATCACGGTTTAAGAAAAATTGTTTTTAATAGTGATAAACCAGACGAAGTAAAAAAAGTAGCAGAACGAGTTTTAAATGATAAAATCTTATTTAAACAATTCGTTCAAAACAAAGTTGATAAAAAAATCGCCATCCAAGAAAAAAAAGTTTTGGAAAATGCAAAAAAAGACTTGACAGGATGGAAAAAGTGGTTTAAAATGATTTTGCCCCGTAGTTTAATTATAGGGTAAGATCGAAACAGGAGACCAATCTGTTTAGTGCAAAACGCGGAACGAGGCTGCGGGTAAAGCACTTAAAAAAACACCCAAACGGGCGCGTCGTGGATGGATTTCCTTTTGTGGAATGAAAAAAACGAAGGTAGGAAGCAATGCGACCTACTAGGGAAAGCGACATATGCTTTCCTGATTGTCAATAGTTTTGTAGTGGGGTGATTTCGGTTGCCCCACTATAAAACAACTTTATGGGGCAGCTTGTGGGCTGGACGAAACATTTGCAATGTTTTAGGCGGGGTTCGATTCCCCGTTGCTCCACCAATACTAATTAAGTGTCCCTACATGCCGGAATTGGTATACGGGGGTGTGGCTAAGTCAATATGGATAGGAAAGCAAATACTAATAACTTTCTTTGTGCCCACGGCGTTAACCACCTTACTATGACGAGCACAACCGAACATAGTTATGCAGGATCATACCCTGCTGTGGAGACACTTAATAATATGGGGGATTAGCTCAGTCTGGGAGAGCGCCTGCCTTGCACGTAGGGTCATTGCATCAGTTCAAATCTGATATTCTCCACCAATTTATAATAACAACGATGTCCGTCTAGTCCAACTGGCAGGAGACACGAGACTTAAAATCTCGACAGTGTGGGTTCGAATCCCACGGCGGATACGAATGCCTGTGTAGTCCAACTGGAAGGAGACACTAGATTTAGATTCTAGACAGTATCGGTTCGAATCCGATTACAGGTACCAATTAACTATATGCCCGTTTACGCCAATCAAGGTAGAGCGATGATATTTAAAATTTCATGGATGTCGGTTCGAATCCGATGACGGGTACCAATTAGTGTCCGCAAGGGAATTAAATTACGGGTAGCGTAAGCTAATTTTACATCAATGTCAGCGTAGTCCAACCGGAAGGAGACACTTGTTTCAAAAGCAAGACAGTGTGGGTTCGAATCCCACCGCTGACACCAATAATATTTCATGTGGATATGGTGGAATGGTAGACACGCAAGGTTTTGTAATGTTGTGGGAGATATCCCGACGCAGGTTCGATTCCTGTTATCCACACCAATAAGAATTGAAGTTCCATCAATAGACTGCCAAGCTGAAAATGCTACGGGTGAGGTGAGTTCTTTATGCGGTTTTCCAGTATCCGCGTCAAACTGGAAAGAAGTACGGTGCAGAGCGTGAGAAATCACGCAAGGACGGGTCTCTTCTTTAATAAAAGGTCCGGTTTTGGAAGGTAAAGCAGCCAGGGCGCTGCGGGGGGTTGCTAACCCTTTCGTACTCTAGTAGTGTTCGGTTCGAGTCCGATGCCTTCCTCCAATGGAAGATTAACCTCGCAGGGTCGGGGGACCGTTTTGAAAGCGGATCGCACGTGTTAGTAGCATGTGTAGATTTCGAGTATCTAATCTTCCGCCAATTTTAAGAATTAACTGAAGTGCAAAAGCGGACACCAATATTAACGTTTGCGGTGAATGTGACAGCATAGACTCCGTGGAGGAGTTCCGAAGGGTAAGATAGTGCTAGTTAGATTAATTACCTAACTTACACATTCAAGTGTTGGTGGTAATGTCCAGCCGGTTATACCAAATATTGCGGGTTGCTACAGGTGTGGCACCATGGCGTTGAACCATGGGATGGTGGGATCGTTACCTACACCCGCAGCCAATTTTAACGGAGTATAGTAGAGTGGCACTACCCCTGACTCGGACTCAGGTAACGGGGATTCGATTTCTCCTACTCCGACCAATAATATAGCGGGTTCGTCTAATGGCTAAGACGGGTGTTTTTGGTACACCAAATCAGGGTTCGACTCCTTGACCTGCTGCCAACAATATAATGATAAATACTTTCAACCGTTAATAGGAGTTGAAAGCCATGAAAATATGCAGTATGTGTGAAAAAAACAAAAAACTAACAGATTTTAATATCAATAAAACAAAATCCAGTGGATATCAATCAATGTGTAGTGATTGTAATAAAGAATATCAAAAAAAACATTATTTAGAAAATAGAGATGCGTATATAAAACGAAAAATAGATAGAAGACTAGCAATACGTGAATGGTTTTCAGAATTTAAATCTGTATTGAAATGTGAAATTTGTGGTGAAGATCATCCATCGACATTTGATTTTCATCATATCGATCCTTCGATTAAAGAAATGACTGTATCAAAAGCAGTGTATGAAGGATATAGTATATCAAAAATAAAAAAAGAAATCGAAAAATGTCAAGTTTTTTGCGCTAATTGCCATCGAAAACATCATTGGGAAGAGCGGAATATATTAAAAGACATATAGTATATTATTTAATTATAGTGGATTCGTATAGTGGTTATTACCCAACACTCTGAATGTTGCGACGAAAGTTCGATTCTTTCATCCGCTGCCAATTGATCATAACAGAGTGTGGGAAAGTCTAGTAAATCCGCCGGTTTTGGAAACCGGAGAACGTTGGAGCGAAGCCAACCATTCTGACCAATTAATAATATTGACACCATACATTGATTAATGTATATTACAGTTAACGAGCGATGGCGAAAATAGTAGACGCGGCATCCATATGGGATGTCGGTGGATAAATCAACACCACCGTGCAGGCGCAAATCCTGCTCACTCGACCAATTTTTAAGTGGAATACAAAATGAAAGATATAATATTACATCAATATCCAACTAATATAAAATTGCCTGAATTTGGATTTTGGGATACATTAAAAGGTAAAAAACATCCAATAGATTATTTCGCACCAGACGATACTATGTGTCTTTATATACAAAAACAGTTTGTAGTAGAACTTGAGATGGAAATATTGGATATAAAAGAACGTTTTGGTGATTGTATTGTTGATAAAATAGTTTCAACATCTGAAGACGAATTGATTGATTTTGTAACTACGTATTATTTACGCTTTGATGATGAAGGGGTATATGATGCATATGTAAGATATTATGGTGAATGTATTTTTGATCGATATAGCGATGAGAAAGAATAATGACATTTAATAGAGAAGCTAAAAGACGTGAAGAGGTTTCTAAACCAAAAGATATTGTAAAACGTTTGCGATTTACTGATTGTAAAGTGCGCAACGATGCTGCATTAGAAATTGAACGGTTAAGAGATATATTATTACAGCATGATATTGTTGTGGATGGTATAATAAAATAAATAAAGTTAACGGGGTGTAGCTCAGTCTGGTCAGAGCGCCGCGTTTGGGACGCGGAAGTCGTATGTTCGAATCCTATCACCCCGACCAATTAACAAGCGATGGCGGAAACAGTAGACGCAGGTCCATTACGGGACTGGGTGGGTTAATTGCCCATCGTGGAGGTGCAAATCCTTCTTGCTTGACCAAATTAAATCATTAATAATGATTGACACTAGTGTGCAGATGATGTATACTTGAAAAATAAGAAGACCTAAGTGTTTCTACAGTTGTTGTTGATATTTACAACAAAGAAGGAGAAATATTATGGATCATTTACACGGTAAACGGTTTGGTTTTTATGGCGTTGACGGCAATTGTTTCAAGTTAGGCAGAGATGTTTACGAGGCAATTGAAGATGAGGACGACGGCTACCGTTCTTATTTGAATAGCATTGAGAAGGTTGATTTCGACGGGATTTTTTTCAAGCAACCCTTGGGAACTATTGAGGTGAAAATGACTGACGATTGGTATTATTTAGAAGACGTTAAGGATGGACACATCTGGTTGAGAGTAGGCACAGATGATACGGATGATTATTATCCATATTTCGTATTTGATTATCAACCGAAAAAAATGTAATTTAAAGTGTCCCGGATAATGGGGCACTTTTTTAATGGGGAAGGAAAGCCAGTGGCTCTGGCACCGAGTCTGTAAAACTCGTCTTCACGGGAGTGGATCGAAACCACACTTCCCCACCAATTTTCATACAATAATGGGAGAGGAAAGTCAGTGGCTCTGACATCGCGTCTGTAAAACGCGTCCTAACGGGAGTGGATCGAAACCACACTCTCCCACCAATTTATACGGATTAGCGCATAAAATCATTTTATACGGATTAGCGCATAAACCAACGTTATCTTTGGAGGATAATCAAATGACGATGCAGGTAGCAAGAAGCGGCTAAAGAAAACGCCGCTACATATAACTGCGACCACACCTGATAACAAGTGTGTAGTTGCTGGATTTTTTAAATTAGTAGATGGTGAAGGTATACCATTAACGATTGTATTGGGTTATTTAAATGATAAAAATTTATTACCTGATTGGATTGATTTTTTAGAAAGTTCAGTTCATCGAAAATGGAATTTAAAATCCACGATAGTAAAGATTGATCAGGCTTGTTTTGAAGTTTACGGTCCTGAACATCGTGATAATGTAATAATAAGAATTAAGCAATGGGTCATTAAGCAGTGGCCTACTTATGGGATATAATGTAAGGATTAGCATCAGAGTCTTGGATACTCTTCGACATGGGTTTGAGTCCCAGTTTCCCGACCAACATAGAGCTTCAGAGTTGTCGATCAGTGCGAACGTGGCATTGAATGTGGACAATAGCCCAATAGGGTTGGATTATCTTTAAGATGAATCGTATGCTGTGGACGAATTTATATGAAAGTGGACTTAATGGTAGGTCGCTGTACGGAAGAATCGGCTATGATATGGGAAACCTATTAGTCGTAAGCATACGCAGAAGTGTTGGTTCGAGTCCAGCCTTTCATACTAATAACGGGCATGACCGACTACTGGGATGGTCGCTAGGCTTTCAACCTAGTCCTTTAGGTGAAGGGTTCGATTCCCTCATGCCCGACCAATTTATCTTGTAGAGTTGGGAAATTCGATGACTTCATAATGGTGTGGGGGTGCCCGGTCAACATTATGAAATAGAATTAGCGAGTTCGACTCTCGTCTGCAAGCCTATTTTATTGACAAACGGTAGTGTTTTGTATATTATGGTTCTTTGAGGAGAGAAGAAAATGTATATAGACAATTTTACAAAAAACAAAGATTTAATAAATGTGTATCAATACACAATGCATTTAAAAGATGGTATGAAAGTATATTCTATCCATCATGATAAACGGACCATTGTGATTCAATTAGATACGCAATTGCCATCAACGCACACATTTTCTAAAAAAGTTTTTACTGATGTATTAAGTACGCATCATTATGAAGGCGATTTAGAAGTTGCTGCTACAATGGTTTTTGAAAAATTAATAGATGGAGATATGATATAATGTATATGGATTATTTTACTAAAGTTTCAGAAACTGAAGAAATATATGGATTTAAAGCGCATCAAATAGCGGGAATTCGTTCATATATAATACATCATGATAATCACAGGATTGTGGTTCAATCAGAAGATGAAGTTTTGGAAACACATACATATGACGGAAATTTAGAAGATGCTGCGACATTTGTATTTGAAGAATTATTAGATGAGACACCAGCAGGGACTGTTTTGCTTCCGATAAAAAGTAATGAATAATGTTTTTAAATGATGAAGTAATAGATTGGTTGTATATGGCATCATGTGTAGCATTGCCATTATTATATATGCCATCAATGTATTTCTCATCAATGTTTTTGATAGGAATGGGCATTGCAACACTTATAAAAATGTTTTTTCCATCGCATCGATTAGTGATATTGAGATGGATAAGATGTTTAATAGATTATGGCGGAGTGATGGTAAGTTTATCATTGCTATATAAAAGGATAAAAATATGGACTACGATTTATCAGCGCAGCAAGTAGAAGCAAAGGATGAGATACTTAAATGGTGGAATGACGAATATTCTGACCAAGTGTTTTACCTTGCAGGATATGCTGGTTCTGGAAAGACGACATTAATTAAGTATCTATTGCCATATATGGATTTAGATATTTCAAATGAATATGATGTCACATTTGGTGCATATACGAATAAAGCATCTATTGTTATGCGTAGAACTGGTATATTAACAGCCAATACGATACATAGTATGATTTATCATCCAGAAGAACAGGATGATGGAACAGTTTTATTCAAAAAGAATCGTGATAGCATCGCAAAAGACACAAGTTTGATTGTATTAGATGAGTGTTCTATGATTGACGATGACATGGCGAATGACTTGGACAGTTACGGCACAAAAATTTTAGTTTTAGGTGATCCGGGTCAACTTCCACCAATTAAAGGTGAAGGGCATTATACAAAACGCAAGCCTGATTACTTTTTGACTGAAATTCATAGACAGGCGGAAGGAAATCCGATTATTCAGTTATCCATGTTAGCACGCCAAGGTCAATTTTTGAAATTGGGTGAATATGGTGATGGTGTTCGGGTTGTTGATTCTGACGATATGGAATTTGAAGATTTTTTAAAGGCAGATCAAGTTTTGTCTGGTAAAAATGTCACAAGACAGTTTTTGAATAAAAACATGAAAGAAGAATATGGTTTCAATGATGTTTTACCAATGGATAAGGGCATCAAGTTGATTTGTTTAAAAAACCAAAAGAAAATTGGTTTATACAATGGAATGATGTTTGAATCTATGTTTGATAGAAGCCATGTTCATCTTGGTCGTGGTAATAAGTTTTTCACACAATCAGTAATGAATGACGAAGGATTTGTTTACGACACGCTTGACATATCGGCTGGACCATTTAACGATTATAAATCTCAGCGCGATGCTGCAACGATTCAATTGGATCGTAAGAACAATAGAAACCATAGCGAATTTGATTATGGTTATGCTATTACAGTTCACAAATCGCAGGGTAGTCAATGGGAAAATATTATTATTTATGATGATGATTTTGGAATGTGGGACAAACTTCTTCGTGCAAGATGGCTTTATACAGGCATCACACGCGCCCAAACGGGTATGATAATAATACGATAAGAATAGTGAAGGCTGCACTTCTCGAGAAGATGCAGGAAGTAGCAGTATGATATTATTACTGTGAAGTAGGTGAAATCCCTACCCAAATTCTTTATGCCCCGGTCTTCTAATGGTTCAGGAAACTGGTTTTTCATTCCAGCAATCGGTGTTCGATTCACCGTCGGGGTACCAAATTAGAACTTAAGAGTTGTTATTGACAATTTTTCATAATGTGTTAATATAATATTTTATCATAAAGGAGTATGTTATGACTAAAGTAAATGACACGACGATGTTTGCACATAAAATACGATCCGCATTGATTGTTCAAGCAGAAATTGATTTATTGACCGAAGGGTTGGAGCAGTTATTTGACGACCTAGCAAAAAACGGTGATCGAAGCCGCGATGTTTATGTGGATGCATTTAAATCAATATACGAAAAATCGAAAAAGGATAAAATCGCAGACGTTTCAGTGTTATCAGTTGAGGGTATTCTCAACATGATGTAAATTTAGAATAGAAAGGATTAGTAACATGATAAACGATATATACGGAGTACCAGTAGTGTACGTTCCTGATTATTGTGACTATGATGTTGACAAATTATGGGATGAATTGCCTTTTGATAGAAGGGAATCAACCCCAAGAACGGAATGTTGGATGAATGACTATGGAGACCCATATACGTATGGTGTTGGCAGAGGTGAAAGAACTTATATTCCCGATGCTTGGAATGTCGTAGTTGATGGAATTAGAAATTGTTTAAATGAAGATTATAATGCATCATTTGATTGTTGCTTTTGCAATGGTTATTTGGATGCAAATGATCAGTTAGGTTGGCACGCGGATGACAGTCCAGAAATGGATATGGATCACCCAATCGTGTCAATTTCGTTTGGTGCTGAAAGAGATATATGGTTTAGAAAGACCGGCGTTAAGGGTATGGCTACAAAAGGTGTTACCATGGGCGATGGATCAATGACCATGATGAATGCTGCTATGCAGGCAACGTGGGAACACAGGATACCTAAACACAGCGCACCATGCGGTAAAAGAGTTAGTTTGACTTATAGGAAATTAGTCAAATGAATAATAATAGTACACCATGGTATAATATAGAATCAAGAGAAGACCGTCTTTTGAGGCAACAAGCTAAACAAATTAGAAATTTAGAATATGCTAGTCGCCATAATTGTACTTCGGATATAGCTGATTTGATTCTCAATCATGGACGAATTGATTTGGAGCGGAAACTTGATATTGCGCGTTGGAATGAAAGGTTTGCCGAAGGTGAAAAAATCGCCCTTGAAAATCGCCAAAAATCTGAAAAAATCGCAAAAAATGCACCAAAATCAATGACTGTAAATGAAAAAATGCAACAATTATTATCTATGGTCAGAAAGTAAATAAAATGGGCTTATAGTGTTAATGTCGCACGCCCCTATTGGGGGGTAGTCGAGGGTTCGTTACCCCGTGAGTCCACCTATTTTTATGTTGCATTGCGAAGGTATGCGTTTTATGCAACCCTCTAATGCGTTAAAAACATTGGATTTTATGGTCTAAGTATGATAAATATATATGATGTTGCATTGCAGCATTTTATAACATACAAGGAGACTTAAAAATGAACAACGAAATAGACTTTGACTTAGCAGTACGAAACGCACACCGTGAACAAGCAGTAGTAATGGGTGCAGCAATTCTTTCATTGCTTAAAATGATTGGTAATGCTTTGGGTGCTGTATTTGGTTCTATTGCATCTGCAATTGAATTTAAACGTGCATTCAACGAACTTGATGCTTTGACAGATACGCAGTTGCGTGATATCGGTGTAAACCGTGGTGAAATCGCACACTTGATTATGAACCGCCATACACTTGCTGAATAAAATGCTCCCGAACGGGATCATTTAAACGAAAATTACAGAATAAAGATAATATGCTCCCGAACGGGAGCATTTTTATTGACATGGTGTGAAAATCATGTATAATACAAATATTATTGCGGGGTGGAGAAGTCCGGTCATCTCATCGGCCTCATAAGTCGAAATTCGCAGGTTCAAATCCTTGCTCCCGCAACTTATACTACGAAATTAGTTTTTGGAGTGTGAAGGCAACCAAGAACATTTGGCGGCGATGGCTGTTCAGAGGGATGAAAGTTCCCACCAAACTATAAATATTAATGCGGGATAGAGAAGTGGTCATCTCACAAGTCTCATAATCTTGTAATCGGAGGTTCGAATCCTTCTCCCGCATCCAATATTGGAAGAAAAAGAAAAACATTGAATAATTTATCGCGGGGACAAGCACCGGGCGCTGATGAGGCTCATAACCTTATGTCTTACGACAAAGTTGGTTCGATTCCAACCCACCGCAACCAATTCATTTATTGACAATTCCATCTAAAATCTATATTATATGATATATGCCCCGGTCTTCTAACGGTTCAGGAAACTGGTTTTTCACATCAGCAATCGGAGTTCGATTCTCCGTCGGGGTACCAATTATTATGCGAGGATATTATGTCTACAGAGAATGAAGATACGCTGCTAAGAATACAAATTGGTGAATTTTTCGATTATTATTCTGGTGGTGGCGAAGAAATTATAGAAAAACTCGCAAAAGATACTGGTGTTACAGTAGAGGCTTATCGTTATAATATGTTTATGGATCATATACATGGCGGGTTGGTTGAAACATCAAGAAATCTTTATGAAGAAATGATGATAGACCTTGAAAATGATTTTGATGATTTATGTGACGATGATATGGATTTGGTATTTACATCAGATGAAGATGAAGATGAATATGTTCCATGGTACAAGAAATTTTTAGGATTAAAATAATGAACAACATACCATTTCACATGATTAAGAATGTAAAAACCGCCTATCAAGTGGCAGAGCCAGTAATGTTAGACACTGATATTAATGCGACATTATTATCAGAAACAGTGTTAAAATTATTAAAACTTCAACCGTTAGAAACCAACAGTAATCAGTTATGCTTAACGCACAAAAAGGGATCAGCCGATGTATGGCATGAAGGTTCTGGATCGTTGGCTTACGTAGGTGATGCTGGCGAAGATGAAAAGAACGGACATAAATCACAAGTTGGATTTTTTAATGCTGAAAGTGCATATACCGAATTGAATGATGAAGTCAAAGGCACTGAAATAGAACATGTTTATAATGAAATGACTAAACATTATTCTATTGGAAGATTTAGAGTGATGGGTTTACTACCGAATACATGTTTGGCATGGCATAGAGACACCAGCCCAAGAATACATGTGGCAGTTAAAACATCAGAAGCATGCAAGTTTGCAATACAAAACAGTTTATTTCACATTCCCGCTGATGGGCATGCGTATTATGTTGACACCACAAAAGATCATTCGGTTTTTAACGGCAGCAATGAATTACGATTGCATATAGTTGGAACAATAATATAAAGGATAACAATGTCAGAAGATACTTTTTCAAATTGTGTAGCGATAAAACTACAAGAAGGCACGAAAGTTAATATAATATGTGAGCGATTATATGATTATTTAGATGCATCAAATAACACAAAAGATTATAGCGTGCAATCCGGCAATGACTTTATTGCATTTTATAGCAAAAACGAAGATCATTACGGTATTACACGTGTTGGCGATCCAAATTACGAATTCATAAATATTTGGAGAAGTTTGATGGATATATGCTATGAATTAAAAATTCCTGTTAATACATATGTTCCTAAATATTATACTGATTTTTGGTATAATGGCAGCGATTGTAATTCAGAGGGAATGGATTGGAAGGATTTATAATGGAAAAACTTACAGACACGTGCTATTATTATGAAGACAAAGGTGTGGCGATAGTAATGCCAGAGCATTCTAATATATGGATTGTTATTTCAAAAGCGGGTAAATATTTATTTTCAGCAAAAGATTACGACATGTGTGAAAATTTTGTAAAGGATATAAAAATGAAAAAGCACGCAACTTCAATAACTGGATTTGATACGTTGAATGATGCAGCCCAAGAGATTGGAAAGTTGCGCTATGATGCACTATCTAAGTTTTTAGAATGTCTAGCAGAAGAAATGTCAAGACAACAAGTTAAAGACCGCAATGCCGGAAAGAGAAAATTAGCCGGTCATGCAGGGATGATGATTTCTGAATTATATCGCGCACGCACCGCTACTAAAATGTTGTTCGACAAATATAAGTGTTTCATGAAGGAAGAATTGGATGCCGAAAAAAGTTAAAAAAGTTTTAGCAGTTGGTGCACATCCTGATGATATAGAATTAGGTTGCGCTGGAACTTTGTCTAAATTGCATAATGAAGGATGGGAGATAACATGTTTAATCATGATTCCACCATCTACATTAGATATTGCACGACCTAAAGACGTTGTATATTCAGAATTTTTTGATTCATTTGAAGTGTTGGATATTGAAAATTATAATATAGTGAATTATACACCACTCCATACGAGATATAATTTAAATAATGATTGCACTACTATTACAGAGTTTGAAAAAATCGCAAATTGGTATAGCACAGAGTGGGATTTAGTTATTACACATAGCGACGGAGATAGCCATCAAGACCATGTCAATACATTTAATATTGTTTATAGTTTTTGTAGAAAAAACGTAAAAGAGTTGTGGTGCATGGAGTCTGGATTGTATTTTAATCGAAACCGAAACTTTAAGCCAAACGTATTTGTTGGTATCGATGATCATTTTCAAAAAAAGATGGAATCATTGGGGTGTTATAGTTCATATATGAATGACGAAAGATTGAGTTTGGTTAAATCGTTGGCTATTATGCGTGGTGGAATGACTACACATAAATACGCAGAGGCATTTCAACAAATGCATAGAATAATATGAAAATAGTGTTGGCGGGATGTGGACTTATTGGTCATAACGTAGTTAGTAAATTACTTGAAATATATGACGACGTTTATATCATAAATCAATCAAAAATATTTCCAGAACGTTATGCAATGTTCTCTAAATCGCCCACACAAGTGTTTATAAGAAGGACTGAAGTGTTTGATTATGTAATTGATGATGTTGATGCTTTATTTTATTTTGCATCCATCACTGATGCCAAATTAGGGCCAAAACATATGGATATTATCTCAAATGATATGTTAGTTGGAACAAAAAATTTAATAGAACGAATAAAACCAAAGCATTTCATTTATGCGAGTTCAAGTATGGCGTATGGTGAATTTAACGGAAAATCACCAAGTGAAATAACATTAAAAAGTCCAATTGAACCTTATGGCATGTTAAAAAGCATTAGCGAAGAAACTGTTAAATTTTACTGCCAACAAAATGATATAAATTATACTATTGTTCGCCCATCTGCGGTTTATGGACCAAGGGCAACATATAAAAATGTAATAGATCACTTTATAATCAATGCGATGAATGATAAACCATTAATTTTACATGGTGATCACACATTAGATTTTACACATGCTGAAGATGTGGCAGATGGCGTTATAAGTATGTTGAATAATGAAAAAGCAATCAACCAAACATTTAATATGACTGCTGGACGGGCTAGATCATTGACCGAAGCAGCAAATATAGTTATAGATGTTGTAGGCAAGGGTGAATATATATTGGAAGATCATAATGAGTTTTATCCCAAACGCGGTGCATTGGATATATCCAAAGCAAAGTTGTTATTGGGGTATGAACCAGCATATGATTTAGAAACTGGAATATTTAAATATGTTGAATATCTTAAAAGTAAGAATATAACAAAATGGTGACAACTGTTGTTCACTGCAAAAAGCGACCATACGATGTTTATATAGGTCGCCCTGAAAAATGGGGAAACCCATTCACTATAGGCAAAGATGGAAATCGTGGCGATGTTATTGAAAAATATATTGATTGGTTGATGAACCAACCCGTGTTATTAAACGATGTTCATGAGTTGAAAGATAAAATATTAGGTTGTTGGTGCCATCCAAAATCATGCCATGGCGATATATTAGCGGAGATAGCAAATAAATTATGAAAGATATGTACGACCAAAACCCAAATGACGTCAAAAAAGTATCATATGAAGATTTTTTATTGATGTTTGGATTATATGGCACTTATTATATGACATGCGATGAACGACATTCTATAGTCGGGTTGCGGCACAAAGCATTAACTGCAATGCTAGGATATGAAATGGCAATGAGCATTATTGGTGTTCAGCCAATGGCTGGACCAGTTGGGCAAATTTTTACATTAAAAACAAAATATGGTGGTTCGATCAATAAGAATTGATCCATTCGTTTATTCTACTGAACGCTATTTCGTTTCCTTGTTTTGTGAAATGATTTACATCGCCACGATGTTGTTGAAAGATATCAAATAATCCTATATATGGTGTAAAATTATATATGTTGGAATAATCAAATCCAGAAACATGTAGAATGTTTTTACTTGAAGTAATATCATCTATTTCTTTGCATAATAATTGATGCATATGTAAATAATATTCTTCATCGAATATATATGTTGGAATAATCCACAGCGACCTGTGCTATTTTTGATTCACGGCGCATGTTGGATACATCTGTAAATATTAAGTCAGAATTTGCATATTCATCGTCGTGTATTTTACCGTTAAAATAAACACGATTGGGTGATGTATGACCGATTATGATTTTATCATAATCTTCGATATTCACTGATTGTAATTGCTTCAATATTTTATACTCGGAACATCCACGTTGTGCAATATTCGTTATGTTGTATATTTTATCATCGAATAATCGATTCCAACTTTTATTGTTGTGTGCATCGAATTCTGCGACGAAACTATCACCAATTAATAGTATGTTTATTGACATATATAATCTCTTATGTTACATTATTTACACTTATTTAGTACAAAATAATTAGTCGAGTATTCTCCATTTATCAACAAAACACCAATTAGCGCTAAATATATGTATGGATATTAAACAAGAAATACTGCATTGGATTAAATCATTTGTGGAAACACCACACCCTATGTGGGGTGATTTACCACCGTGTCCGTATGCTAGATCGGCAAGAATTAATGGCGAACTTGATATACAAGTGCAAGATGATTCTTCATATTATGATTTTTTAGATCAACAAATTGAAACTTTTTATGAAACTGAGTTTGATACGAGGTTGGTTGTTGCTAAAAATAAAGATGATATTGATATAGAAACGTATCGCAACTATATACATGAAAAAAATAAACACGTGATTGAGTTTAATTTAATATTGTTAACTGATCATCCTGATGTTTCGGAATATAATCATGGCGTAAATGTCCAACAAGGATCATATGTGATTACGTTCATTCAACGAACAAATAAATTGTTAGATGCTTCAAAAAAATTGCACATTAATACTGATTATTATAATGGATGGGATGAGAATATTTATAAGACGGTTGTTCTTGATCGTTTTGATAAAACTGAAACTTATATAAATGGTTTAATAGACGGACCAATCATAATTCACGATAAACCAACATGGATGAAACAAAAGAAGTAATTTAGGGATGGTTTACTTTCCGTTGTAAGAGCGCCATGGCAGTACTTACAGCGTCAGCACAAACGGAAGGTAGTCTGACATGGCGAGTGACGCCCCAATCATCCACCAACTTAACCTAGCGATGGATCATCAGACCAACGGATCATAGCAAATGTTACTTCTAATATAGCATCTTCTGGCGTTAGATCAAACCACTCACCCGACACTTTTTTGCGTGCATTAGCGTGGTGTATCTTTTTTTCAAGCAATCGAACATGTTCTTTTCGAACTTCTTGTTTGTGATGAATTTTTAATTTTTGTGGATTACCAGTTTGAATGGAAGACAGTCGTTTTTCGACATCTTGGCTAAATCCAATTTTTTGTGACCCTGATTCGGGTCCGATTACATATATAAACATAATGTATTTAGTATGTAAAAATCATGAATTATAAACCGACAAAAGTCAGGCGGAAATCATGAAAAAACGATTGTATTATGAGTTGTACTGTGGAGGAAGCGGAATACTCATTGGTTTGCAAAACCGACGCCGAAAGGATTGCAGGTTCGAGTCCTGCCGAGAAGGAATAATACCCTAGAACATAATACAACCACGCGCTTGTGGGCAAATGGCAAAGTCGCTGCATTAAGACCGCAGAGTTATGGAGGTTCGAGTCCTCTCAGGCGCACCAATTATAAATTATATGGCTGTAGCGTAGAGTTTAGTTACTTCGTATTAGGAACGACTGGGACAGGTTCGAATCCTGTGCATCGCATGCGCGGTGTTAGTGTAGGGGTAGCACAGTAAAATCTCTAAATTCGATATTTTCTCAGCCTGTAATAAATCGTAATATATGTTGACTTTACAATACCTTAATATAATGTTAAATTGCGTGCAATGCAGCATAAATACTGGAGTATGAAAATGAAACAACGAACAATACAAAATCAAATTGAAATAAGTGGTCGAGGATTGCATGGCGGCTTAGATAACACTATGGTATTGAAACCATCTGGTGTTAATAGTGGTATTGTGTTTGTTTTGAATGGTTTTAGAGTGCCAGCATTATATACGAATGTTCGTAACACTATGTTATCGACTGGTATTAACACTAATGATGCTGCTATTAACACAATTGAACATATGATGGCTACTTTGTCAGCATTTGGTGTAGATAACGTTGATATAACGTTAGAAAATTCCGAAGTTCCGATTCTTGATGGATCGGCTATGGATTTAGTGAATATATTGACGAAATGTGGTATAAAAGTGCAATCAGCCGACAAGCGATGTTATCGTTTTGATTATAATGAATTTAAATCAGAGCATAAATCAATTGTTGTGCATCCATCCGATGAATTAACGATTGAAATGAATATAGATTTTGATGGTTTCATCGGCAAACAATCTCGCACTTATAAACATACATTGAATAATTTTATAACTGAACTTGCACCCGCAAAAACGTTTTGTCGTGAAGTAGACATTGATAATATGCGTGACGCAGGGTTGATAAAGGGTGGTTCTGTTGATAATGCCGTTATTTACGGTGATAATGGCGCACTTAATGATGTTCGGTTCGTTGATGAGCCTGTTCGCCATAAGATACTTGATTTTGTTGGTGATTTGTATACAATGGGTTGTATGTCGTTAGGTCATTTTGTCATTCATTCAACGGGTCATGAATATACCAATAAATTTTTACGATATGTATTAGACGCCAAACCTTTTGTGTTGCATCCACTTATATAATAAATATATCTATGAACTATTCACGATAAGGTTGGTTAAATGAAAATTTTTATTATAGACGACGACAGTTTAATAACAATCATGTTAAAATCTATATTAGAAAAAATCGATCCATTAGTTGAGATTGAATTTCGTGATTTCGATGTAAATGTAATAGATCAATTTATGTTATTTCTACCGGATGTTGTGTTTTGCGACATATTCATGCCACATAAAGATGGTTTTGATATAATGAGTGATATATCAAGACACTTAGAAGGTAATAATGCATATCCTAACGGCGTTAGATTTATTATCATGTCAGGGCAAAATCCAAAATATTTAAAATATTCAGAACAGTTGTCAAAGATTTTGAATGTAAATGTAGTCCAAACAATGGAAAAACCATTGGATTACAATGTTATCAACAAAATAATGAAGCCATTATTAAAATTAATTATGTAAAATGAGTCCCGGTCGTCTATCGGTTTAGGATATTACCCTATCGTCTAAAGGTAAGGACGCAAGATTCTCAATCTTGAAATGCTCGGTTCAAGTCCGGCTAGGGTTGCCAAGTTATAGATGTTTTTCATACAGCTCGAATATTTTATTTTGATTTTTGTTATAAGATTTTTTGATATAATCAAATATGGGTAACATTTCTTTGCGTTGTAAAACTTTTACAGATGGATTTTGATCACTCTTGGCTTTGGATACAACGTCCATATAACCTTTTATCTCCACTAACTCGTTATTAGTTATAAAATCTGGATAATATTTGCGGATTGTATTAGTGTTAGGATTGATATATAATAATGGTGTAGTATTTCGTTTTATCGAAATATTATGATCTAAACAATATATAACATAAGCCAACTCCCAAGAGGAATCGCATAATATAGAGTTGTATATACCTTTTTTTCCATGGCGATAACTCTCAGCTCTTAGACCGCCGCTCTTGACGCATGATGTTGAACAATGAACACGAGGTGAAGATTTAAGTGTAGAAAATATAGATTTACAGGTTGGGCAGACCGATTTTTTATACTTTGATGGATCACCAGAAAAACTTAATGATCTGTCTTTATTAAATCCTGTTGGGTTTTTATGAGCATATTCTCTATTTTCTTGTTTTCGTTGTTCAGACATAGAACCACGGCTATTGGCACACGAACGCGAACAGTATTTGGGTGTATATCCCCATTTTATTTTTTTAGTGAATGATTTTTGACATTTGGGACAAGTCCCTGTATAAATACTATTAGACATTATTGATACTCCCATATCTGTATTGTTTAGAAACCGCTTATGTGTTGATGCACATGGCGGTTTTGTTATATATATTTATTATTTTTATTGATTTTTTGGATTATTTCATATATACTAAATATTAATAGAAGTCAATTTGAGTGTGTAAACCACCCCGAGACTATGATCTCAATCGATTGAGTTAGTTTGAACAACAGGGGACGAGATTTAATTATTTCTTTAGGGAACTTCCATTTTGATCAACATAACAAGGAGTGTATATTATGATTAAAGAAACACAAGGTATAACGAAAACACCCGGCGGTGGCGGTGGTGCGATTGATCTTCGCGAAGGATTAATTGAAGGAACGCATACACCATGATTGATTTAATGATTTCAGCAAACGGCATTCGTGGACCCTTTATTGGTGGCGCAGATGGTGCTATATCGGACGAAAAACCATGATTTTAAAAAGGATAATATTATGAAAACATCTACAGAAACAATGATTGGTGGATTAGGTGATGTAATGGAAGACCCTATAGACACGGTTCATATTGAAGACCCATTGGGTCGCATTGGTGGACAAGATGGCGCAATCGGCGCGGATCAATATATAGATGCTAAAAAGCCACACGATCAAGATTTATAAAAAATATGGAGGGTAAAATGAGCAGGGACTCGTTGCCGCATGGAACGCGGTTGGTACCATAGAGTATTCGTTTCGATTCCAATTCTTTCCGCCATATTAAGTGAAGACCACTATTTTGACCCAGTGGTCTATAAAGATGAAGCCGCTATCATTAAGTTGAATAGTGAGTGAGGTCGCAGTGTCCGTTTATCGAGGAATCATGGATTTGAAATATCGGTTGTTAGAAACTGCCTAACATGGAAGATTAACCAGTCAGGGTACTGGGACCGTTTCGAAAGCGGATCGCACCTCACGGTGTAGATTTCGAGTATCTAATCTTCCGCCAATATAAGTGCTTGACAATCATCCAAATATCTATTATTATCAGCCATAGTGAAACTTTTTGAAGGAGTTAATATTATGGCTGATTTTTTGATTTGGGGTTTAGTATTTTTTGTGTTGGTATTTTTGCTTTGGCGGGTATTTAAAGCACCTACTGAAAAAACGACTCCTGATATGGAAACGTTGCGTTCCAAGCGACCTGTTCCTACCACTACCCTTATTCGACCCAAACGTGGCCCAATGCGCAGACAGCGAAACCGCAGCAATGGTGGTGGTTATTATCCGGCTGATTATGATGGACCGTATGATGAAAACGAACTATTGGTTGATTATTTAGTTTGGAGTATAGTTGTTGCTGAAATGACTGACGATGAACGTGATCGTTATGGCGAAACATACGATGAAACATATGATGAGTCACCCATGGACGACGTAGAACAAGAACAAGATGTATATGTCGATGAGTTAGAAAGCGATGAACCGGAACCAGTTTCGGTTGGACCATCCTCGGAAACTTCTTTTGTTCCAGCACCGGAGCCTGAACCCGAACCGTATGTAGAACCAGAGTCTACTTCGTTTGAACCGGAGCCTGAGCCAGAACCTAGACCAGCACCTGCGCCGGAGCCAGAACCAGAACCTGAACCGGAGCCAGAACCAGATAACGACGATTAATTTATGGAAAAATTTAATTTAATCTTACCGGATGATTTATCCGAAATATTAGCAGACGTAGAACCAATTATTGTGCCAAATTGCACCAATAGGGACGACAATGGAAAACTTTATGCCCCTAAAAATTGGATTAAGTATGCCAATGTGTTGGTTAATGAAAATACGACTGATATAACCATTGAAGATTTGGCTAACATTATATCAATGGCGAAAGTTGGAAAAATAACAGGTTTGCCGCACTATTTAAAATACGCGGTGAACTTAAAGGACGTGTTGTGTAGTAACAACTAGTTGGTGTGATGCCACCAATGATGAGAAGCGAGGTTACAGTCGCAAAAAACCATTCAAATAATGATGCTCATAATTTATTTGTATACGATGAGTCGTAGATTGGACTGCGTTAGTTGTAGAGGGTGGAGAGTTTTACTCGGTGAAGCCGTTATGCGACATTCAATGTTTTTTAATATACGATAAGGTGTGCCATATGTATGAAATAACACTAGTTACTATTTTATTTCTTTTATTTGGTGTAGCAGTAGGAACATTTTCTGGATTGCTTCCGGGTATAGGAGCAACAGTATCGCTTCTTTCTTTATATCCATTCCTTATCCACGTCGAACCAATGAATATTATTATTTTTTATATCGCTCTACTGAGTACCAGTCAATATATGGGTTCAGTTAGTTCCACGGTGTTGGCTATTCCTGGTGAACTGAGTAGCCTACCTGCCGTCACAGAAGGGCATAACTTATATTTGCAAGGGAAAGGTGCATACGCTATATCGGGAACTGCCATTGGCTCTTGGGTGGGTTCATTTTTCTCTGTTATATTCGTGTTGTTTATTAGTTCATATTTGGTGAATTTTGTATTTTTTTATAGCACAATTTTTCAAAGTGTGTTGTTGTTATCGGTTTGTGCATTGTTTATAGTTACTGGACATAATAGGTGGTACATTAATGCATTGTTATGCGCTGTTGGGTATTTTCTTGGTGCTATAGGAACGCACTCGATAACACAACAATCGTTTTTGGTTTTTGGAATACCGGAACTTATTCAAGGATTGCCGTTATTTCCTATATTGATAACATTATATATAATACCAGAAATCGTAAAAGGTTTTAATAAACAACATTATAATAATGTCGATTTTTCATATCAAAGCCAACCAATGATGAGTCATATTAAAGTTGCTCTGAATAATTTTGGTTCTATTTTAAGAGGATCATTTATAGGTTTTTTTGCAGGATTGATACCATATTTAACTACGATTGTCGCTTCTAATTTGAGTTATTCTATAGAAGTGTGGTTGGAGAAAAGAAAAAACACATATTCGGTTGGTAATTTACCGTCTTTGATTTCCTCTGAAACTGCCAATAATGCAGCAGCATTGAGTAGTTTATTGCCATTGTTGTTATTGGGCCTACCAATAACTTCGTCTGAAGCAATACTTTCTAATATATTGTCATATTCTGGACATTTTTTTATGTTAGAAAGTTTTACAGGATTGTTTATTTCTATCGCGATTTGTTTGGTGATTATAAACAGTTTGGCATTAATTTTATCGTGGCCCATTGTTAAATATTTTCGATTTTTTTATAAAATAGATATGAAAAGTTTATATACATTCATTATTGCGTTGTTGTTTTCATTGATGATATATAATGGGTTATATAACGAACGAGTAATTTATTATATATTGATAACAGTGACGATGGCACCATTGAGTTTTATATTACGTAAAACAAACACGATGCCATTGATTTTCGTTTTCATGATGCAAAATGAAATAGAATCAAATTTATTTAGACTGCCATATTTGCTGTTTTGATATTGACCATTAGTTCAAATGTGTGGTATAAATAATGCACTTATTATAATTGAAGGAATATATTAATGAAAAATATTATACTCACTATGGCAGTCGTATTGCTTTCTATGAACGTCGCACAAGCAAAGGATTCATTGCAATTTATTGTTCCAGGAGATGGAACCGGATCATTTAAACCACGGATACAAGAATTAAAGCAACAATTATCAGAATCTTATGGTGCAGATGTAGATGTTAGATGGGTTGGCAATTGCGCAAAAGCAAAGCAAATCATACAATCAACCGTGCATCCTACTATAACTATTTGGGATGCTGGTTGGAATACCACAACTGAATGCAAATTTGATGTTTCAACTTCTAACATTATCGCAGTTGAAACAAATTACATGCGTTTTTGTGCAAGTAATGTTGCAGTGAATACTAGTGGTGCACTTATTGCCATTTCTGGTGGGTTTAAAGTTGGTCACAGCACGCCACACACAGCCTATTCCAAATGGTTTGATAAGTTCAACCATGCAGCAAAGACAAACCTATCACCTGTTCCTTATGGATCAAGCGGAAGGGCACGTCGTGGCATGTTGGCTGGTGATGTAGATTATATTTTTGTTAGTCCGTCCAACGCTAACAAGGTAATGAAAAATGGCGGCAAATGCGATTACAGCACTGCGCCAAATGGTGAACCAAAATACAATCTTGCTGCATTGCGCACAGTTGTCGACTTTCCAGAAGCGACTATTAATCAAGCATATTTTTATAGTTCTAAAAATGTTTCAGAAGCAGATTTGTTTGCATTGCGTGATTTATTCAGTTTCATTGCTGATGATAAAACAAGCAATTATAATGTGTGGGCAGACACCAAAGATATTTCGTTGTCTGGAATAAGTAAACTCGATACTGATGAAATGTTAACATTGGTGGAAACCACTGTTGAACTTTGGTCAAATTGATTGATGGAACCACAGACGCCGAATAAAGATATATATTGGTTATCAAATGGAAAAAAGTTTTATCATAAATTGGATGCGTGGGATCATACTGATTGTTTAATTGAACCAACGTTTTATCATTTCGATAAAGAATATGATGCTTATGATTGGAACATAGAACCATCTGAATCATTCAATACATTATGTAAATATCGTGCTGAACAGTTGCGCGATCAATATGATTATTTGAGATTTTGGTATAGCGGTGGGTCTGATTCACACACTGCATTATTGGCTTTTGTTGAAAACAATGTACATATTGATGAAATAGTGGTATGGAGAATGAGTCCGTCCGACAATTTCGAAGGTGGTGGCAATGCAGAATCTAACGAGATTGCATTACCATATATAAAACAATTAGATTTATCAAAAACAAAAATAACGATACTTGATTTGGGTGAAGCGTATTATCAATGGTTTTACAATCATGAAAATTGGACTCGTTTAACCACCAATTATGAATTTAGACCAAATAATCTTAATACCATTTATGAATGGAATAATGATTTGTTTAGAGATGATACATTTTGTGATATAATTGGTGGTGAAAAACCTAAAATAAACATCGATGAAAATTCCACTATGTTTTGGGATAGTAACAGAGATTATCAATTGGGTTCATATTTTGTCGAAGATTTTTTCATAACCCCCAATTTAATAGATTTGCACTGTAAGCAATCACATTTGGCATTGCAAGCATTGCAGCAATATGACGCAAAAAGTAAAAAATATTTTGGTTCATTTAGAACATTATACAAACAAAATGAATCGTTGGGTAAATCTTGGGATATCTATACACCTAAATGCGTGTTTGCGATAGAAGAAGCGACGGTTAAATTGTTAGATAAATATTTTTCTGGTCTTGAAATCGAAGGTCGTTATAATAAACATCGTTTCAATAAAGAAGATATTAAACATAAAATTAGAGGTACTTCCACTAAGTTATATAGAATGAAATAATATAGTTAAAACGCTTGACACATCTATATATATGTAGTATAAATACAGTATGGAAATAGAAAAGAAAGTGAAAATTATAGAGGAATTTTATGGCAGTTGTGCGGAAATCCTCGGTACAGAGCATGAATTTAGAGATCATGTTCCAAGGCCAAGAATGAGTAGAACCGGTGAAATATATACACCAGATACATCACATACAAGATGGAATAGACCGCTTGGAAATGGAAGATTTCCGGGTTATGGTTCAATTAGATTATTTTGGCCTGATACGGTTATATTTTCATTAACGAAACCAAAAACGGTTACAAAGACGATCAATGGTAGAGAAAAAGCATTGGAGTTTTTGCGTGAGGTGGTGAAAAATGGTTAATACATGGTTTACAAGCGACATGCACTTAGGTCATTAAATCGCCGATTTTGATAAATACTATATATAATGATTATATAGGATTGAATATGACAAAAATAGAGTTAATATGCCCAAACTGCAAATCCGTTTTTAATAGATATAAATCTACGATTAGAAAAAATCAAAAATATGTTTATTGTAGTAAAAAATGCAAAGGTGAATATGAAAAATCTAATAAATTGTTGCATGGGGAAAATAACCCCAACTATGGTAAAACATGGTCAACACAACAACGCAAGTTAGCATCCAATAAAATGGTGGGTAACAATAAAGGTAAATCATATGAGGATTTATACGGTAAATGTCGTTCCGATGACTTGAAAAATCAACGTAGTGTATCAATGAAAGAACATCGATCAAAGAACCCGATATCTGGAATTGATAATCCTTTTTTTGGTAAAACACATGATGAAAAAACAAAACGTATAATAGGTGAAAAATCGAAAGATAAATTCACTGATGATTATATGACAAAATATAGAACAGTGATGGAGAATGCTGGTCATTGGATTCCGTTAAAGGATAAATCTGATTATGAAATATATTTTAAACAGGCGGAATGGTGTGAAAAAATGTTTGATCGCGCATCCGATGTTGAAATATTATTATTGCGTGAATATGGTGTTTTCAACAATAAAACAAACACGAAGGGTGTAGTAAGAGATCATATATATTCAAGAAAGAGTGGGTTTGAGAATGGGGTGTTTCCTATATTATTAAGACATCCAGCTAATTGTGGCATTATTACTCATTCTGATAATGTTAAAAAGAAAACATCGAGGTATATCGATAAAGATGGTCATACTATTGATGAGTTGTTTTTACGCATAGAAACCTATAAAAATAAATGGATTGAACATGATGATTGTTTAATGTTAATAGATGATTATATTAATGGAAAACGATGGAAACGAGAGGAGGAATTATAAAATGAAACAGAATGTATACTTTACATCTGATCTTCATTTAGGTTAGCCTTCGGGCTAATTTATGAAGGACATACTAATATTATTAAATATTGCAATAGACCATATGTGGATGCCGACGAAATGGATGCCGCACTTATAAACAACTGGAACTCCGTGGTACAACCGGACGACATTGTTTATAACTTGGGCGATTTTACTTTTTCAAGAAATGCTGAAAAATACCTAGCACGATTGAATGGAGTGAAGCACTTAATCAAAGGCAATCACGACAAACAACCTAGCCCAAGTCAGGGATGGGCAAGCGTCAATGATTACCGTGAAGTGCGTGTAGAAGGACAATTCATTGTTCTTATGCATTATTCTATGAAAGTTTGGAATAAATCACACGGCGGCGCTTGGCAATTGTTTGGTCATTCGCATAATACCCTCCCTGATGATCCAAATGCATTATCTATCGATGTAGGCGTAGATGCTCATGGTTACTTTCCGATTTCTTTTAGAGATGTGAAAAGAATTATGGCAAAGAAAAACTACAAACCGGTTGATCATCATGGAAGATAAATGTTAAATTTTTTAAAACGTATATTCGAAATAAAGAAAGAACCAATGGGATTGATTCATGAAGTTATTGTTGATAATGGCACACTTATTATAAGAAAATCTATTATTCCAATAAGTAAAGTATTGGGGTTGAGTATACGCCATTCACGTCCAGGAGCGATTGATAATGTTTTGCGCGTTGATTTGACGATTGAGAAACCAGAATCGCAACGCACACCATATGGATTAGGAAGTTATCGGTTATATATTGGAAGTACGAATGCATCAGATAAAAAAGTAAACGACATGGAAAATGTATTTCGTGGTATAGGTATTAGGGTATCACACATTTAAAAGGAGTATATAATATGAAATTGTTTGATTATATAAAGAATTTTTTTAACTATAAATATTTTGTCATTGAAAAACATGGTGGTTATATGGTGTATTTAAAAAAAGGATTTTTTATCATTAAACATCAACATTATTGGACCGAGTTATATGCATGTGAAAATGGTAACAGGTGGATAAAAGAATATACATTAATAGATTTTTTAAAAAGGGAGAAATATAAAATGAAAACGTATAGGCACGCTCAGGAGGGCGGAACCTCCTAACTGTAAATATTGAAACAGATAAGGAGAACTTTTGTTATGAGTGTTCGTGATAAAAGGGACGGGCATCTTAGTAGACGCTTTAAGGCTATCAAAAATATGCATGGCATTATGCTTGATAGACAGATTCGTGAAGAACGAAGAATGCTTAAGAAGGCAATGAGTAAAAGAAGTCGAAAACATGACCGTCGTGAACTAAAAGAATCTATGGATGACATAGAATAAAAGAAAGGGATGAAGAGCAATCTTCATCCCTTTTTTATTGACTTGTTGTAGACTTTTGTTCATACTGATAGAATGGATTAACAGAAAGGTGATATATGAAACAAAAAACATTTGATGATATTAGAACTCTTACTAAAAGCGATTTTAAATCGTTAACACAAAAAGCATTAAAATCTTGTGAAGAAGTAGGCGAGTTAGCAAAAGTTGTTTTGCCGTTTGAAAATGCGTATGCTACAACGCATCGATTTGTCGACAAAGATAAAATACTTGAAGAAGTTTGTGATGTTGTACTCACGACTCTTTCTGTTGCATATGAACTTGAATTCAATGATGATGATATAGATGCTATGTTAAATCGAAAAATAAAAAAATGGGCAGAAATGCAACATCGTGAAACAAAGGCTGACTATCCAGTCCCATATGAAATACACATTACTGTTACAACTGATGACATTCCAAAATTTAAAAATATATGCGATGATATTGGCGTAAAGCCGATTGTGATAGATTTACAAAACCGTAGTGGCGTTTCGATAATGGATGATGTTATGACTTCATCGACGCATGTGGGCAATAATAATAGCGTATATATTGAGATGAAACGCATATCTGATGCAATGGTTGAATATGGTTTGACCGTACTTCGCGAGAAGATAGAAACTGTTCCATGGCATCCTGCTGCCCCATCGAATGACCATGCGGATAAAACTATGCCAAAAGATTGTTATTTTGAAGCACATTTTGGTGTATTATGCACAAATGAAACATTACCGAAGTTGGGCAAATTAGCCAAAAATACGGGTTCTCATTTATCAAGAAATGCATTTAAGAAACATGATGATGGTCGTGTTACGATGATGATCACTCATCGCCGAAAGGATTGCACTTCTGAAACCTTCGCAAACGCTGTTGAAGCCATAAAACAAACGCTGGCTGAAGAATTTGAAGTTAAAAAAGTTATTGTAGAGTTTTCAGTATTTGATACAAAGGTGAATCATGATGCAACTTGGATAACGAATAATACATAGGAGAGTAAAAATGACTGACGTAAAAACAGAAGAATTGCTGTTCTCAGAAACATTGTTTAACTATAAAAAACGTCGTTCTGCGATGCGTTATTATTTACAGGGTCGTGGATATTTTATCGCATTAAAAGCGATGAACTTTGCTGATGCTCATCATAAAGGAACTAGAAAAGATTTAATCACACCGGCTTTTGACCATCAAATACGCATTGCGCATTTTGTTCGAACGCTACCAGATTTATTATATCAAGAGGAAACGATTGCTACAGTGTTGTTACATGATACGCCTGAAGATTATGACGTTGGTCATGATGAAATAGAACTCAAATTTGGTTCCATTGTTTCAGTTGCAACAGAACTTGTCACCAAAGTGCATCGCGGTGATAAAAAACACATGCCGACATACTTTGATCAAATAGCAACCGATCCGATTGCAAGTATTGTTAAGGGTGCTGATCGTGTTCATAACCTACAGTCGATGGTTGGTGTATTTGATGAGAAAAAACAACTTCAATATATGGATGAAGTGCGTCGATTTTTCTTACCGATGTTAAAGAAGGCAAGACGAAATTTTCCAGAGCAAGAAGCAGCATATGAAAATATAAAACATATGTTGGTGTCACAATTGGAATTGTTGGAAGTTATTAATGGGAGCAAATAATGATAAAAAAAACACATAGTCAAATAGAAAAAATGAATGAAGACATAGATCGAATCTACCGACTTGGAAAAATGTTGGATAAAAAAACGCGAGAATTAAAAGACCAAAAGAAAAGAAAAATTGAAGAAACTAAAAAATTGGTTGATTGGGCATTGGTTACTGATAATGAAAATGTAAAAGACCTGCGTGAACAGTGGTTGATGGCTGCTACACTTATATATGATAAAAACGAAGCAAAACAAGAACTAGAATCAAAAGAATTCAACATATCCGACACGCTTGGTCCTACACAGGTCTTAAGTCAAGACGATATTGATGGTTTGTTGGGTTTTGACGATGAAGTGGTCGATGATGATGAGGAAGATGGTGATTTAGCCGCCGAATGGGAAATCATGATGGGTGGTGATATAGACGAGAATGATGATTATCTTAATCCTAATATATCAGACTCACTTGAGATGACCGTGGAATCTATTCGTCGAACGCTACAACGAAATCACTAACGATGAGATAATGATTGACTGATATTAATAAACAAAGTATAATAAGGATTAAATTAAAGAGGAGTATGTTATGATAGGTGCAGTTATTGGTGATATTATTGGTTCTGTTTATGAAATGCATAATCATTTTTCAAAAGATTTTCCATTATTCAATGGTGGAAATTCAATGACCGACGATACAGTTTGCACAGTTGCTATTGCGGATTGTTTGATGAACGGAAACGATGATTTCGATGTATATCTTCGTAAATACTGTTTAGAGAACATCCATGCTGGTTATGGTGGAATGTTTATCAAATGGCTTAAGGATGATTCCATTGGCGCATATGATAGTTGGGGTAATGGTGGCGCAATGCGTGTTAGTTCAGTGGCTTATGTTGCCACTACGTTAGAAGAAGCAATGGATATGGCAAAGCGTACATGTATGGTGACACATAGCCATCCAGAGGGCATAAAAGGCGCACAAGCATTGATATCTGCAATGTGGTTCGTTAAGGAAGGTCATAACGCTGAAAATATCGAATTAATGATAGAAAATGAATTTGGATATGATTTAAATCAAACAATGGAAGATTTGTGGAAGACATATGGCGAGTTTGATGTATCTGCTGCTGGCAGTGTGCCGCAAGCTATTATTTGCGCACTACGTTCGACTAGTTATGAAGATGCCATAAGAAACGCGGTTTCTATTGGTGGTGATTCTGATACCATTGCGTGTATGGCTGGAGCAATTGCTGAGTTGATGTATGATGGCGTTCCAGATGAGATAAAAGATAAAGCATTTAGGGCATTGCCGCCTAAATACATTGCAGTTATTGATCAATTTACAAAAAAGTATAATAATGTATAACGTTATAAAAAATACACCAGTATCTATATTTGTGATATTGCTTTTATGGTATATGGCATTGAATTCTGTTATTGTGTTAATGCCATTCGCTATAATTAGTGTTATAATGGCGACGTTTATTATGAAAACTGAAATACAAAAAGAAATAGCAATTATAAGGGCATGATTATAAATGAGTGACTTAGAAAAGATGCGTGCTGCTGGAAAATTGGCAGCACAAACGTTAGATTATCTTAAACATCGTGTTGTTGACGGTATAACCACAAATGAAATTAATAAAGTAGTTCATGACTTCACAATTGACCACGGTGCGATTCCTGCACCTTTGAATTATAAAGGATTTCCAAAATCTGTATGCACATCAGTTAATCATGTAGTATGTCATGGCATTCCAAGTGATAAGGTGTTGCACGATGGCGATATAGTAAACATTGATGTTACAACAATATTAGATGGGTGGCATGGTGATACCAGTAGAACATTTTTGGTGGGAAAACCATCAATTAAAGCAAAGAAATTAGTTGAAACAACACGCGAAGCCATGATGCGTGGTATTGAAGTGATAAAACCCGGTGCTACCACTGGCGACATTGGTCATGCAATAGAAAGTTTCGTAAATGGAAAATATGGAATAGTTAAAGATTATTGTGGTCATGGTATTGGTGAGGAATTTCACACCAATCCACAAATATTTCATCACGGACAATCAGGAACAGGAACTACTTTGATAGAAGGTATGTTTATAACTGTAGAGCCAATGCTTAATATAGGTAAAGACGCAGTAAAAGAGTTATCGGATGGTTGGACGGTTGTTACGCGTGATCGCAGTTTAAGTGCGCAATTTGAGCATACTATAGCAGTTGTTGCTGATGGTTATGAAATATTAACACTGTCCGACAATGACCGCATTTAAAATATTACTTGCAAATGGCTGTAGTGTAGCACATGGAACTGAAATGGTTGATTGTCCAATAATAGACGAATATATTGACGGTAATCCCAGTAAATTTGCATGGCCTCAGTTGTTAGGTGACGAATTATTATTAGAAACCAAAAATATATCCAAACCTGGTGGTAGTAATGAGCGAATATCACGAACTACTATTGAACATGTGTTGACATTGTTAAAACAATATAAAAATGATGAAATATTGGTTGGTATCATGTTTTCACATATGAATAGATTTGAATATCCCGACGACGGATCGAATTTTTGGAATACTTATGGTCATTGGTATATTGATAATAAAATCGACGAAAAATTTGTAGAACGTATAATATTAAACGATTATTATATGATTTATAAAACATTGCAGTCAATTCATGCGTTGCAGATGTTTTTGCATAACCACAATATATGTTATTTTATGAGTTTTATTAAATCGAGTGTTACGCATGGCGAAAACAATCACATGAGTTTTATGTCTGAATTAGATTTTGAATATTTATTCGATGATATAGATTGGGATAAATTTTTTTATGTAGTGGGTAAAAATAATAAAAATATTTCTATTATGAATTTAGGTAGTGATAATAAAATGAAAAGAGGCCCATATAATCATTTTCTTGAAGACACGCACAAATTATACACCGATCATCTTATTCCTTGGGTTAAAAATAGATTTATTGACAAAATCACTTGACAAATAACTGTAATATGGTATAAATATCTATAAGATTGATTTGAATGGGTTCCGGCGTAACGGATAACTGCCCTAAAGGATACTTTGTTGTGCACGATAAAGAGTGTTTAAGTTCCGACTATAGCAGAGGTAGACTTCAAGTTAATTTTACTATGTGACCGTGGTGGAAAGTTGGTATACACGGCCCTTCAAGATTAATTACGTCTTGAAAGAGTCCCTGAGTATTCAGGTTTGAAGGTTCGATGCCTTTCGGTTACACATATTTAACCCGTTGTTGAAAATTACAGAAAGTGTTAATGAAATATGGCAAAATTTATAAAGATAGACCAGATTGACGTTCTGGAAGCAGCAGAGTTTGTCGCACCGTTATATGTAATGGTAGCTGGCGGCATGGGTGCAGGAAAATCGTTCATTATGGAAAAACACGTCAAATCATTAACTATGGTCGACATTGATGAAGTTATGGTTAAATTAGGATTCACCGAATATACCCCGGCTCAATTTGCGATTGCCATGAAAACAGTTTCTGAACAAATGTATAGGCATATGAAAAAATTCACTAGCGTTATAGCGATGGGAACAGCCAGTAAACTACCAACCGCAATCAACCGCTTATATGATGCAAAGAATAAAGGATATGAAACTGTATTAGTTCATGTTGACACACCAATTGATCAAGCAGTCATGCAAAATAGAACTAGACTTGTATATGGCACACATGGTGTTTCCGATGAAAATGAATATAAGATTAGACAAACCGCAATCGGTGCTGCTAACACAGTAGCAACGTTACGCGAAACAAATTTGGTTGATTATTTTGTGTTTTACGATAATACTAGAAAGGATTTTTAATAATGAATGAGTTATGGGTATTATTTTTACAAGTATTTGATATGACGTTTTTTGGCATGACCACTTCGCATATATTGGGTGGTTCCATTGTGTTGTTATTGTTTATTGTTTTGCGAAAATTGTTCGCGAAAACAGTTGTTGCATATTTGACTAAAATGGCTAAAAAAACTAAAAATGAATATGATGATCAAGTCCTAGAAGCGATAACTGAACCCATTAAATTGGTTCCTATTGTCTTTGGTATATTCTTTTTAACGCAATGGTTCGCGCTTCCGGTTGATATCGTAACGATGTTGCTCAATTTGACAAAATCTATGATTGCATTTGCGTTATTTTGGGCGGTATATAATTTATTGGAACCATTCACTGTGTTATTGGAGAGTGTTTTGACTAAAATAACCGCAGACAACGAAACATTATATGCAGAAGAATTTACAGGATTGATTGTCAAAGGATTGCGCATCACTGTAGTGGGTGTTGGTGGCATCATCGTCCTATCACAATGGGGCGTGGATGTTATGCCTGTATTGGGCGGATTGGGTATTATGGGCATGGCTTTTGCTTTTGGTGCACAAGATTCTATTGCTAATATTTTTGGCGGTGTAAAGATTTTGCTGGATGGTCAATTTAAACGGGGAGATTGGATTAAAACGCCAGATATTGAAGGAACTGTAATGGAGATTGGTATCGCAACCACAAAAGTTCGTGAGTTCGACAAAGCGGTTACATCTATTCCTAATAAGCAGTTATCTGATGCGACAATCAAAAATTATAGTAAAATGACCAATCGTCGAGTTAAGATGACATTGGGTCTTGAATATAGTTCTACTGCAAATCAATTAGAGAATGTAGTTGACCGTATTAAAGAATATTTGCAAAACAATCCCACGGTAGCCCAACCTGGCATCGATAAGGTTGTTCAGATGGTGCATTTGGTGAACTTTGCTGGTTCCTCTATTGATATTAGTTTGTATTACTTTACCAAAACGATAAAATGGACTGAATGGCGTGAAAACGTTCAAGATGATATGTTGGCATTCAAGCGAATCGTTGAAAAAGAGGGTGCAGCCTTTGCCTTTCCTAGCCAAAGTATGTATCTTGAATCAACGCCAACCAAACCTAAATCGGTTGAAGACGTTCCACGATTGGCGTATGTTGGTAAGAAAAATGTGGCACAGGCGGGTGATGATGAAGAAGGTGACGGAGATGGCTAATAAATATAATTGTAAATTTAATTGGAGTGTCAATACTAAATGGAAGACGAATCTATAAACAAATATAATTCATGGTGTAAATGGCATCCTCTTAAGACGGTTATGTTGGGAAGATCATATTATCCTGAATATTATCGTGATATAAAAAATGCAAAAATCAAAGATTGTCTTGTTCGCATCGCAGAAGAAACAGAAGAAGATTTTTTGAATTATAAAAAAGTGCTTGAGGATTTCGGCTGTGATGTTATTAGGCCAGATTTGAATATATCCGATTCCATTATGGATGATATGGATAATGGTAAAATACAAACACTTCAACGACCTCCAGCGCAAGTTCGAGACGCACAGTTGGTAATTGGCAATGAACTTGTTTATACATCAAGAGATCATCCTGCGATTCGTGAAAAATTGCAAGAATATAATAATTCCGACGTTAATGATTGTTATGAAAAATTCAAATTTATTAGACGAGACAGTTATCATTCAAAAATGACGAACGAATGGCCTTCTTATGATGATTACATGGCTGATAATTTTGGCACAATTGACGACAGTGCATTAAAAGAAATTAACGAATTCATTCGTGATATAAATCGTAGATATAATTTTTCTGGACCACATATGACATGTGTTGGAAATCGAATATATTTAGACACCAAAGAAGTTCACAAAGAAGTATGGGACACGTTAATCGCTGATTATCCAGATCATGAATTTGTACAAGTTAAGATTGGCGGTCATAATGATGCGTGTTTTCATACATTGAAAGAAGGTGCCATATTATCACTACATCGGTATGAAGATTATTCAGAGACATTTCCTGGTTGGGACGTATGCTATCTACCGAACCAATCATGGGATTTGGTTAAACCATTTCGTGATTTAAAACGACAAAATTCTGGAAAATGGTGGCTACCAGGTGAAGAAAAAAACGATGATTTTACTAATTTTGTTGAGGCTTGGCTACAAGAATGGGTTGGATATTGTGAAGAAACCGTTTTTGATGTTAATGTATTGATGCTTGATGATAAGCATGTATGTGTCAATAATTATAATAAAACAGTATTTGATTATCTAAAAAAACATAATATAGAACCCATTATTTCTCCATTTAGGCATAGATTTTTTTGGGACGGTGGGTTGCATTGTATCACGTTGGATTTATTTCGTGAAGGATCGATGGAAAATTACTTTAAATGAAATCAAATTTTTGTATACTTCCATGGATACATTCTTACACCGATAATTCAGGAAACAGGCGGCTATGTTGCAAGAGTAATGCCAATATCGGAACGGTTGATACACCGCTAAAAGAGTTTTGGCATGGTGATGAAATGAAAGATATACGAACGCGTATTCTAAACAATGAGCGCATAGATGAATGTAAAAGTTGTTGGATATCTGAAGACAAAGGTTTGATATCTATGCGTCAGGTTCAAACCAATGAGTGGGCTACAGAAGTTTCATTAAAACCAGAAGCAGCGTTAATAACACCCATTGAAGATATTGAAGTTATAACACCACAAATGCCGTTTGTGTTTTTAATCGGTGCAGGATCGTTATGCAATTTAAAATGCAGAATGTGTGGTCCCAATAATAGCAATCTCATAGAAAAGGAAATGAAAATACATTTCCCAACAGAACAGTATTTCAATAAAACGGGCAAAGAAGAATGGTTTAACGATCAAGACACCAGAGATGAAATGCTCGATATAATGTCAAACAATACCTATAATTTTATAGAATTGGTCGGCGGAGAGCCATTATTGAATCCGTTGATAATAGATTTTTTGAATTCATGTGTTAAAACTAGAATATCCGAAAAGACCGTTATCAAAATTGTTACAAATGGTACAATTGTATCAACGGAATTATTGAATATATGTGAAAAATTTTATAGATGTAAAGTGTCTTTTAGTATAGATGGCGTCGAAGCAGAACAAGAATATATAAGATTCCCATCAAGATGGAGTAAGGTATCTACAAATTTAATAACAGTTATGAAATATTTTAAAGACAAACCTCATTGTTCAATGAAAATCGGATGTACCGTTCAATTGTTTAACATTTTAAATTTGGATAAATTTTTATTATGGTTAGAAGTTTTGAAAAAAGATCATGATTTAGAGGCAACAATAGGACTTAGTATATTACAGTTTCCCGAAATGTATAGATTGGAAATGCTGCCGATAGAAACAAGAAAAATGATAGCCGATAGATTACAGCCGTTTGTGAATAGTGAATATTTAATACAGCAACATTCAAGACCTCTATCTGATTTGGTCGATTGGCTCAGAACACACGATAAGTGCATATATGATGAAAACAAAGATCGTTTTTGGTTCAAATCGAATACAATGGACAGAGTAAGAAAGCAAGATATTAAAACGGCATTACCAGAACTATATAATATATTAAAAAATCAAGATTGATTCATCTCTTTCATTTCTGGGCATAGTTCAAAATAATTTTGATTTCGTTCTTTATCTAGCATGTTTGTATACGAGTTGAATTGCTCGATCATTTTTTGATCTTTGGATACATTGTTGTGAAGATATTCAATCGTTGCTTTGATGTTTTGTATATTTTGATTGTAAACATGGGTATATTCTTCGGTTACATCGTATTGTGTTTGTAGAATAATTTCCAAACGTTCGATAGCCTTTTGGCGCAAGTTGTCTGTTAATATATTCACGCATAGATATGGCGGATTCATTAATAAATTTAGATTTATACGCATTTTATTTTTTATGATAAAATCGAGGAATTTATCAAGATATAAAACAGTGTACATATTTACAGTGCATACCACCGTAAATCCGAATTTAGATGTTCCGTGTTTTTCCTCGAGATTTGCATATGTCAACATGTGCTTTTTTATAGTATCCCAATTGCTTGGATATCTTGAATATTCTTGAATATCACCATAACCATCAACTGATCCACACGCCCATACCGCTTTAAATTGTTGTATTAAATCTAAAAATGATGGTTTGATGTTTGTAAGGTTTGATACAAACACGAATTCGAGATTGTCAGCATAACCTTTGTCGACACACGACTGCAATAAATCGTGCAATGGTTTAATCAAACTTGGTTCACCACCAGTTGCTTCTAATCTACGGATATTGGGTAAATGTTCGTGTATTTCTTCCCATACCCTTGGATTTTCAACCCATGAATTTATTTCTTCATTTTGACCTTCATATATTTTATTAGATGACAATAACGGCATGGATTCGGTTAAAGTTGGATATTTTTTTTGTAACGTCAGTGTTTCTTTTAGTATTTCACTACTAGATATGCCGTCGCATATTCTACATTTTAAGTTACATAAATTACCGAGTTTCAAGTCGAATTGTATTGGCAGTTTATCGGTGTGTCCAGTTTCGGATGTTTGTTCCACTAATGTGTTTATTTCGTCGTCGGTATAACGATCATTGCTTCTGTTTCGTGCACTATATTTACCAGATTCTTCTTCGGTGTAACATCTTTTACACCAATCCAGTTTTTCACCTGAAAGCATTTTTAATCTTGCTTCCTTCATTGCATCTGCATTCCAATATTCTTTTAAGGTATGTGTGTTCCAGTTGAACGCTTTAGTGTGTTTTGTTATTGGTTCTATGTTTTCTGGCATTCCACCTTCTGCAATAGTTCCTTCGTTGCTATGACAGCACAATCTAAAGTTTCCATTAGGGCGATGTGTGGTATAAACCCACGGTACGGTACAGAATGTTTTATTTGAATCGTCCATTTTTATCTCGTTATTAATAGTTTAAATGTATGTGTAATTATATCATATATTTGTCATTATAGTCAATGATAAATATATTTATGGATATGGATAATGATGCTGATTTTTTAATAACTGAACACAACTGGATGTATAATGATGGCATACCTCATGGTCAAATGGGGGGTGCAAAAATTCGTAAATGGTCTGGTCCTGATTCTGAAAAAAACTTTAATAAAAACAAACCAGCCGGTTGGACTAAAGATAGTATAACATACGAATATAATCAACATGGTTATAGATCAATTGATTTTGTGGAAAACGATAATTTCACAGTTGCTAGTTATGGGTGCAGTTATGTGGTTGGTGTAGGAATAAAACAAGAAGACACTTGGGCGCAAAAATTATGTAACAAAATTGAACACCATGATGATATACCAGTAAATAATTTTAATTTTGGAATTGGTGCATCTAGTATGGATATGATATGTAGAACTATGTATAAATCATTACCTATCATAAAACCTGATTTAGTAACAATATTGTTTACTACGCCATATAGATTTGAATTACATGATGACGATGGTTACGCGAGACAACTATCTTCGGGTGGAACAAGGAAAAAAATATTTGAAATAATTGGCAATTATAATTCATGTCAAAATAATTTCGATAAGAATTTTATCGCTATTGATGCATTAATGCATAATTTAAACATTCCATGGATGTTTTCGATTTGGGGTTCTAAAAAACCAGCATTGGAAAGTCATATAAATTTTGTAGAGTATTTTGATAAGCATTACGATGGAGATGATATGGCACGCGATTTACAGCATCCCGGAGTATTGCGAAATGATAGAATGGCAGAAAATTTCTTCCAAAAATATAAGCAAAGAGATTGAGATATGAATGATGATTATTCTAAAGGGCATTATTGGGCACTCAACGAAGTGCCACAAACTAAATTTGCTGGATTAAACGACCAACAATGGTTGTCGACTGATTCCGAGTCCGCGTTTGATAAAAATAAACCAAATGGTTGGTCCAAAGATAGTATAACATATAATTTGAATAAACATGGTTATAGATCAGATGAATTTATCGATGATGAACGATTTACTATTGTGAATTATGGGTGTAGCAGCACACTGGGCGTAGGCGTGAAGCACGAAGATGTATGGACGCATAAACTATCAACTAAAATTCAATCACGGAACGGGGTGGATGTTAAAACTTATAATTTGGGTGTTGGTGGTGCCAGTATGGATATGATATGTAGAACTATATATCAAACACTGCCTATCTTAAAACCAGATTTAATTTTTGTGTTATTTACAAATCCATATAGATTTGAATTTCAAGACGATGATGGATTTGTTGCTCAAATAATAGCACCCGATAAAGATACCGAAAAATTATACGAAACCGTCGCAAATCAATATTCATGTGAAAATAATTTTTATAAGAATTTTTACATAATGGAAGCAATGTTTGCGAGATATAATAAACCGTGGTTGTTTTCATCAACTATTGAGCAATCAGATATATTGAGCACACATGATAATTTTGCAGGATATTTCGATGATCATTATAAAACTAATGACTATGCCAGAGATTTACGTCATGCTGGTATAAAAACCCATGACAATATGGCAGAAAATTTCTTTAATACATATAAACAATTTGATAAAATGGATAATGCAAAAAAAATAATTGATTTTTTGACGAATTATATCGGAGAAGAATGGTTAAAACACAACAATATAACGATATCAAAAGAAACAACATTTTCTGAGTTGAATTTTGATTTATTTGACGAATCTGCTACAATAAGGTTTTTGCGAACCGGTGATTATTGTATGTATTATGAAAATAATGAATGGTTTCATGCGGTGAGCGATTTGATAGATTATGTTATAGGAAATAAATCATGAATGCTGATATTGTGTTAAATTATGACAAATTTGTTTTTGTATTATATCAAGATGCGTGTTGTGGGCAACTGATTAGTCGATTGTTGATGCTATCAGATGATGTATTAAAGCCAAATGATGAGAACTATGACCCATATGTGTTTACGGTGGATGAAACAAGGTTGGAAAACAATTTCATAGCAGATTTAGATTTAATTCAAGATAAAGGAATAGATTCGCATTATGAAGAAGGCTTTTTTTATAATACATCCGGTATAAATGGAAAATATGAAAAATTATTTGTTTGTAAGGTCAATAAAACCCGATTTACCAAATCAGAGCACATTGAAGATGATAAAAACTATGTATTTGAACACACGTTAAAAAATCCCACAAAATGGGTGCTAAATGCTATACAAGACAATAAAACCATCGCAACACGCGGTCATAACGCATTTGGTGCATTCATGATGCCAAAATTGAAGACATTGGAAATTGATATCACCGGAATCGAAGAAAAAATATCCAGATGGCACTTTCAAAAAATGCCAGCACCAGAGAATATCAATAGATATAGCCAAAACAGGAATGACGCAAGAAAGTTTTTTGCTGGAAAAATACAACTATACGAAGATCAACATTTTCACTTTAAACACCATGCAGGATATGATGTTCCGCAAACAAGATATAAAATATTATTAAAAGAAATATTAGAAGGTAATTACGTATACTATTGTGAAATTTGTGATATACTTAATATAAATCACTGTAAGAGAGAAAATTTCGATTTATTGATTAATACATATATGTCATACGAGTGGAAACGCCCGAATATTATACACGAAAGGATACGCAATGGATAAAAGAGTACCATTAGAAAAATTTAACATCAAAACATCGTTTTCTCCTATGGAAGATATGGGGTTTTTTGTTAATCATGAACATCATCCATTTGATGCATTTGAGGATAAATTTTCTGCCACGAATGCGTGGTGGATGGCTGATCATTCGCGCTTGGCGTATGTTAAAGATCAAGAACATGTTATTCTTGAACTGGCTGACGCTGGTTTTGAAGATGTGGAATTTATTTGGGATAAAAAATCTGGAACAAAGGTGTATGTAACATGGAATAACGTGTATACAGTTATTTCATTCACCGGAACAGAACCAGAAAACGGAGCCAGTGACTATTTAACTGATTTAAATTTAATACCAAAAAAATCAGGACAGGGCGGCGTTGTTCATTCTGGATTTAAAAAAGCATTTGAAACTGTGTGGGATAAAGTCAATGATATATTACACCGTCCCGATGTACCATCAACCGTTTGGATAACAGGGCATAGTTTGGGCGGCGCATTAGCTACGCTAGCAGCAAGCCGTATCGCAGCTAGAGGGTGTTACACTTTCGGTTCACCGCGTGTGGGCAGCAAGTCATTTAATAAAACAATAGAAACATCGATATATAGAGTAGCAAAGAATAATGATATAGTTACCCGTGTACCAACTCCACCCGTTTATATCCATAATGGTGATATGTATTTTGTAACCGATGACCAACGCGTGTTGGAAAACCCACGATGGATTACTATGTTCAGAGAACGTCTTGGTGGAAATGAATTGGCTATGCTTTTGTTATTGATTAAAATAGTTGTATTAAGATCACCAATAGATTTTATATTAAGTTATTTTCATGGTCATAGCCCATATAATTATTCCGTGTTCATGTGGAATAATATAGAAAAATTTATTGTAAGAACTAGAAAAACCTGATATTATAATATATTGGTCACAGAAGCGATGCTATGCAAAAAATGCGGCGTATTGGGTATGACACCATATGGTTATGTGAAAGTCTGTGATACACTTAACTTTTAAAAAGGATTAAAATGAATCTATTTACTAAACATCCAACATCCGTGGGTGAAACATATTTTGAACATATGATTACTGCATCAATTTTTTCTTTAATATTTTTATACGCTGGCGCTATTAGTTTGATACACGCCATCTTCCCTTTCTTGTTTACAAAGACTGGAAGTTCTGTTATAATAAAACTTCATAATAAAATGGTCGATAATAGATCAAATAAGGAAAAACCGCCAATATGGTTTTATGATATTTAATGAGGTATATGATGAAAACACTTATATTATTGTTTGCGCTTTTGATTGTAGGAATTTCTCCGTCTTATGCAGCAACCGATATACCAAATTATATGTTGAAATGTTTTGGCTGTCATACGTTCTATGAAGGCGAAAAAAATAAAATTGGCCCCAATCTTTTTGGCGTAATGAATAGAAAAGCCGGTTCGGTGAGAAGTTATACAAAATACCGTGCAATGAAAGATGTCGGATTTACATGGACTGATGGTTCAATGAATTTATGGCTAAAAGATTCAAGAAAATTTGCTTCTAGCGTTCTAGGATCAAGATCACAAATGATTATTAAAATTAAAGACGTAAATAAAAGAAAACAAATAATCGATTTTCTTAATACACTAAAATAAGGAGAATGATATGAATTATTCAAATAGTACATCTAGAATCGCAACACGAGGTGACGAAACAGTTAATGAATACATGACTCGTGTATACAATTATATGACAATAGGTTTATTGATATCAGGATTGACCGCGTGGTTTGTTTCTGTTACACCCGCTTTGATGAGCGTTGTCTTCAGTGCGCCGTTGATATGGATTATTATGTTTGCGCCACTAGTAATGATTTTCTTTTTTAGTAATACGCTAAATAACGCATCACCAGCAGGTGCTCAACTTTGGTTTTGGATATTTGCGTTTTTGGAAGGATTGATGCTTTCATCTATCGCATTGCATTATACAGGTGAATCAATTATCACAGTATTTTTCATTACATCTGCTATGTTTGCTAGTTTAAGCCTATATGGATTAACCACTAAAAAAGACATGAGTGGATGGGGTAAGTTTTTGTTTATGGCACTAATCGGACTAATAATCGTTATGGTAATTAATATTTTCGTTGCCAACGCAATGATGCAAATATTGATTTCTATTGCAGGTGTGTTGTTATTTTCCGCACTTATCGCATATGATACACAGCGCATCAAAGATGAATTTATTTCATATGGTGATATTAATAATTCCGCAGTTCAAGGTGCATTGAGTTTGTATTTAAATTTCTTGAATATGTTCTTATTTTTGTTGCAATTATTCGGCTATAAGAACGATTGATCATATGAATATTGTATTAGAAAAATTCGCAAGAGATACATTGAAGTCTGACCTTTTGATGCTACCAGATGCGTGGCAATTAACGTTCAAGCGTATGTATGCCGGTGGCGACTTGGATAAATATATCACCGATGTCGTCGATGAAATGCATTATACTAAATTAGATGCAGCAATGTTTCAAGTCCAGAACTCATTAACTAAAGTTAATGTCACAGGATGGCAACCCATAGCTACTGCACCCAAAGACGGAACTAAAATCCTTTTATGTGTTCCATCTTTTCGTGATGATCACGACGATGAAATTATGTTATGTTGGTGGAATGACCACGGTACACCACAGCAAGACTATTCAGCATGGGAATGGGGCAATGATTATATCAATATCCAACCAGAAGACCCTACGCATTGGATGCCACTACCAATGTTACCAAAAAAATGAGAATAGAAGAGCATATAATTGATGGTTGGCAAAAAACATGGGATTGGTGTAATAATAATCTTACAGCCGATCAATGGGACATGATATATAAGCAAGAAACAGATGTCGTGTTTTCCGTGGACGAAACCGTGTATATGGATTTTTATGATCGCAATGCGTTATGAGCAAAGAAGAAGTATTAACACGATTTATATATGAAATAGGACGATGTAATACATCCACTGTTGATGCATACTTAGCATTATACGCGATGCATTTGTATTTGAAAAATGAAAAAGGAGAATAATTATGAGCTATATTGCATTCGAATTGGATAAAAAATCAAGAAATATTCTTAAACAGCAATTCCCGCCAAAATATGCTGATTTTATTGGTCATCATATCACTTATAATCCTGGTGCTAAAAAAACTGATAAAATTCCACATGAACCAAAGTCCGTGGTTGTTGTAGGATACGCAGACGATGGCGAAAGCATTGAAGCATTGGTCGTTGAAGTTAACGGTAAAGCATTGCGTCCAGATGGAAAAGCATATCATATAACATGGTCAATTGACCGTAGTAAAGGTCGTAAACCAGCCCATTCAAATGCATTGGTTGCTCAAGGATTCGAAACAGTAGCACCAATCGGAATTAAAGCTAAACCAGATATATTTAAATGATACACTTGGATAACGAAGCCAAAATATTATTAGATTTATCCGAAGAAATACACGACGAAATGGACGATGAATACGGATTGGATTATTTGATATATCGATTCTATGATACGCTGAGTGATGTGCAAAATATTAAAGAGTCGTGGTTTCATAGAACGTTTAATATTGACCCTACATTAACAATGCTCAATGGAAATAAAATGGAAACTTTAACCAAAACTGAACTTATAGAACGCCACGAACATAGCGCAGAACGCCTAAGAAAATACGTCGAACGACACGACGTCGATAGCATAGATGTAACCGAAATGACACGCGAAGAACGCAGAAATTTACTAATATCATAAGGATAACAATAATGTCAGAACTACCAGAATTAAAAATAGGCGACTTGATATATCTATATCACGAAGATGTTAGAGAACATCCCCCAATAGCATGGTATGATTTTTGGAGTGAATCATTAAATGAATCATTTGAACTACGACTTCGTGTAGTCAGTGTTTCCGACGATGGTGAAAATATTGAATGTTCTGGCATCGCTTTTAATCATGAAGGTGAAAGCGGACCAATCGTCCGTTCTCTTAAATTCTGGTATAAAAAACATTTGAGTATTTGGTGTTTGGGTGATGTAGGCAATCGTATGATAATAGGGCGTTCCGGTAAAGAATTATACAACGAAACATATCAGACACAAGAACAATATAAAGACATGAAATTATTTAAATATTTACACGGTATGACTTCAGAATTACCAGAAGGTTGTTCTTGATAACCGCTACCCGAGTTTACTAAATAACCCTAGACGCGTTTTAACTATTTCATAGGGTGATCAAATGAGTTATATGATAATGTCAAAAGAATTTCTAGAAGATGTTATGTTTTTAGATTATAAAGGTTCACGAGTTCGCATAACCGACGTTAAAATGATCGAGTATGATGGCGAACAACACGTGTATATGGAAGTGTCAGGCGACGACCTACCAGATGAAAAATTAAGAATAAGAAAAACAAGAGAGGCTGTTGAATCAACACATAAATTTGTGACCGAAACTGAAATATTAACATATCCTCCAGTTGCTTAATCACATACAGTGCCAAATAAATGTAAATCCTGCGATGGAGATACGATAGTTCGCAATTTCTTGGTCTACACCAAAACAGATGATGGTGAATATATCAATAAAGGTGCCTGCCAAGGCCCATTTTGTAGTGATTGCTATTATCAACTACAAGATATTATTTTCGGCAAACCAGACCAATTAATACAAGAACACACAAAATTAAATAAATAACTTATAAGCGGTGTTAAAGAATGCTCGACACATTCGATAACGCGATGACAACGAGAGTGATCATCTGCCGCGTGAAGTATTTATAACACTTAAACGAGAAAAGTCAAATGAAAAATTATCATCTATATATTATCACCAATAAGGTGAACGATAAGAAATACGTCGGGATAACCAAGAAAGGGTATCAATATAGATTTAACTGGCATCTTGATGATGCACGACGGCATTCTCCAAAGCAAAATAATATAGTATTATATCATGCTATTAGAAAACATGGATCAGAAAATTTTGTAGTAGCATTATTAGAAGAAGGTGATTCATGGAAACATTTATGTGACTTGGAACGTGCTGCTATTATAAAACATAATACATTTATGGGTGTCAAAAAATCGCATGGGTATAATATGACTAAAGGTGGTGATGGCGTTAGTGGCATGACTTGGAAATGGTCAGAAGAACAAAAATTAGATTTTAAGAACCGCGTTGTTAATACTAAAGAATACAGACAAAAAATCAGCGATAATAACGCTAGATATTGGTTTGGAAAAACGGTAAGCGATGAAAAGAAAGCACAAATATCTAAAAAGCTGAAAGGTGTTTGTGGTAAAAAATGTATAATTGATGGCGTAATATATGATTCGGCATTAACTGCGTCTAAAGCATTATCATTGCATGTTGAAACGGTACGCAAGCGATGTCGACAAAAATATAAAGATTATAGATTTGTTGCGGGATATAATGACACATGTGGCACACCGCGACCATGTATAATAGATGATAAGCGGTATGAATCAATAACCGCCGCATCTAAAGGATTAAATTTGAAGACCGCTACTATACGAAAGCGGTTGAATGATGAGGAATTGGTTGATTACAATTATGTTATTGACTAATAGGCAATCTTGAGGTAAGATTGTTTTTTAATTACTAAAAAAGGAGACCATTATTATGGCTAAAGAAGAATTTTCGCGTGACAAGCCACACGTTAACATTGGTACAATCGGTCAACTGGCTGCGTAATCTAGTAATAGATTAATGAAAACACCTTTAATTGCTGGAACCTCTAAACAAGTAATGTTGTAGACAATCAGCAGCCAAGCCCATACATGGGAAGGTTCAACGACTAGTCGAAAGACGTAGGCTCAAATGAGTCGAAACGGGGTGCATCTTACAGAGATGAAGATATAGTCTGATCTATATGGAAACATATAGCAGGGTTAAGACCCGGATTAGAAATTAATGAATCTGATCGAACATCAAATGCACGTTGACCACGGTAAGACAACTCTTACCGCCGCAATTACCAAAGTTATGGCTGAGAACGGTGGAGGTGAATTTACAGATTTCGCCGATATCGATAATGCTAAAGAAGAAAGAGACCGTGGAATTACTATTTCAACGTCGCACGTTGAATATGAAACTGAGAAGTCTCATTTTGCGCACATAGATTGCCCGGGTCAAATGGCTCCGTAA